ATTTATATATAATATATTATATATTATAGAAATTTTTTTGTCAAGAATTTTTTAGTAAATTTTTTCAAGAAATTTTAAGTTTCCTATTGACAAAGTTGCAAATTTATGATATAATATGAATATATAAAAACATAGGAGGAACAAATGGAAAAATACTGGAAACATTTTAAAACAATATTAAAACACAAATGGATAGTTATGATAACATGTATTAAAGCAGGAGTTGTGTGGAGAGGTTTAATGCATGATAATAGTAAATTTGGTCCAACTGAATTTTTTACCAGTGCCAAATATTTTCAAGGAAATCGAAGTCCTATAGATGCAGAAAAAGAAGAGAAGGGTTATAGTTATGCATGGCAACATCATAAAGGAAATAATCCACATCATTGGGAGTATTGGATTGATAATGTAGGTACATATCAAAATAATCCTGTTAAGATTCCTTACAACTATGTCGTTGAGATGATATGTGATTGGATAGGGGCTGGTAAAGTATATACTAAAGATAAATGGACAAAAGAACAACCATTAGAATATTTTAACAAAGTGAGAGATAGCAGAATCTTTCATCCAGAATCAGAAAAGTTGATTCTAATATTCCTACGAGGCATAGCTCGTTCAGGATTAAAAGATTTTTATAAACAAGCAAAATGCAAGGAGTTAAAGAAGGTATATGAAAATAGCTAGTTACTTAGATTTTAATTTACAGGCATACCAAGAACGTTTGGGTCTAGTGAATTTTTTAGATGCCCAAGGTTTATTACAAATGTGTTCACCTACAGAATTAGACAAGGTGGCTAATTATTTATTATATGCCGAGGACGTAGATGCAGAAGTAGAACTTAAAGAAGGAAGCAAAAAGAAAGTAAGTTATGAATCGCTAATTGAAACCACATTAGGAGAATCTACTGTACAAAAAAGTGAAGAGATTTCTATCTACAGAGTTCCCAGACCAACAATAGATAGAGAGAAAGATGCAGATATCCCATTTATGAAAGATTTATGGGAAGCAATTGATTTAATATCGGAACAATACCAATACTGTCGTGAAGTATTGGAGGGTAAAAGGGACATGGACCCAAATAGGAAACTTATCCCAACATATCAAACTAAATATTTTTTGAGAGAGTGGATGATTGACCTAAGAAGAGAACAGTTTTTATTAAAAGATAGTTTTAGACCACCTGTTGGAAGCGCACCTGGATTTCCTATGCATACTGAGAAACCAGATTATGTAGGAATGCGTATTGGTAATAATGTCTTGTGTGATTATGAAATGCAAGTCGATTATGGAAATTGGCAACACATTCATGCGATGCTTAAATACTATAATGGCATGAAGGCTAAAACAGATGGACAACCATTACACCCATGGTGGGAAATGTATAATTTTTTAGATGAATTAATAGGACGCACTAGACTATCACCAGAACATAGATTGATTCTAGAATCAAAGATAGCACATGTATCTAATGAGCAAATTGTAAGAGAATTAGAAGCCCTAGGTGGTAAAACTTATAGCATCAATTATATAAGCACTATTTGGAAACAACATATTTCAAAACAAATTGCAAAACAAGCTTACCTATGGTGGGAAGAAAAAATCCACAAACCAGATGGTACAATGGAGAATATGACAAAATGGCGCGTATGCCCTCAGTGCGAACGTCAATTATACGCCCATGACTTAAACTTTGGCAGATATCAAAACGGAGACTTTAAGGAGATTTGTAAAGATTGCGTTTATGAGAATAAAAGAGCCAAAGAGGAAAGAAGAAAGGAACGAAATGCTAGAAAGGTTACTCCAAGAGCACGTAAAAAATAATGATATAGTAATTCCCTATGAATATTTGGCGAAAATGAAGATAGAAGTAAAGGGAGTTACTATACCTATAGAAACCTTTATAGAATTAAAGGTGAAACAAATTATTGATGAAATAATGGAGGGCAAAAAAGATGAATGAACAATATAGGATTTGTCCTGAGTGTGGCAAACAACAAACTCGAGATATGTTCTTACCTGTTTCTAATTCTTCTCTATATGGAATAGATGGCACTAGTTATACTTGCATACATTGTATAGCTCAAAAGATAGACCGTCATGATTTGGGGTCTATTGATAAGATGTGCCAATTTCTAGATTTGCCATATGATGCTGACAAATGGCTTGATATGGAAAAGCGTTATGAGAAGTTAGGACCATTACTTATTGATTATTGCCAAGAAATGTCGAATGGTAAATATGTTGACACCGATTGGTTTGAATATAATAAGATGTGGGAAAAGTGTAGAGAATATAATGGAGTGTTGGATAAATTAACTGCTATGCACTCAGACCTTTTAATGTTCTTGCGCAAAAAGTGGGGACATATAGATGGCTTTACTTTAGAAGAGTATATGAGAATGGAAGAATATGAACGTCATACATTAAGTCATTATCCTTTTAAAGATGAAGCGAGACGTGATATGGTTCGTAAGCTTGCAAAACTATCTGCAATCTCAGACCATTGTATTGCTAATGGTGATAATAAAGAAGCTACAACTGTATTACAAAGTTATAATACCTTGATGAAAGAACTTGGTATTAGTACTCAAACTGCAAGTAATGAAAATACAATAGAAAGTTTATCTGAGTTAGTTGCATACTTAGAAAAAACTGGTTTCTTATTAAACTATAAGATTACTGAAAATCGTGACGTGGTTGATAAGACAATAGAAAACATGCAACAATATGTTCGTCGTTTATTTACAGACTCAAGCGAAACGGTTAATGAAATGTATAACTCTAAAGTATTGAGTCAAGATGGCGGAACCGATATCACAGACGAAGACATAGAGAATTTATATACAGCTTCAGAAGAAGATGGAGTAGATTATGAAGACCCTATGGATGAAAAAGAATTAGAAAATATGTTCCTACAGGTAGAGCATGAATTCAAATAGTATTGAAAACATTTTGGATGAATACTATAATACTTTCTTGGAAAGAAATGATATGTCGCAAATTGTTATCACACCAGATTATGTAGAACAACACAGAGAGGAAATGGAGAAGATGGTTACTATTTTTACTTTATATCCAGACTATCTTGTAGATGTTATCACTCCGGGTGATTCATTTTTTAAACTTTATTTTTATCAAAGGTTGTTTCTAAGGGTGTGTATGAGATTTAGAGAGGTTTCGGGAACATTCCCTCGTGCGTATTCTAAATCATTTCTAGATTTTCTAGCAATGAATGTTAGAGGAATTATGCAACCAAGAAGTAAGGGGTTTACTTGTGCTGATACAAAGAAACAAGCAGCTCAAATCGTAGAAGAAAAAACCAATGAAATCTATCGTATGTTTCCATTTCTAGTAAACGAGTTAAAGATTAGTGATATTGACAAAATGAAAAAGAAATATGGTAATATGGGTTCAGACTATGCTGAACTTAAATTCCGTAATGATAGTCAAATCGATATCGTTAACACAGGAAACGCAGGACGTGGTGGACGTAGACACTGGGGTACTCTTGAAGAGTTCGCCATGATGGATGGAGACGCAGTTAACGAAGTAGTTATTCCATTAATGAACGTTGACCGTAGAACTGTTGCTGGATTATTAAATCCTACAGAACCACATGCCGCACAAACAATGATTACCACTGCCGGATATAAAGGGACATATGCACATGATAGAACGTTAGAATGCTTAGTAAATATGGCAATAGAACCAGATAAAGCATTCTGCTTTGGTGGAGATTATCGCATACCAGTAATGCATGGATTATTATCAGTAGACAAAGTTAAAGATAAGTTACAGGCTTCCTCATATAAGCTAGAATCCTTCTTGCGCGAATATATGTCAGTATGGACTGGTGGAAGTGAGGATAGTTATTATTCTTATACTCAAATAGGAAAATGTAGAACTTTGATTAGACCTGAATTTAAAAGACAGGAAGGATTTAAGGGATTTTATGTATGTGCGGTCGACGTTGCGCGTTTCGAAGGCGACCAAACCGTAGCGATGATATTTAAGGTTTATACTGAAGGAGAGCGCTATAAAATGCACCTGGTAAATATTAAGATATTGAATGGAACTCATTTTAAGGACCAATCAGCAATGATAAAACAGTTAGACCTTGATTATAATTTCAAAGCAATTGTGCTCGATATTAATGGTAATGGTGCAGGATTAGCGGATTACTTAATAGATGAGCAGGAACATAATGGAATTTATTATGAACCATATGGTTTTTTAAACAAAACTAAGTATTCTAACACAGAAAAACGCAATAATCGAAGAAAATTGTTCGGAATTGAAGCAAATCGTTCATTAAATAGCGAAATTTATACAAATGCTCATATAATTTTAAGTTTAAAACGAGTTTCGCTACTATTAAATGAGCGACAAGCACGTAGATATTTTAGTCAATATAAAACTTGGAACAAACTTAACCCAGTGCGACAAGCTAACAAGCTTATTCCTTATGCACAAACAACAAAGCTTCAAGACCAGTTGGCTAACTTAAAGGCTAATCTTGATACCAATAGTACAATCATACTACAACGTATAAACAGCCATACTCGAAAAGACTTGGTGTCAGCTTTTGTTTATGGATTGTATTATATTAATTTGGTAGAGGAAGAGGAAAGAAAGAAAAACAATCGTGACTGGAGTAAGGCTCAATTTAGTTTTTTAAATTAGGAGGTGAAAAAGTTTTATGGAAGGAAAATTTACTAATTATTCAAAGGAACAATTAAATGAATTTAGAAAGTCAATCGCCAATATGGGAACTACTGTTGGTAATGGTACTGTAGAAATTCCTTTAGGAGATTCAACCACTAAAGGTAGAAGATTATTAGATAGATTAAAACCAGATGATATATTAAAGACTCCTATGTCTGATGTAGCATCATGGAGAAAGTATTCTCGTATTTATTTCTCTAATCCATTATACAGACGTATCCTAGAATATTTTGCATATATATATTATAATAATTATATAGTTAGTCCAATATTTGACGATACGAAGAAACCAAACAAAAAGAAATTGATGAAAGATTATAATGCTGTGCTTAGAACACTAGATGAAGACATCCAAGTAGAAACATTTACAAACAGAGCGTTGTTAGATTTATTAATCGAGGGTGAAACTTATTATTTTTGTGAAGAATATAGAAAGGGGGCCAATTCGTATTTTAAAACTATTAAACTACCAACAGATTATTGTAGAATTATAGGAACAGCTGGAACTCCTGCTGTAAATATATTTGCTATTGATTTAACCTTTATTGATACAGCAATGGCTGAATTAACAAAGAACTGCATTCTTACAATTGATGAGGTATTAAAACAATATCCAAAAGCATTGCGTAATGCTTATAAAGAATATAAGTCAGGAAAAAATGCGAATCAATGGTTTATTGTTCCTGTAGAAAATGGTATAGCTTTTTCAACTTATGATGGAAGACCACCATTAGCTTTCTTAATTAAGGAAGTAGCACGTATTGAAAAATTAGAACCATTAAAAGATGATTATGTGGCAACTAACTTAACAAAATTATTAGTTCAGTTAATTGACATCGACAAAGAAGGTAATCCTGAAATAGATTTAGAGTTAGCTTCTGAATTCCACAAAAACTTAAAAGCAGTTGCTGCTAAGAAAAATAATGTTGATGCTATTACAACATTAGCAAAAGAAATTGATGTCTTATCATTAGGCGAGACGGGAGATGCAACAAAGAACTATGAATTCTTACAAACTTATTATGACCAATTTTATGATGATGCTGGTGTATCTGCTGAATTATTTAATTCAACTACAGCTGGTACATTATCCGAATCACAAAACAGAGACCTTATGTTTGTTTACAAACTTCGTGAACAAATTGCTGTATGGATGAACTTCTTTTTAGGGACAATTTGTAATAAAAAAATTGTAAAAAATAGCAAATTTGTATTTTCATATTTGGACATCTCCTATAAAAATAGAGAGGAAATGATAGGAAGCTATATTGAAGGAGCTCAATACGGATTTAGTAAAATAGTTCCACAAGTAGCTTTGGGAGTTAAACAACGTTATATAGAATCTCTAACTACTTTTGAAAACGATATTCTAAACTTAGATGAGAAACTTATACCCCTACAAAGTTCTCATACCATGAGTGCCAAATCCGACAATGGTGTAAATGGTGAAACTAAGACTGGTAATAAAGAAGCACAAAAAGCCAGTGAGAAAGATAACGGACGTCCAGAATTGGATGATAAAGATAAAAAAGATTCCACTATAGCGAAGGAAACGAGTTTATAGGAGGGAGCTACAATGAATGAATTACATAAGTATGCAACCTTTTCAGTTGATTTATTAGGTACTCCTAACAAAATCAATAGTGTATTCTCAATGGGAAGAGCTCGTATCTTCTACAAAGGTATAAACAGAAACCGTTCAATAATTGAAGGCGAAGTTGCTGAGCAATTAGCATCTACAATTCCAGGTACACCTGTTATTGGTACTTTTAATTATGAGACAAACGATTTCGAAGGACATGAGGAAAACCCAAGTGCTTTTGGATTTATACCATTAGACCCACATCCTACATGGGTAACCGAAAACGACAAGGAATATCTTGAAGTTGATGTGGTTATTTGGGATGGGCGTTTCGAAGAAGCTCAAGACATTCTGACAAATGAAAAACATTTATCTATGGAATTAAATCCTAGAACAATGAAAGGTACTTTTGAAAGAAAGGGGTCTACTACTTATTACAGAATTACTTATGCTGAATTTGCTGGTATTACTGTATTAGGTGATGACGTTGAACCATGTTTTGAAGACGCACAATTTATTACTGCTTTTAGTAATATGGTTAGCGCATATGCACTATATATTGAGGAAACACAAAGAAGTATTGAAGGAGGTAAAGACGTTATGGATAACATTACTGATATTGTAGAACCAGAAGTTGCTACTGAAGCAGTTGTAGAAGAAGTTGAAACTGAAGTTGTTGAAGAAACAGTTGAAGTTGAAGCTACTGAAACAGTTATTGAAACTGAAGCTGAAGTTGAAGAAGTTGAAGCCGAAGAAGAAGTTGCTGAAGAAACTGAAATCGTAGAAACTGTAGAAGCACCAGAAGCTGTTGAATTTGAAGCTACTGAAGAAGAAGCTGAAGAAGAAACATGTGAAAAGTGTGGAAAGAACCCTTGCGTTTGTGAAAGCTCTTTAGATGAAGAAGATAAAGAAGACGAAGCAGATGAAAAGGATGATGAAGAAGAAAAACCAGAAGGTAGTGAAGATTACCAAGCTTTATATGCTGACTTAACAGCTAAATACGAATCATTAGAAAAAGAGTATAATGAAGCTCTAAATTCATTAAACAAATACACAAAGAAAGAAAAATTAGAAATTATAAACAAGTTCTCTACTAAATTAGAGAGCGAAGAGTTAATTGAGAAATTGACCAACGAAGTAGACAATTATTCATTAGAAGAAATCAAAGCTGAATTAGGACACGCTCTTGTTGAACAAATGTCTGCTGAAGAGGACGCTGCTGAAGAAGCAAGTACTGAAACTAACTTCAGTTTAAATATTAATATTGCTGATAACAATTTAGGAAACAGTGCTTGGGATTTAGTTAAACGTCACAAACAAGGTAAATAATAGGAGGTATATTTAATATGGCAAAATATTCAATCGTTGAATTAACTAAAGTAGCTAGCCGTAAAACTGGTGAAATCGAAGCTCAATGCAAATTAGCTGACGAATTCGCAGATGACAACGGAATCAAAGCATTAGAAAACGGTGCTATTGTTTATATCAAAGCTGCCACTGACGAAATCGTTAGTGAGTATGATGATGCTACATGTGTTAACGCAAAATATTTACACTTCTCTAATCCTCGTAGATACGAAGATGGAAAATCAGGAATGGAAAATTTCAGATATGAAACTAGCGATGACAAATACTTACCAAGATTATACAAATTAACAGCTGGAGACTTATTCTTCACAGATTATAATTTTGGTGAAACATTACCAGAAGGAATCGTAGAAGTTACTACTTCTTTAATCCCTACAGATATCTTACCTAATGGGAAAGAAGGAAAACTTTACAGAGTAATTAAATAAGGAGGGACACAAGACTATGGAATTAAGTAAATTAATAGAATTAGGTATTGCAGCTGCAACTAACGAAAACATTCCAGCTGAATACAGTATTAGCGATGTTAATGAAACTTTAAGAGAAGAACTTAAAGCATTCAACAACTATAGTTATTATAGAGCAAACAAAAACGTTTTATTCCAATTAATCGAAGAAATCGCTAACGTTGTTGTTCCTAAAAAAGTTATCGCACAATTTGGTTCATTCGCTGAAGTTCAACATGTTAACATTGGAGAAAAAATCGTTTTCAAACAAAGAACAGGTGTAAGCCGTGGTAAAAGATTCGTAACAGTTGCTGGAGAATATGGTACTTACAGAACATTCAACGTAGATTCAAGAGACATCACTATGAGTCCTAGAGTATACGCTGGTGCAGCTATCCTAGAATTAGGAGATTTCTTAGCTGGACGTGTTGATATGTCTGAATTAATGGACATCATCATTGAAGGATTATCTGACAGTATCTATAACGAAGTTCAAGGAGCTTTAAAAGCTGCTATCAACGCAGAAGACAGACCAGCTGCTAACAAAGCAGAACAAGCTGGATTTGTAGCTGCTGAATTCGACAAAATCATCAATACAGTTGCTGCTTACGGAGATTCAGTTACAATTTATTGTACAAGAGCATTCGCTGCAACATTATACAATCAACCAGGATGGGCTGGAGATGCTAACCCAATGACAGCACTTCAAGACTACAACGATGTAAGAGAAATGGGATACGTTGGACGTTACAAAGGAACTAACGTTGTATTATTAAGTCAATCATTTGTTGACGAAAACAACGAAGAAAAATTAGTTGACGACCAATATGCTTACATTATGCCAGCTGGAAAAGAAAAACCAGTTAAAATCGGTATTGAAGGTGGTACTTTAATCGACGAACAAAGATTACAAGATGGTTCTGTTGAAGTATCTGCTCAACATATGTTTGACGTAGCTGTAGTAGCTAATAACTACTGGGGAATCTACAGAAATACAGAATTAGTTTAATCTAAACACAAGGTATAAAAAAGAGTTGGACTCATAGAGTCCTTCTCTTAAATTTTTTTACATTTTTTTAGGAGGAATCAATATGAACAATGACAGAACAATTATATTAGAAAACGTAGCAGGGTGTCCAATAGGATTAAAAGACACTCAAGGTAGAAGATATCAATTAGGGAAAGATGCTAAAATCAGAATTAGCTCAGTTAGTCTACAAGATATTATAGACTATCCTGCAAGTAAAACATTCTTTAATGAAGGAAAAGTAAAAGTTAGAAACATCACAGCTGACGCATTATTTAATATGGGATTAACTGAAGATGAAATCGCTTTATTCTTAGTAGGTGAAGCTCCTGCTGTAGTTATTACTCCAGTAATTGAAGAAGTACCTTATGAAGAAGTAAAAGAAGAAGAAGTTATTATTCCTATCGTTGAAGAAGTTAAAGAAGAAGTTATCGAAGCACCAGTTGTTGAAGAAAAACTAGTTGTTAAAAAACCTGCTACTACAAAAAAATCAGGAACTAAAAAACCTGCTACTAAAAAGTCATCATCTCTAAAAACTAAATAATGAAGATTACAGAATACTATGACATCTATGTTCGTTTTCTATCTAAAATAGAGGACGAATATTTGGCGTCACTAGACGAAGAGAAACTGCATGTTGCGCTTTATCCATTATTATTAAGCGCAATCAACTCATTCGCTAGAATTTCAGAGCATAACTTAAGAAAACGCGACGAAAGAGGGCGCGTTTTCTATGAAACTTTATCAGATGATGAGATAGAGGTTCTTGCCATCTGTATGAAACCAGTTTGGTTAGAACGTTATATTAACAGTAGTAGAAAAATTGAACAACAATATTATGATGCGGGTATTAAAACTTATTCACCAAATGAAAACTTACGTAATTTAACAACTATATATCAACAATATTTAGCAGATATGAGAAAGGCATTAACTGAGTATACATATAAGAGAGTAAGTATTGTTGGAAACTTTGGAGGTTTAGAAAAAGGAGCTGCGGGAAGAAATTATACTCCAGGTCCTACAATCCACAATGGGGACGAGAATGACCCTATCCAAAACAATAGAGAATAACAAATAGGAGGGAAAACTTATGGATAAAAAAGTTATCTATAAACATATCATTTCAAGCCTATATAAAATGTTATGTTGGAGAGAAGAGGGCAAACATTGGCATACTATCTATGATGAACTACTTTCAGAAATTACCTTTAATGACATACTTACCGAAGAGGTAAAAGGTACTTTGGTACTAAAAATAATTACTTTGAAATATATAGACTTTACCAATTTTAGACAAACTATATTTGAGGTCATAAATTATGTCGACACGCTTACAAGAATATAAAGATAGAGTCAATTTCAAAGGTAGTAGTAAAAGAGAATATGTTAAAACAAAGGTAACAGAAAGTATTATATCATTGATAGAAGATAGCCAATATGGTTTTACTATTTCTGTATATGATGAAGATAGTAAAACTTATAGCGACCATGATGTTGCTATTCTATCAACAAAAACTACTCAAGAATATGAGGCAGCTAATGTTATAGCTCCACTTGAGGTAGGTTTAGATAAAGGAACTATCTTTAAATGGGATGATAATGAATGGATAGTTCTAAAGAAAATGTTTCGTCCAGACCAACCCGGATTTAATGGTATAGCATATCGTTGTACCGGGTATTTAAAATGGATAGATGAAAAAACCAAAGAATTACATATACAACCTGCTTATATACGTTCAGGCCGTATTACAAATGCTTTGGGAGTTACACCGGATGTAAACAGAGTATTTGATAATATAGTTATGCATGATACAGACTGGAATATGATGGCTGCTACTCAACAACCAGCAGACATTACTCAATTACATCCAGAAATGAGATTTGTTATTAAGGGACAAAGTTATCGTGTTACAAATGTGGATAATGTGTCTATTGATAATGTATCTATTCTTTCATTGGTTGATGATAAAACATTAGATACCGATGATTTAGTTAATGGTATTGCATATGCAGATGAATATGAATATGTATTACATAATGAAATAGGTGAAGAAGTGAAACTTTATGCAGGGGATGTTATGGAATTACCTGTAATTACTTTAAGAGATGGTGTGAGAGTAGAAGAAGATGTTACACTTACATCAAGTGACCCAACTATAGTTGAGGTTAATGGAAATAAATTAATTGGTAGAGGTATCGGTACAGCTACTGTTACGGCTACTTTAAACAGAAATAACACTATTACAGAAGATTTTACAATTATCGTTAGTGAAGAACATGATAAACAAGTTGCTCAATTATTTATTGAGGGTAGTGATTATGTAGAATGGAATAATTATGAGGACTATACATTGTCTAGTGGGGAACCATTTACTTATACATATGAAATTCAATCAAAAATTCGTGCATCTGTTGATGCTATAATTAATGATAATAATGAAACAATAGGTGTTCGCGTTAGCGTTAAGGATAAATATTCTGGTAAGATTATATTAACTTTTACAGTAGGAGAAACTTCTGTAGATAAAGTAATTTATATAAGAACGGTATAGGAGGATAGGGTTTATGATATTAAATAAAAATGTTCAAGAAACAGATAGCTTTTTAGACGTTAATAACGACATTTATAGAATGATTACATTATTTAATGATAGCCAAGAATTAAAAAAATTATTAACTATCACAACTAAAAAACCTTTAGAACATACAGAAGAAATTAAAAAAGACCTTCGTGATAAACAAATAGCTAGAACCCCTCTTTTACCTTATGATGAGGAGGAGGGAAGTTTAGTAGTAGTAACCTTAGTATCTGCTGATGAGAGTGCTAAAACTGATACGCTAAACCCAACTCTTGCTATAGATATTTTTACTCCAGGGAATCAATGGATTATCAATGAAGGCATAAGACCATTACAAATTGCCCATGTTATTAGTAACTTAATGAAACATAAGTTAGTTCAAACAGGAGGAGTAAAATATCGTTGTACAGGACTAGTAAATGCTCAGTTATCTGACATTTTGGTTGGGTACAGGTTATTATTTGAAGCTGTTATAGATGATTAGTTTGGCCAAAGTTCTAAGTGGGAAACCGATACCGGTTACAAAAGGTATTAATTTTTATCAACCTACTTTAGAAGAAATTACAAACATGGGCGAAACTACTTATTGGTCTATAGTAAATATATGGGCCCTTAAACGAAAAGATATGGTAATGGAAGAAAATGAACAGGTTAAAGAGCTAGATGACTATACTTTATGGAAAGCGTATTTATTTTCAGCTCCTGTTTTTAGACAAACCTTTGCCATATCTTGCAATGTGTTACTTAAATCAAAAGTGGAGTTTTATGATTTAAGCGGCACTATATATATAGGGGAGAAGAGTTCAGGAGTAATCCTGGATGAAACTTTCTATTTATTAATGAAGGAGCTTTGTTTCCGTATTATTCCTGAGTCCAGTGCTTCGGAGGATGGAAGCCAATATCATGAAACTGACAATATGTCTGAGCGTGAGCGTCAGATGATTGAAAAAATGAAAGCTGCCGAAAAGAAAATAGAACAAACTAAAAATCCAGACAAAAAGCCAGAGGACTACCTCGGTAATAGGATATTGGGCTTGGTTGCTGTCGGAGGCTATACATTTGAGCAAGTGTATAATATGACCATGCTACAATTCAATATGCTCTTACAGAAATATGTGGATATACAAACGTTCGAGCTTCGAACCGCTTTAAGTCCATATATCAGTTCTGATGAAGGCCAAACAAGCAAGTTTTGGCTGGACTGACAATAACTTAGGAGGTATATAAGATGTTAGATATTCAAGGAAGAAAATATGCTTCAGTTACAGTTTGTGATGTTACTCTTTATGACTTAGTTACTAAATACCCAGTTATGTACTTCGACACTTTAAAAGTTACAACTCTTGAAGGAACTGCTGAAGTAACAGACATCCAAGGTGGACAAGGTAACGCTACATTAGCTTCTGTATCTCACAGTAAAGCAATCAACGTTCAATTCGACGATGCTATTATGACTATGAGCTCTTTAGCTGTTTTAACAGGTGGAGAATTAAAAGAAGGAACTAATGAAGACAAAATCAAAATGGTTAATAGTGAAATCGTTAAAGTTGCTGACAAAGATGCTACTATCAAATTAGAAAGAAAAGCACGTAAAGGTTCATACGTTTACATTGCTCAATTAGTTGATGGTATTTTATCAACAGCTACAAGATTAGACGAAGTTTTACCTGAAGAAACTGACACTATTACATTAGCTGACTTCCATAACTACAAAGAAGACAGCGTAGTTGGAGAAGCTACTTTCAGAGTATTCTATGAATACGAAATGGGATTCCCAACAAAAACTGAAGAGTTAACTGAAATCACTGTTTTAGCTGACAAATTCGCTGGAACTTACAGATTTATTGGTGACACTTTATTATTCAACCAATTTACTGGATTAAACGACATCTTCCAAATTGAAATTCCTAAACTTAAATTAGACAGTTCATTCTCATTCAACTTAAATGCTGCTACAGAAGCTGTAGTATTCTCATTCAAAGGAAAAGCTTTAAGAGATGACGAAGGACAAATGATTAAATTCCGTCAATTAAGAGTAGAAGGAAAATCTGGAGATGAAACTTACGGACAATTCGATGGTTCATTTAAACGTGTACCAGCAGTTGAAGTAACAGTAGACTCTGTAGACGGTAGTCTTACAGAAACTGGAGTAAAATATCCATTAAATGAAAACTACGAAGTAGTTACAGAAGAAGCTGGAGAATAATACTCACTAAAATAGAGAGAAGAAATATCTTCTCTCTCTTATTTTTTTTGCAATTTTTTCTTGACAAAAATACTATTTTATGATACAATAAGGTAGTAAAGAAACAATAATGAAGAAAGGGGATTCTTTCGCTACTATAAATTAGAGGAGGAACGATATTATGATAGAACAATTAAGAATGCAAGAAGTTTCTCAAATTATTTTAAGTATGCCTGAGGGAGCTATAATCAAGAACAAACACTTTGAAGTTGGAGAGCCAGTAATGGTTATTAATAATCCAGCACTATCAAATTTATCGTTTGTGTCTAAGCCAGTAGGAGTTAATGATGCTCAAGGTCATATAGGGACCGCTGGAATTACTAACAATATAGATTTTGTTATCAATGAAGGGTCGGTGTTATATGCTTTATGGTCATATATATATGGTTTTAATGACGAAGTGCCAGGTCAAACTAAAATAAAAGGAAACGAATATTTAACTGCCGATAAGAATGGTAGAATTATTTTATCAGCTATACCAGAGTTAAGTCCAGGTATTGATAGGTTTTATCTATATAAGTCAGCTGATAATGAAAATATATTATTAGAACATGCAAAATATAGTTTTGAAGTAGACGGCGAAGATAATCTGACAGGCGCAATTGTAATCGATGGGGCTGAAGAAGGAGAAGTTTACTTTGTAACTTATACATATAAAGTTGATGCTAAAACTATTTCCAATATTAAACAAATCCACAATAACATATTCTGTGCTATGGATATTTATATTGATGCAGTTGATTTAAAGAATGACGATAAGCATACTGTTTATATTCACTGTGACAAAGTCCAAGTAGATACAGATATGGTTCTATCAATAAACGACAGTTCAAAAGCTTCGTTTACACCAATTAGGGTTAAATCTATTGCCGAAGGTGGAGAATTGAATAAAAATATAGCTACAATAGTGGTGATTTAGATATGGCTAAGTGGACAATCAATACTTGGAATGCTCAAATAGATAGGTCTAAAACTAAAAGAGTACTAGGTAAACAAGGAATATTATATGAGTTTGAGTTTTACAAAGGTACAGACTTGTCTGGGAATTGGTGGGAAGAGGCGGCCAATGTTAAGTCTATTAAAACTTCAACAAAATATAAGAATGGTAAACGCCCAGGCCAATATCAACCAATTGGAGATAAACGATATTTTACCTATTTTCAAATAAAAAAAATGACCTCCGACCAGAGACAATCATGGGCGGAAACCCTAGCAAAAAAAAGCGAACAAGATACACTAGAGGCTGTAGATAGGGCTATTGAGAGGGTGATGTTTGATGAATAATTTTGAAGTTGAAATAAACAGCATAATTGATAAATACATAAAGGCATTAGAAAGTTATGAAAAAACTTTTAGAATGGATTTATCTAAACACTTAGGCGTTTCAGAGAGTCGACTGTATTTACTACCAACTGATATGTATAATGTGGTAGGAGGATTAAAGAACGAATATTGGATGCACCATCTTTTTTTACAAGATGATAATAAATATGCTAGAGAATATTATGATAAAACAATAAAAAGTTTTGAAGCAGAAGGTAAAATCTTAACCGATGAGGCAAATGATGGAGCTGTATTTGAAGCGATGTTAATACAGGCTCTAAAAGATGAGCAAGGTTTAACATTAGACCAAGGAGGTGGCTCCACCTTATCTCATTTAAAAACAAAGTTTGATTTTGAGGGGATGGGTTATTATAAAAAGCACGGAGATATAGTATTCACTATTAACGGGTTAAAAATACCGGTTTTAATTGATGCCAAGTATTCTACCAATAGGGCTCAAATTATTAGTCAGACAGGAGAATATTTTAATAATATAGATGAACTTGGTGGTCAAATTATAAATGAAATCCAAAGAGGGTTGTCGCGAAGTATATCGTATTATGGTGATGATACCTGGTTCAAGGCTTATTTAAAAGCCATCGAAGAAAAGGGAAAAGATAATTTACAATCAGCTAAAACCCATTACGCTATTGGTAAAAAATCTCCAAAAATTTTGATTTACATTTTTAAAGATAAGGGGATGTGGTCTTCCCAGGTTCTTATTGACTTAAAAGACCAGGTTGTTAAAAATGCTTTGCAAATTAAAAAGAAAAATAACTCAACTTATATTGGTAAAGCTTATAATAAAGATTGGCTATGGTATGGTAGCGCAAAATAGGAGGGAAAAAGATATGACATTCACATTAAAAAAAGGAATAGATGTTAATTCACTAACATTACAACATAGTATTTTGTTACATGCAATGATGTTACTGGAAGGGAGAGAAGGGTCTCTAGAGACTGAAAAAAGAATATATTTAATGATGGCTATGATTGATAAAATTATTGATGAGGATTTAATACAATTATGCAATGATGATGGTCGTAATTTAATTGATTTACTTGAAGAAGAGATTGAACCATTTTTTAATACAATCACAGCTAATAATAAAGACATAAAACAAGCCTATGACTATATGCTAAAGGTATTATTACAAAAATGTCAAGAGGTTTGGGATAGACAACATTCATTGGCCGGAGTTATCGATTCAATGATTACTATATTAGGAACAATGGATGAAGTAAATAAAAAAGAGGCCTTAGTAGAAACTGCTAAGATAGCCGAAAAGGCGTTTGAAAGACGTACAGAAAAAATGGAAAAACAGGCTAGCGCTGCCAATGATAAGTTAGAGGCATTGGTGCAACAATATCAAAGAGCCAGTTTAGAGAAAAAAGCAGACAGCGTTGAATAAACGCTGTTTTTTGTTGAGGAGGGAAATAGATGAATAGTAAAAGAGTAAATGCTCAAATGCAGGTTAATGTTTCTTTTGTTGGCAATACTACTAAACTAGTTAAAGATTTACAAGCGGCTACCAAAGAATTAAACTTTGGCTCTTCTCTAACCAAACAGTTTGAAACGGAAATGAATCGTAGTTTCCGTGATGTTTTATCTAATTTGAACAAAATGGGAGAAGGATTAGGTAAGAAAGGGTTTAGTGCAAAACAATATGCCGATTTCTTTAATTCTATTAACAGTAAAATACAAGAAAGCACTCGTTTCATGAGTGGTATGAAATCGGCGTTACAAAATATTTTTGACAGTAAAGAAAACAAAGATGCAACAAAACAATTAGAACAATATCGCAAACAGCTTGAAGAAATCAATAAATTAGCTTCTGGGCAAAAAGGAGCTCAAACTCGTAGGGATTCTGCTATTAGAAAAATGCAGGAAGAAACTGGTATCGATTATGAGCTATCAAAACGTATGCTATCTGGCATACAAACCAGAAAAGCAAACAAACAAGGATTGACCAAAAACCAAACCGAATGGCTAGAGGCGAATGGTTTAGATGAAACTAAGCTAAAACGTGTTTTAGAATTATTAAAACAAATTAACGCTCAAAGTAATAAAATTACAGAGCAAAACAGCGCAGCAAAAAACATTACTGGGCAATCTACTGTTGGAAGTAGTCAAGATTATCTTAATAAACAAATTGCAAAAACTCAGGGTGTGGTTGTTACCCCTGAAGTTTATAAGCAATGGATGTCAATTTTAGTTCAACTTGATGGATTAATAGATGAGGTTGCACATTCATCAGAAAATCTTGCAAGAGGCTTTAATGATGAATTGCCTAGGGCTACTGCAGAGGCTGAAGAATTAGCTAAAGCTCAAATGACTGTACAAGAGATTTTAGGTCAATTTGGGATAGTTTTCAGTGCGGCTGGAGTTGTAAGACAGTTTAAAGAATTGATAAAATATTCATATGAATTTTACAAATCTTTAGATAGCGCGTTAAATGCTATTTATGTAGTTTCTGATTTGAGCTCAAAATCAGTTAATAATTTAACTAGTGATTTTATTAGAATGGCTGAGCAAACAGGAATGGCTATTGATGACATTACTGAATCAGCTGTATTATATTTCCAACAAGGTTTAAGTACTAAAGAAGTGTTGGAAATGACAGAGGTTACAGCACAATTCGCTAAGGTTGCGGGAATAGATGCTACAGATGCAGCAGATAAATTAACTGCAGCTATCAATGGTTATTGTTTAGCAGCAGAAGACGCCGCTAGTGTAGCCGATAAATTTAATCAAGTTGCAGCAGCATCTGCAGCTGATATTAACGAATTATCTACAGCATTCTCAAAAGCAGCAGCACAAGCTAACCAAGCTGGTGTTGGAATGGATAACTATTTAGCATACATAGCTACAATGGTTGAAGCGACACGTGAAGCACCAGAAAACATAGGTACTTCATTAAAGACAATTATGTCTCGTATGCAACAAGTTAAGGAAGCTGGGACTACAGAGGATGGAGACACCGATGTTAACCAAGTAGAAACAGCATTAAAATCAGTAGGAGTTGCATTAAGAGATGCAAAGGGTGAGTTGAGAGACTTAGAAGAAGTATTTGCTGAGTTAGGACCTAAATGGCAGTCATTAGATAGAAATACTCAAGCTTATTTAGGAACAATTATAGCTGGTACTCGTCAACAATCTCGTTTCATCACCTTGATGCAAAATTGGGACAGAGTATTAGAATTGGCAGAAGAGTCTGAAAACAGTGCTGGAATGCAAGCATTAATGCACGCCAAAGCAATGGAATCAGTAGAATCTAAAACAAAAGAATTGAACGTAGCTTGGCAAGAATTTGTATCAAATCTTACAGACAGTTCTGTGATTAAGGGTGTAATTACTACATTAACAAAATTATTAAAAACAGTTAGTGGAGGTAATAAGCCTTTAAGCCTAATGATATCATCTTTAATATTAATGCGTAAACAAATTGCTCCTTTAATTACTGGAATAACTCAGTGGAGTAAAAAACAACTAGAAAACGCAGGGGTATTAGGAAAAGGACAAAAAGGATTAACTGGTTTAATTACTAAAATTAAACAAGGAGTTTCAGAGTATGCGGAAATAGGGTCTCAAATAGAGGCTAACAACTTAACTATTAATACTTTGGAACTAGAATTACAAGAATTAATAACTAAATATAATGAATTAAATACTGCGACTACTACAACAAAGAAAGCAGAAAAAGAAAATAAACAAGCCATGGAAGATACCATGAACACCATTAATCAAAAAACAGCTGCAATTAATAATTTAAAAACTCGCCAAGATGAGCTAATTAAAAAACAACAAGAATTAAGCAGTTCATTAGATACGGCAACTAATTTGATTACTGGAATGTCTATGGCATTTACATCATTATCTGGTTCTTCAAACAAAGTGCTTTCTTTTATAGGTACAAGTGGTACTATGATAAGCCAATTAGCCGTTGCAGGATTCCAAGGAATTAAAGCTGTAACATCATTATCTAAGGCCGTTGGAATGGCTGCTGGAGCAACTAAGAGCGCGTTAATTTCAACCGGTATAGGAGCGGCTATTGTAGCTATTGGGGAATTAATAAACTTAGGGATGACTCTATATGATACATTTGCTAACGGAAATGAAAAATTAAAAGAATCTGTAGACAAAGTAATGGATTCTATTGACGAATATCAAACAACAGTCACTACTCAAAAGAGTGTTAATAAACTAGTAACTCAATATAAAGATTTACAAAAACAAACACATCTAACAACAGAAGAGCAGGAAAAGTTAAACGAAGTAACTCAATCGTTAGCTGAAAGTTTGGATATAGAATATATAGAGGACCAATATGGTAATTTAAGTTTAGATATAAATGAATTAAACGATGCTATTAATGATTTAGATGTTGAAAAAATGAATGCTTTTCAAGAAGTATTGAAAACAGAACAGGAAGAAGGGTATGGTCTATTTGGTAAGAAAAGTGGCTTCTATGACCAATTCTTTTCTGGCAACTCAACATCATTGAGAAAAATTATGACTAACTTTTCAAAAGATTTGGATGAAGAATTAAATAATTTATTTAGTGAAGATGATTTTGAACAGTTTAATAAAGATTTACAAACAGCCATTTTAGATTCAGCTAAAGAAGCTTCTGATAATTTCTCCAAAGGATTTACTGCTTCTGGCTTTATAGCTCAGACATCAGAAGAAATTAATGCCGCTATTAGTGATGCAGAAGCGGAATCTATGTATGAATTTGTATATAGTTTACAAGAATCTATGGAAGGGCTTACCTATGAAGAAACCATGAGCCGTATTTCTGGATTTGTTGAAGCTTGGGGAGATGCTGCTGGATTAACTGTACAACAAATTGAAATAATGAAAAATGCCATAGCTGATTTTGCCTATGGAAATGCCGAAGAAAATGTACATAACATCATGAAGCAACTAGACGAACAAATTGAAAAATACCAAGGTTTTAAAGAGGTTGGAGATTGGCTTGTAGAGAAAGCCGGATTGGAAACAGACCCAGTAGAAGTCTTAAAGAAATATTTACCAGAAGATGGAAAGAATGTTTTACAGACATATTTAGACAATCAAACCGACGAGAACTTACAGGCTTGGCAAGAATGGGCGAAAAATAATAAAGAGGCTCATGACAAAGCATGGCAAGAAGTTCAGTATCATATGGCCGAAGTACAATTAACACAAGATAGTTTAAAATATACAGAAGATGATGAGGCTGGATATAAGATTTATAGAGATTTGGTTGATTTAAAAGAAATTATATCTAGTACAACCAATGAAATGAATGTGTTCTTGTCTTCGGTAGGTGCTTTAGAAGACGTAGACGGATTAAAGTCTATTGATTTCTTAAAAGACCATTTAGATTTAGGAGCTTTAAAACAGGCTTTTGCTAGAAGCGCTGAAGAAGGGGCTTCTGAATATTTAACTCAGTTGTCTAATGCAATTGCTTCTAATAGAGGTACTGACCTAGAAGATGCTTTACAAGAAAAATTTGACAAAGCAATGGACGGTTTAACTGTTCCAAGAGATAGAACATGGAGCGACCTGGCTGATGAAATAAGTGATATGTCAAGTGACTTACAAACCCTAAACAAGGTTATGGAAGAAATCAATGAGACTGGTGGCATGTCTTTAGAAACTTTTGCTGATTTCTGTGATGTGTTAGATAAATTAGTTAACAGTTTTGATGATTTAGCTGCAGCAGGTCAATTAGAAAATGTGATTAATGCTTTAAGTGCTATGGAGCTTGGATTTAACGAAGTAACTGGAGCAATAGGAGTGAACGGAGATGCTGTTCAATCATTACAAGTAGTAGAAGAGGCTTTAGTTAAATCTCAATTAGAAGGTATTAAGAAACAACTATTGGCTAAAAATGCACAGTTTGATGTTCAAATCACCATGTTAGAGGCTGAGTGGAAGGCTAATGACACCATGATAAAATGGTTACAAGCCAAAGGAGAAGCTGACATAGCTTTAACTGATATTGAGACTCAAGGTGCAAAAACATATAATGACGCAATGAAAGTTGCGGCTGCTGATATAGGAAGTTACTATCAAGATTTATCAGTAGACAGTCAAAATTATGCTAGAACATCAGTAGCAGCATTTACTGCAGTCGCTGAAGCAATGGGAAAAGTTATTACAGGAGAACTAACTCCTCAAGCCGCAGAAGGCGTTATTAATACTGCTTTTGCTAATGCTCAAGCAACTTGGAGTTCTTACGCTGGGTCTGGATTAAAATACGCAGGCGATGGCGCAGGAAATATTAAAGCAAGCGAGGCAGCTGCTATTTTACAAAAACAAAACGACCGTATTTCAAATACCATCAATGACTTTAAATTAAAGAAACAAAGTTTAGGAAATATGTATAATTTAGTTGCTTCAATGGCAGACAGCGGAACAGACTTGTCAAAACTTGGAGCTAAAGACGGGGACGGCAAAGAGAAAGAGATAGAACAATACGTAGGTAAATTAAAAGAAATATATAACATTTTAAACCGTATTCAAAATCTTGAACATCGACTAAGTACTCTAGATGCGTATTCTGATATAGCACAGGGAGAACAGTATGGTAGTTTATTGAAAGAACGACTAACCTACAATCAAGAATTGCTACATCAATATGAATTTTTAACTAATGAGCAAAAGCAATTTACCAATGGATATAAAGAATTTATCCAAGGTCAAGAAGGTCTAGAGGGAGTTTTTGACTTTGACCAATTTGGACAAATCATTATTAATTGGGATAAATATACTCAATTACAAGATACTGCCGCAGAAGGAGAGGTTACTCTTAAAGAAAAAGCAGATGATTTATATGATACCTATACTGCAATGTATACTGATTTACAAGGATATTTTGATAACAGTATAGAATATTATAAAGCCGTTATTGAACTTCAAGAAGAAATGGTAGATAACTACATTGACTTGGAAAATAAGGCTGCTGATACAATAAAAGAAATTTACCAAAAGATACTTGATACTCGTTTGGATGCAATAGACCGAGAAAAAGAAGCATTAGAAGAATTAAGAGAAGCGAGAGAGGATGCTCGTAGAGACCAAGAAAATGCTAAAGAATTAAGTGGATTACAAACAGATATTCAAAGAGCAATGATGGATACATCAGGAGCTTCAGACATTGCGCTTATCAAAGCTCAACAAGATATGACATCAAAATTAGAAGAAATGGCAGAGGATAAGTACAGTAGAATGCTAGATGACATTATTGAAAAATTAGAGCATGAGCAAGATGAATTACAAAATCATTTTGATGATTTGTTTAGTAATTTAGAATGGTTATTTACTTGGTTGGACGAAGACATTATGGGCAACGAAAGCGCATTGTTTGAATTATTACAACAAAGCGATGAGTGGCAACAAACTTCAGAAATAGAAAAACGACGTACTCTTGACGATTGGAAAACTAAATTCTATTCATACTATGAGGCAATGACAGAACATGAGAACGGTATTTTTGGGATTTATCAAAATATTACCTCTACTAGAGAACGTATCGCAGAGTTAGAAAAGGCTTTACAAACATCTCTGTCTAAAGGAAGCAGTGAAATTGTTGCCACTTTAAATAAATGGTCTACCTCAATACAAAATAGTGTTAAATCTGCTAGTAGCGGCGGAGGCGGCGGAGGCGGCTATACCTATAAAGATTATTGGAGCGAAGACACTAAAGGTGGCGGGTTAAACATCAATGGAAATAATGAAACTGGAACAGGTAAAAATACACCACCAGAAGATACTTCATATCAAAAATGGATAGGAAAGACTGTAGAAATCAAAGGTAGTGGTAATATCAAAGTATTAAATTCTCCTGATGAGGGTGATTCCAAATATGTTAAAAATCCACTAGGTACTAACCCTAATGTTATTGTCCAAGATGTATGGAAAAGTACTTCGGGAACCTATTGGTTAAAAACCGATTGGAAAGATGGTGTTTGGGTTAAAGTAGATAATTTACAAACAACTGATTTCTGGGGTGGAAAGGCTTTGAGCAAATATGCTGCTGGTGGTTTTGCAGACTTTACTGGACCTGCTTGGTTAGATGGTACTCCACAAAAACCAGAAGCGGTTTTAAATGCTTTACAAACAGAACATTTCGTTAAGTTTACAAACGCATTGGATAATATGTTTGGTAATGGAAATGTTGCTAATACATCAAGCACAGTATCTATTGATACTATTTCATTTAATGTTGAGTCAATGAGCTCACCAGAAGATGGGGAAGCGGCATTCAATATGTTTGTTAATAAATTTAAAGAAATTGGAAACAGAACAGGTATCAAAATTGATACATTTAAAAACACATTATAGAACGTAGTGCGAAAGCACTGCGTTCTTTTATTTTTACTCTCTTTTAACTACTTATTATTAGAGAGATTAAGAAATAGGAGGGAAAATATGACGAGAGCTGTTAAAACAGGAGAGTTGTTCGCAACTTTCAATTATGATGGGAAAGACAGTGCCGAAATGGGTATTTATAATATCACAAGCGGCTCTACATATGTTATGAATATTGAACCGACCTTTTCGGACCATAAACTTGAGGTTCCAGCTTATGATGGAAAATATTATTATGGGACGCAAATAACTGGTCAACAATTTCAATTTACTTGTTTTTGTCATGACTTATTATCAACTGAGTATAATAGATTGCGAGCTTGGTTAAATCCACGTAGAGTTGGTAGATTAATTTTATCTGACCAGCCCTATAAATATTATCTGGTTAAACCAGTAAGCGTTTCAACTCTTGGAGCATATCCATTAACCACTATTCAAACACCTCAATATTCTGCTTTAGGAGATTATATTGATGGTGATGTTGTGTATACAGGAAACTTTTCAGTAACATTTGAAACAGTCGGTTCCGCTTATGGATATGGAATGAGTTATTACAGAGATGATTTGATTTATGATGCCAAGAAGAAATATGGTAGAGACTACTATTATAATAGTGGTTTACTGTATAGAGACATGGCTCCAACATTGGTTTGGGATGTTGAGGCTAATGCAATGGAGCAAAAAATCCCTATGTATAATCCTGGTAGTGCAGTAGCACAGCCAATTTATAAAATAGAACATAGTGGAGAGTTTGCCAAGGGAAGTCTTATTCAAATTACAAATTATAATTTAGGTACTTCAACAGTTATTGATATTGGTGAAATTACAGGAAATCTAACTATAGATACTTCATCACAAACTATTACGGCAGAAAATGGCAGTGTATATTATGGCCGTTTTACAGGCACTATGATGCAAATTAATCCCTTTACTTCTGTTATAGAATTGCCTGAAACTTTTGTAGAAAATATTGAAGATAGTGATTTAAGAGAATACGATAGTTTCTATATTACTAATAATGTTGTAAGTGTAAATCCTAAAGTATTGTTAGTAACCGAAGATATGGTTGGCAAATATTTTTGTGTTAATCATAACGGGGGAGTAGAAATTTTAGAAGTGGATGTAGAAAAAAATACATTTATTTTAGATGGAAATACAACCGAAGATATTAAACCAGCAGAAGTAGATAAAGACACTGGAGTGCTAATAACACCAGCTGGGGTTGCTTTTAATTATATAGAGGTAAATAATGTTAAACCAACAACCGGTACACAAAATGAAGTGTGTGTGGTAGACAATGTTTGGTATGTATACAAAGATGGAGAATGGAAAGAAACCAACTTATTTTCAAGCAAAGATGATTTTAAAAATATATGGGGTGATTATATTACTCAATATAAAATGTTTGGAGCTACTATAGTAGAACTAGACGATATAAAGATAACAACAGGAACAAATCTTTCATATAAAGAAGAAGAAACAATTATTACAGGTGCAAGTATTGGAGCATTTAAACTAAGTGCTGAATTGCAACCTAGATATTTATAGGAGGTGCCTTAGGATGCAAGATTTCGTAAGGATAGGTGGAGAGATAGTATCTGCACCATTGAATGAAAACTTTAGAAGATTATTAAATCAAATTAGCATTGCTAATACAAACTTAATCTTCCCAGACCAAGATGCTGTAGTAGATACCATCACAGATATGCAAGCCATTAAAGAACCTGACGATGGGCAAACTTGTTATATTGTATCAAGTGGTGAATTATATCGTTATACTAAAAATGGGGAAAAGTGGATTAAAATAGCAGACTTTGGTCAAACCTTTAGACAAGGATTCTTGAACTCGGGTGCCGTAGTTCTAGAAGACTACATTAAACTAAAAGACGGTACAAAAACAGTTTTATTGATGCCAAGTATGTTAGTATATTTTAAGAACAAGCCTGGAGATGACAGGTATCTTAAAGGTATGTATTTGGTTGAGGCTAAGGAATTTGATATTAGTACTTTAGTAAGTGGAGCTAATGCGTACTCAATTACTGTTGACTATACTGGTAAATATAGTCTGATTAGTGGGCTACCTTCTACAGACGACCCAAACAATATTTTTATTGGAACTTTTTTAGTTAATAAAGATAAAGAAGTTTTAGGAGATTTTGTTTACACGTTACCTGATATCGCTTATACAGCAGACAGAGGCCATTTCTTAATGAAAGGAGGAGAAGCTAGTGGATGCAACTTAGTTCCTTCAGACACTAAGGATGCTAAAGTTAACCGTAATTCAGGTTTTTATTATGACGAAGGTATCAATTTTGCCAAAGGCCCTGTAGACAATTATCCAATAGATACAGACAATGGAGCTAATTTTGATTTAAAACACTACGAAGCTCAAGCTCCAGTTGATAAAATATATTACATGACTCCAGTTAATTGTTTGGGTAATGATATTTTGGTATCTACAACAGGTTTAATTAATAACAAATTCTGGGATGGCAGTGCTTTAGCAGATGTACCAGAAGGATATTTTACAATTCAACAACATTTGGTAACACCAAATGGTCAAAACATTATAATTTATGGAACCAAGTTGTATAATTCACTAGTAGACGCAACTTCAAATATAAATTCGGTTTATGGATTAGATGTTAGTTTCCCATATATTGAAGCAACAAGAATTGTTATAGGAAATTGTCCTTCTTTTGATACTGCAGACCCTAACTGTTGCGTTTTTCATACATTAGGACGCCTATCTCAAGTTGGTACAATTAGTCCAGAATTTGCAGACAATGTATTTAAACTTTATAGCGGAAATGCAGGGGATACTACTCCAGCTTCTATGCGTTTTTCTTTACAACAGTTGCAGGATGAAGAATATAATAATTTATACACATTAGGAGTTTTATCATCTGGTGTCACCAGAGATTTGTTTGGATTACAATATAAATATATTAATGATGACATAATAGATGAAATCCAAACTACTCAAGATGGAGCTCGTAGTTATGGCGATATTAGCGGGTATGAAATAGCCGACAATGCAGATGTATTATTATTAAAGGATAGAATTCAAGCATTAGAACAAGAAGTATGGTCACCAAAAAAAGATGACGCAAATAGATGGGACCAAAGTATTCGTTTTAGATTATTTAGTAATGAAAAAATATTAGATGAACACACTAACACATTAAATAACCATGAAAACAGATTAATAGAAGTAGAGCAAAATAAAGTAAATAAAGCTACTACAATTAATGGTCAAACACTAGGAGATTCAACCAATAGTGGAGAAAGTAAAAATATAGTATTATATACTGGTGATATTGCCGAAGGTGCTGGAACAGGTACTCAAATTAATGAATGGTTTACTCAAGAAAAGGTATCTAATAATACCGATGTTGTAAAAAGTGTTGCTCATCTTAATACTAAAGCTGCAACAGATAATGCAGCTACACATAGCAAAGTAAATCCTCATAACTTGTCTACAGATGATATCAATATTTTAATGGATACAACTAAAATATTCGTAACACCTGAAGAAGAGAGAAGAATTAGAGCGGACAGATTACCAGAAAACACAATAGAGGAACTAGTAAAATTAGATGAAAAGAATTTAGATTCAGTACGCATCACCTATATGGAAGGAAATTCAGCTAAACCTGGTTTAGGGCCTTATGAAGTAGGTAATATTAGAGGTATTAGATTCTTCCAAGATGGCGTAAACATGTCTATGGATTCCGATGGTGAAACATTGGTACTTGAATGCGTTGGACAAATGGATGAAAGCAAGGTAATGTTTAAAAGCCGTTACGCTTCATTGGAAGCCGAGTATCCAGACCTATATGGTGGATATGTAGACAATGCCGTAAATGCGACATATGCAGATAACGTACATGGAATAGAAGAAGCTACTGCTAATCAATATTATGGTACTAACGATAAGAATGAGGTTGGTCTTTATGATTTACCTTCATACGTAACTACAGCAGATGCAGATTCATTTGCTAACATTGACCAAGTGGTATTTACACCTATTGATGGCAGTGTTCAGGAAAAACATTTAAGCGAAGATTTAGCAAATAAAATTAACAACAATTATCATGCCATTTATAATAATGGTGTATTAAAAAGTGCTGAAATTAATGCACTAGAATTTGGAGACAATCTTACCGTTACTATCAACGGACCGGTAGCAAAAATTAATGCTAGTGGTGAAGGAGGAGGCGGAGGAGCTTCTAATTTCGTAAATTTACAAGATGTTGATGTGGATTACACAGGTAACGAAGGTAAGGTTATTGTGGTTAATGAGGCCGGCGATGGTTTATCGGTTGCGAAAATGCCAGCATTAAAAGATTATATGCTTAAGGCTATATATACAGACGAAGATGAACCAACAAAGGTAAAAAGGGCTGTATTGGCTGACACAGCTACTTTGGCTATCACAGCAAACAACTCGTTAAAAGTCAATGACAAATCTGTCGATGATACAAAAACAACAAGTGCGTATTTATGGACAGCAGAAAAGATTATAAGTAATACCACTTCACAAATTAAAAATGAAGGGGTTAATACGTATAGTGGAACAACCGTTCCATCAGATACTTTAGGAAAAAATGGCGATTTATATATTTTAATAGAGGGATAGGAGGTGAGATAGCGCATGGCAACATGGGTAAATAATACATCACAATCAACTGGTGGTAACATTACCATGCAAGTTGCTGGTGGATATTCGGGAGTAAGCCGAAGTGGAAATACTGTAAGTGGTAACATTGGTATTCGTTTTATTGCTTCTCAATGGACCTATAACTCGATTACAGCGTGGTATGGAGGGGTTCGTAGATGGGCTCAAAGGTCTAGTGGTGGTATTCATACCGCTTCTGGTGGAACATATTATGCCAATGCTGCGGACACCCCAGCCTTAAATTATCAAAATACTACCGAAGTAACACCTTGGTCTTTCAGTACGACGGTTAGCGGTACCGGTAGTGGTAATGTTTCAATTTCTATCACAGCTGGATGGAATGGGTGGACTCCATCAGCAGGGTACACTAAAACATTCAACGTACCATATAGTGGAGTACCAAGCAATCCAACATATTCTGTATCAGTAAGTCCTTCTAGAACTAGCGCCAAGATGACCATGTCAATCACGTCTAATCCTAGTAGCTTCTGGAGAATCCATTGGTATGATACCGGAGGGAATTGGAAAGGTTGCTCAGGATTTACTACAGGTACGTGGGAGTACTCACAATCAGGATTAACTCCCAACACTTCATATAACTTTTATACGCAAATTGGTGCAGCCAACGATACAAACTTAAAAGGAAGTGTGGCTAGAGGTTTTACCACAACAGGTAATGCTCCAACCGCGACTGGGTTACCAATTACTAATGTTACTAGGACTTCAGCAAACGTTAGTATTAATGGTACTTACGATACCAATGCTTCTTGGGGAGGTTGGGAAGTACAATATGGTACCTCAACAAATTATGGAAGCAGTGGTAGTAGCACTCTGTCTAATTTAACACCAAATACAACCTATTATGTTAGAGGTCGTTTTTATGACAACTGGGGAAGATGGTCAGGTTGGGTAACTAACTCCTTTACCACAACAGGTAATGCGCCGACCATTAACTCAGTTTCGGTCAAACCATTAAGAGATGAAGTCCACTTTTCACACTCTACTAGTTATGATACAAACGATTCATATAAAAGTTTGAGTATTAGATATGGAACTAGTACATCGTATGGCAGTACAAGTAATAATTTAAAAATAACCGGTCTTCAACCAAACACAACATATTATTACAGCATGACTGTTACTAGTAGTAAAAACAGAACCTCATCAGCAAAAACTGGTTCGTTTAAGACAACTGCTTATATTCCAACAGGATTGTCAATTAGTACAAATGGTACCTTACCATTTACAACCAATGTTAGCGTTGGTGGTAGTGGAGACACTAATGCGGGAATAACTAATTATACTGTTTATTACACTCCAAAGATTAACAAACCATTGCATGATATGGCTATTAAGGCATTGTCAGATGGTTCTATTTGGGCCAGAGTATTCTATCACAACTCTAAGGAAGGCGCAGTATTGTTTTCATCTGTTAGTGAAGCTAAAAATACACAGACTACTGATAAATATTCTAGATTATATTTATTAGATGACAATACGTTTAAGGGCGCGGATGGAAAATTTGAGTTAATGTTATGTTATCCAAACGACACAACCGCTTATAATAGATGGAAACAAACGGATAGTCCATGTAATTTATATACCGGTGGTGGCTCGGGTACATTTGTGCCAGGATATGAGGCAATCCATATTGATTGGTCAGGAAGTAGCTGGGGTGGAATGGAGAGAAACAACAGTAGTACTTCATCAATTACATATACTTATTTAGATGGTTCTGTAGGTTTTGGCAACTGGTGGTATGCTCTTGCGCCTATAGAAACATATGATTATGGTATGCCAGGACCAGACGGGGTTATTATTTCAAACTGTGCAGAACTTTGGGTTCGCATAGGCACTGGTGTAGTGGGAAGTAAAAGTTTAGGAACTGCTACTTCAGGAACGCTTAGTGGATTAAGTGAAGAAACAGAATATATGACATGGACAAGTGCGTCAAATGCATATGGTACAAATCATAGTTACGCCACTTATTTTACGACGTTAGCGGACCAAGCGAAAATTAGAATCAAAGGGAATGCTTTGCCAGATACATACCAAAGAGTTGAGTATATCCAAACAGATGGAGCTCAAATGATTAACTTGGGTAAGGTTGGAGATACCGTCGCAGCATATGATATAGCGTTTATAGATGACAGCCATAGACAATTAATGGGGTATGGAGGAAGCGGAACCGAATACTGGGGAGCTTATAACCCATCATATTACGAGGCTGGAGGTTCTACAGGTAATATTTCAATAACAACTTCACAAAGACGCACAGTTACTTGGACATATAATTATAGAGATGGGATGGGTGGCTTAGATTTCGATGGATATCATATAGACTCAACTCCATCTAAAAATGTAGATGACAACGAGTATAAGTTATTTAACATTCTTGATGATGCGTCTGCTCAATATGGATGTGCCTGTAAGTTATATGGATTACAAATGTGGCATTACGGTAATTTGGTACGTAATTTAATACCATGCTATCGTAAATCGGATAATATAATCGGTTTATTTGATACCGTAGGAATGACTTTCTATACCAATATTGGTACAGGAAACTTTACTAAAGGTGGTAATGTTGCAACTGGTACAGGATGGTTAAAAGGAAAAACTTATTTTAAGAAAGATAATACTTGGGTTAAAGCCAAGAAAATATATATAAAAGTAGACGGTCAATGGAAGATTGGAACTAACTACGATGATTAGGAGGGATTAAGAGATGGCTACATATCCGATTAAAATGTTAAAAGATGAGAATGGGCAAGCTTTTGTCCCTCTCACTTCTTTAGATGCGGTTATAGGAGAAAAAAATCTGCAATATATATTAGATGCAGCACAGGTTTCTCCAGGGCATTTTAGAGTAAATTATAAAGATTTGAAAATGACAGATTTGGTTAATAGTATTATTGTAATAAGATGGCCAGAGATTACTTCAACAGTAAAGCCTTCTTATTTACAACTAAATACAGAGACTGAAGTTATATTATATAATGGAACTGGAACTGAATATTTAGACTTAGAAGAGGCGTCTGGAACAGTTAATATGCTAGCCTATGATGGTACTAAATGGATATTAACATCTGGAGCCGGTTCTGGTTCAGGCCATGTAATCACAGATGATGAGGGCCATACAATGGAGCAACAAAAAATATTAAACTTTGTTGGTTTTAATGTAGAAAATGACACAGCCAACAGGGCTACTAAGATTATTAATCCAACACCAATAAATAATTTAACAACAACGGAAAGCGGACAGGGAAGTTTGGATGCTTATCAGGGAAATATCTTATCTAAACGTAGTGTTCCTGTAGGAGGAACTAAGGGTCAAGTATTAGCCAAGAGTGGAAATGGAGACCACCAATTAGAATGGATTAATCAGGATTCAGATGATGTTGTTACAAGCGATGGCTCAATAGAAGAAATTATTGGGCTAACTTATGAGGAATATAAGGCATTAGAAGCGGCCGGTCAACTAAAACCTACCACTCAATATCATATAACAGATATGGGAGACATAGTAGTAGGACTAACTGAGGCCAGTATGGTAGAATTTTCTAATGGCACTAATTTGGAAGATAGAATGAATGCAAAAGACATTGTAGACGATGGGCAGAATGACCGATTAGATATTGCAGAAAGTAATATTGATGCAATGGCAGGTGTTGTTAATAGCCATTCAGAGACCCTGGCTTCTTTACACGCACAAGATGTTAGTGCTGCAGTAGTGCCTTATGATACTAGCGTAGTTGGATTGGGTGGACATTCTAGTTTAATTAAATATGGACCCGTGTATGCTTATCAAGTATCTTTTTCAACAGGAACGGCGTTAGCTGCTAATACATCATACCTTTTAGCAACGATATCATCGGCCCATCGCCCCAATATATCTAACAAATCTATCCAAGGAGTTATACGTGCTAATAATGATACGTTTGTATCATTTTGGATAAGTGAAGGTCAAGTACAAATTTATCCTACCACAACTATTCCATCTGGTGCAAATTTAGCAGGTAGCTTTAGTTGGATTAATTTATAGGAGGTATAAGCAATGATTTTACAAAATGGAAAAAGAATTGATGGATGTAGTGACACAGTACCTGTTGGTACTTTACAGCCTTATCTTGGTTTAGTACCTCCCAAGGGGTACTTGGTGTGCCAAGGACAATTAGTAAGCAAAATTACTTATTCAAAACTATACGAGATTTGTGGAGATACTTTTGGCACTTCTACAGAAACTCATTTTTATTTACCAGATTTACGTGGTAAAACACTAGCTGGTTATGATGAAAATGATACGGCTATGAATACTATTGGTAAGTTACTTGGACAAAAAACTCATACTCATACATCGGCAGCTCATACCCATACAATTGCAGGGCATACACATACCAGTGCAGCCCACACCCATAGTACGGGCAACCATACGTTAACAATTGCGGAAATACCGGTTCATAAACATTTAATTTATCAAGATGCCAATGGGACAGGTACTAATAAATGGGCCGTTGTTACTAATTATGGTGCTAATGGAACGAACCAAATAGCTAAACTGGCTAGTAGTGGGGTTTCTGATTTACAACCCGGTTCAGGAGATAGTGCCGCTGGTTTGGTTAATGCAGATTATACCGGTGGCGGCGGAGCTCATAATCATGGAAACACAGGTTCTACTACACCGGGTAATACGGGTTCAACTTCATTAACATCTAATAGTACTACACCAGGAGCAACTGGAAGTAATACCAATTACCAACCAACAATCACAGTTAATTGGATAATTAAAGCGGTAATGTTAATACCTGATTATATAATAGTTGAAGACACCTTAAATAGTGATAGTGCTGTGGATGCATTAAGTGCTAGACAAGGTAAATTATTAAACGAGAAATTTACAGATTATGCAACCAAGAGTGAAATGATACAATATTTACCATTAAAAGGTGGGAAGTTATCAGGACCACTAGAAGCTGTAGGGGAATGCTATGTAGAAGATGGAGTCTGGGGAATTGATATGAATAACTCGGATATAGTCGAATTAAATGGTTTATACTTTTGTGACCCGGCTAATTCACATGATGAAGGGATTCATTTTATGCGTTCTGAAGGATATTGGGATACACTTAGGGGTTATGAAGGTAAACTATATTGGCATGTAAACAGACCAACTGGGACTAATACTAATGTTGCATATGAGATTAACACAGACTATAAGCCAGGAGACACTTATTCAATAGTATTACCAACCACAAATAGTGTTGGAGCCGGTTCTTTTGGAGGAGCTTTATCTAATTCTAATACAGAACTTAGATTTGTCATTTTTACACATAGAGGTTTAGACAAAATATCTAGTATTACGGTTAATGCAATGAGACTTAATGTGCGTCATCCTGATGGAGGTTATATAGGGGCATCCGGTAGTATAACAGGTGGATATGACTTTTTAGCCAATTATTCAGTAACGGCCATTAAGGGAGGTTCAAATACTATTAGTATAGTTGTTAAGAGTAGCGGCAGTTTTGGTTATACAAATAATTGCCCTATCTCCATAGAACCCAATGAAATTCGATTAACTTTCAATTAAGAGGATGGAGACATCCTCTTTTTTATTTTAGGCTTTTATGGCTTACTATATTATAGAGAATAAGACGTTAAGGAGGGAGAATTATGGCAAAATACCCAGTTAAAATGTTAAAAGACGAACAAAACCAACCGTTTGTTCCACTGGTTTCTGCTGAGAGTATATATACAAATGATGACCTATCATTTGAAGAAAAGTTTGCAACAAAACTAGAAGCAGACAATTTAAAAGAAGGAAATGGAATTATATTAGAACAAAATGGCAATGACACAACAATTTCAGTAGACTTTGGAGCAACTGATAATATTATAGACAATTTAAACACAACTGTTGCAGGCCAAGGTCCTTTAGATGCAAGACAGGGTAGCGTATTAAAAAATATGATACCTGTCATTGTAGACAATTTAGATAGCACAGATGCGACAAAAGTTTTAAGTGCGAATCAAGGGCATGAATTGAAAGAAATGTCTGTGCCAACTGGAGGGGCCACCGGTCAAGTACTAAAGAAAGCAAGCAATAACGACCATGAGTTAGAATGGGGAGATGCTGCAGACCCTAACGCGATAGTTGGTGATGGAACTATTATGTCTATCGTTGAATTAACTTACGCAAATTATAAAACATTGGAAGCTGCTGGCGAATTAAAAGCCGATACAGAATATCATATTACAGATGTTGAAAATGGCACAACTTCTTATATGACCGAAGAGCAGATAATTAATATTGCAGCAGAACAAGCTAATCAGCAATTTCAAGAACTGTATCCCATTGGGAGTGTTATTTACAATAATACCAATACAAACCCAGGCACTTATTTAGGATATGGGGCATGGGAATTGGGTAGAACTTTTTATGGTGGTGAACTGATTGGATACGCACTAGTTGAACTTGATAGTGTTGGGACAGTTCAAACTTCAGGAGTTGATTATGCATTTTCCGACCCTAGCGTAGGAACCAAAAAATATACTGTAGAAAATTATGTTCCCAATATTCTAACAGGAGGGTCAGGAGCCATTTTAGTTACTCCTCAAAATATAGCTGGCTTTATAGAAGCCACTGTATATATAAGTGGACTTGGGACTAGTGGACTTAGAGGTTTTTGGTGGGGAGCAGCCAACTGGAATGATTTACCAAGCGGAGTCCATATTTTCGGAAATAGTAGAGCTCCTTTGTTAACAGGCCCAATAGATGCAAACTATGGAGGAAATTCTTGTACATATTTTTATAAAATAGATGAGGGTGTAACAGATACTTTTTTTATCAATCCACAATATAGACCATATAATGGGTCTTTCACTCCAGGTCAGGGAGGAGTAGGATGTAAAATGTATGTTAAGGCGTTTGCTAGAGCTGGGACCACATATACATGGACAAGAATATCTTAAGGAGGAATAGAACATGATTTTAAAAAACGGAAAGAGAATAGATGGATGTACGGATACCCTGCCAGTAGGAACAGTTCAGCCATTTTTAGGTTTAACTCCTCCTTTAGGTTATCTTGTATGTCAAGGACAGTTGATTAGTAAGGTGGAGTATCCTGAATTATATAATATATGCAAAAGCATTTTTGGTACAGAAACAGATACACATTTCTATTTACCAGACCTTAGAGGGAAAACAATAGCGGGGTATGATAGCAATGATACGGCTATGAACACCATAGGAAAATTGCTAGGAAATAAGACACACACACATACCAGTGCAGCACATACGCACACTGTGGCAGGACACGTTCATAGTACAGGTAACCATACACTAACAGTGGCAGAAATGCCTAGCCACACACATAACAAAGAAACCGTAACCGAAGTGACTTCTGGAGCTTATGCTGGACGTTATATGAGTGGTAAGACTTCTGCAGACCCTAATTTAGTTAATAACCCAGTAGAGTACACTGGCGGTAATGGAGCCCACAATCACGGCAATACAGGCTCTACTTCTTTGACTACAGACAGCACAACACCTGGTGCTACAGGAAGTAATAGCAATTTTCAACCAACCGTAGTAATGAACTGGATAGTAAAGGCAGTAATGCTTATACCAGAATACTTTATGGTTGAAAATACGTTAAATAGTACAAGCACTAGTAATGCTTTGAGTGCTGCACAAGGTAAAGTTTTAAATGACAGTAAGTTTAATATGTCAGGTGGTGTAATATCAGGTCAAACTAAGGTCGAATTGTCAGGTGTCACAGGTGCTACTGAAGTGCCACTATGGTCAAATGCACAATTGTTGGTAGGAAGCATTGTTACGAATGGTGCAATCACACGATGTCCATCTATTGGATTTGTTGAATACCAAAATGCCGATGGGGTGTTGTATATGAAAGACCGAGCACTATTTTGGGCTAGTTCAAACAATAATATGGGACATATTCCAGCGGCTAATACTGGTTATGAAATTGTTCATAATGGTAATAAGTATGACGTTATTGGTGTAAATTGGACTAATGGTAAAGAAGTTAGAACTTTAGATAGTATTGATGGAAAACCTATATATAAAAAGTATGTTGAAGGTAATTTCAATGGTACAACAAATGTTACTTTAGCAACTGATGTAGATAAGTATTTAGATGCTCAAATCACCGTACTTCGTGCAGATGCGTCTCAATGGCATCGTGCTAATGCACATATTATGCCAACTCTAGGTTCGGCCGAATCGCCTTCTCACATAGATGGTGTATTCCAACAAGGAAGCACTATTAAAACTTATTGTACAAACACGGTATTTACAACAGCGGCATTTCGTGGTTTTATATATTATACTAAATTATAAAGGAGGAATAAAATATGGCGATATACCCAATAAAAATGTTAAAAGATGAAGAGGGCAAACCATTTGTTCCTCTTATCAGTATAGACTCTATCAAGGAAGTTGGTGGAGAGACTTTAGAACAACAATTAGATAAAAAATTAGAAACGACAAATATTATTGCCGGAACTCAAATAGCACTTGAAGTAGAAGGTAATAATGTAATAATTAGCAACTCTGCAGAAGGTACTAAATTAATCAATAATTTAGACCAAACTGCCGTAGGAGTTGGAGCTTTAGATGCAGCTCAAGGAAAGGTTTTAAAAGAAAGCATCCCAGAAGTAATAAATAATTTAACAACAATAGATAGTAAAAAAGCATTAAGTGCACACCAAGGTTATATACTTGCAGGGCGTAGTGTGCCTGTAGGTGGAGGAACCGGTCAAGTACTTATGAAGAGTGCTGATGATGATTACTCTTTAACTTGGGGTGACGCAGCTGACCCTAATGCCATAGTAGGTGATGGGTCAATTAAAAAGATAGTGGAATTAACATATGATGAATATATTGCTTTAGAAGAAGCTGGACAGTTAGAAGGCACTACGGAATATCATATCAGTGATTGGAATGAAAATGAAAGAGCCTATTTAACAACTCAAGAAATAGAAGAAATTATATATGATAAAACTGCTAATCATACAACTGAAAACCAAGTTAATTCAATGATAGAAAGTGCCTTACAACCTAGCACAATACAAATACAGGCTTTGGCCGATAGATTAAATCAAAACTTAGTTATAGACCATACAATCACTTCTGCTGGCGCTTCTTTAACCATAGATGGGTTAGATTTACAAGGAGATGGAGGTGTTTATCATCTATATTTTACATATAAAGGCAGCAATTCTTCTGTATCTTCGCTAATAATGAGGGTTAATAATTTTACTACAGGATATTACACTATATACAGTCGTGCTTGGGCTAATACCCCAGGTTTGGGTGAAGGAGTAATCAATAGCCAAAGTTATTATAAAGCAAACGATGTATGTTGGCAATGTGGAGAAATAATTGATGATACTTATGGTTTTCTTAGCATGACTATTATGAAAGCTCCTGATGGAATCAAGATGAATGCAAACCAGTCATTATTATCTGGAGACGTGGCGTATGGGGGAACATATGATTGTAATTTATACTCGACCCCAGACAATCTAACAAAGATTACTTTTACAAATCAGGGGGGCAATATACAGCCTGGTTCTCGTTTGGTAATTACTAAAGGAATTATATAGGAGGAATAGAACATGATACTTAAAAATGGAAAACGTTTAGATGGCATGGGAGATAGTATGCCAATTGGTTCTATTATCGAGTATAATGGGACAGACATTCCGGACGGATGGGAGCAAGTTGTAGAACAAATTAATAGTAGCACTTCGGTTTTTTCTATAGATGGTAAAACATATACGACAGGCTCTTGGTCTGCTACGGATATAACAAAAGATTTAGTTTCTTTGTTTAGTGATAATGGTGGTTTTTATTTAAAAGATGGTAAAATTTATGTATCTGAAGATGCACAATTTACCTGTATAGAATTATCTCTGTATATGAAATGGTTAATTAGTTGGACGGCAGACACTGGTAATAGAGGTATTTATGTGTATCATAACGGCACTCGTATTTCTACAGACTATAATTCATGCCCTGATTCTACATCAGCTTGGTACAGTGATACTTATACTAATATATTATTAGTTCAGCCAGGAGACTATTTTACAATATCAATTGTTCGTGGAGGACAATCTGATACTATCAATACACAGATAGAAAGAGGACATTTAAAAATAAGAAGTTTAGGTTAGGAGGTAAAATATGAAGATACAAAAAAAATATCAAGGTGCTATACCTCTTAATAGGATAGCTAATGAACATAATGAAAGTGAAGTAAACACATATAGTACTAATTATATCAATAATTTAGTGGTGGATAATTTAACAACTGAAAATCCAATATATGCACTAAGCGCTGCTCAAGGAAAAGCGTTAGACAATAAAATCAGTACCTTGAGCACAAAACTTACCGACGAAATCACCTCAATCAAGGAAGAAGTTGTGGCTAAAATTTATGATAGATATATAATGCCCACCAACGATTTTTTAGGAGACAAGCGCATATACAGGTGTAGGGTTGTAACTTTTGATTCTATGAATAATTCTACATTAATTTTACCAACTTTGATAGATGTTAATAATGTAGAATATGCATGGATAGACCCATCGAATTCATATTTTATTTCAGCTGCAGGAACACCTAATATGCGTAGTCTACCAATCAATGCAAATTTTTATATAGACAATAGCGATACATGCCAAATTTCAGCAAGTTATGACCAAGGGAATGTTCATATTATTTCTAATAGTGGTTGGGGTACTGGATGGATGAAGGCTGTTACGGTACGTTTTACATACATCAACGACCCAAACGACTAGTTTTTATAATTTCAAGATAAATGTACTACTATACATATAGGAGAATTAAAATATACAAGGAGGGTAGAATATGGAGCATATCGTAGAGACAGCTCAATCTATAGGTATTATTATGGCTGAAATTCTTTTAGCAATTTATTTTTGTAAACAATATATAGACAAATACCAAAAAGAGCATAAAACTAGCATTAGCGATGAAGTTACCAAACAAAATCCAATTGATTTAGATATCATAGAAAAAATGGATTACTACAAAGAGCTTTTGAAAGCCGACCGTATTTTACTTTTTGAATTCCATAATGGGCAACACTATTCAAATTACCGCAGTGCGTTAAAAATGTCTGCGTCTTATGAAGTGTATAGAGCTGGATTGGAAAGCTCAAGAGAAAAATGCTCTTGCTTGCCGATTGCCATCATGCCTAAGTTCATAGCAAAAATTACGCGTGAAGGTTTCGCGTGGTGTAAAGATATTGAAGAAATACGCTATGATATGGGTAATAGTTATGAGTTCAAAAAATCAATAGGTATTAAAGCTTTTTATGATGTTGCTATTAGAGATGTAGATGGCAATGTCATTGGTTTCGTTGCTGTCCAATGGAATGAAGTAATGCCAAGTGATATTGATATTAAAAATATTGACCATTTGGCTTGGCATATGGAAGAAGCTGTTAAAAAACTTACAGCGTTAAGCAAAGAAAAACCAAAAGTAAATATTTTTAAAACATTATTTAAAAAGAAGGTTCGTTAAGAACCTTCTCTTTTTTTATATCTGCTTTTTGTGAGTTACTATATATTAGAGAGATACCGAAAAAGGAGGGAAAATATGGGAGTTTTTAAAGAAATAGCCAAGGCCGACGGTAGTGGCGTTACTACTTTTTATAGACTGTCAAGTGAAGAGGATACTGTGGAAACAACTTCTACAAATAGCACTAGTACAATGACAGACTATAATGCCATGTTAAATAAACCATCTATTAATGATGTAGCTCTTGTTGGTAATAAAACCCTAGAAGATTTAGGGATACAGCCAGCGGGAGATTATTTAACTGCCGTGCCGGAAGAATATATAACTGAAGAAGAATTGGCGTCTTCGGACTATGCTACTAAACAATATGTGCTAGAACAAATTAATCACATTGAGCACTTTAGTAGAGAAGTGGTAGAAGCTCTACCAATTACAGGAAAAAGCAATGTTATCTATTTGGTGCCAAAAGAAAAAACAAATGGAGATGTATACAATGAATATATTTGGACAGGAGCTGATTATGAACTAATTGGAACAACTTCTCCAGATTTAACTATTTTCTACACAAAGGAAGAAGTAGACGGAAAGTTAGATAAAAAAGTAACCAAAGTAGATGGGAAAGATTTATCTACTAACGATTATACAACAGCAGAAAAAACTAAATTAGCAGGATTAAAAAATTACGATGATAGTGAATTACGCAACGCTGTAAGTGCACTACACAATTATGATGACACACAAGTAAGACAAGATATTACAGCTCTTGAAACCAGAGCCACAGACCTTGAAACCTCTACAAATCAATTAGAAACAGATATACTTAAAAAGGCAACATTGGTAAGATTGGTAAAATCGGGAGATGAATGGAGTTGGCAAGACATAGAAGGTAACAATATAACATTTACCCAAGCTCATGAAATTCTTGGGCGCCAAGATGCTATATTAGTATTTGAAGACATAGAAAATGATGGGAAGTTTATACCTTTAATTTATGTTAGTAGTGGAGACGAAATTCATACCTTCTTTATGAATGATGATAAAACATTACATGCCCTAACAGGTAATGATACATTGGAAGACATGACATTAGGATATTTTACTACTTATAACAACAGCGTTGATAATGTAGCAGCTTTAGAAGCTTCTAATGGATTGCATGGTGAAGTTCGTCGTGTTAAAGATACAAATGACTTTTATATTTATGATGATGAAGCTGGTCAATGGCTACCTTTTGATAAAGGGGCAGTTGTTGATTTAAGTAATTATTTACCAAAAGACAATACAATACCTTATGCTCCATCAACAGATTATAATCCGGCTACCAAGCGTTATGTAGATACTGAAATTGATGCATTGTTTATTCCAACCAAAGTATCACAATTAAATAATGACAGCTCTTTTGTTAATAAAAGTACTACAGCCTTAGAAAATTATTATACTAAAACTAATACATATACAAAAAGAGAAGTGGATGCTTTATTAGATACTGTTGGCGGTGGTAGCGGAGTATCAGACTATAATGAACTTACTAGTCAACCATCTATTAATAACGTCACGCTAACAGGTAACAAAACCTTAGCTGATTTGGGAATTCAACCTGCTGGCAACTATTTAACTAGTGTGCCAGAAGAATATATTACTTCAACCGAGCTAACTGCTTTAGGATATGCTACCACAGATTATGTAGACGGTAGTAAAACAACTGTTAATGATACCTTAACTTCTACTTCAAGTACAGAGGCTTTGTCAGCAAACCAGGGTAGAATATTATCAAGTCGCATTTCTGCCATTAACGGACCATATGATTATGGAGACGGTACTAATTTATTTGGTTGGGGCGCTACAGCCAGCCAAGGAGAAGACATGGTTGCAAATTACGGCATGTCTGCAAGCGAAGTATCGGGAGCACATATTGGGTCTAAATATGGATGGCCTAGTAGAGTAAGTTACAGTGGTTATAACTATGGGCAAATCGTATATATGACCGAAGATTCAGGCACTGCCGATGATGGCACCGAATATTATGAAAAGAATATGGTGATGAATAGTACATGGTATACCTATGTATATAATACAGACACTAATCAAGTATATAAAGACGTATGGGGGCCAGATTATACTGGTGGGGTTGCATGTTTTACAGGAGATACTCCAGTATTAACAACAACTGGTTTAAAAGCCATTAAAGACATAGAGGTTGGAGATGTAGTTATTACTGCAAATCGTATGATAGATAAAATGGATGAAAAACCAATTGTTGGATTAATTAACCATCCAGAAACTGAAATATATCGTATCTATATCGGAGAAGATATTATTGAGGCCACAGGAAGTCACCCTTTTGCTACAAAAGAAAAGGGTAAATGTAATGCTCGTATTTTAGAAACTGGTATGACATTACGTGACCACTTAGGCAATGAGCAAATAATTACAAATGTTGAAAAAATTACAACCGATACGACTGTATATGAAATAGTTGTAGATGAAACACATAATTACTTCGTAGGAAATACTGGTGTTCAAGTATATAACGAACCTTCGGTGTTTAATATAAAAGAGGCTTAATCTTGCCTCTTTCTTTTTTTATTTTTTGTAAAAAGACTACTCGCTCTATACTATAATATAGAGGAAAGAAACTAAATAGGAGGGATAATTTTATGGCAAAATTAACTGACAAAGAAATAATTGCTAGAATTGAACAAGCACCAATTGAAGTTCAAACTATGGTAGCTAAAGCATTTATCAGAGCAGACATTGATAACGAAGATGTTCAATATTTATTTAATACAGACACTATTGAACAATTAAATGATGCTAATGAAGACTCTGCTGTAGAAAATGTTAATGCACCAGCTCCAGAAGGAATTGGAGCAGGAGAATTTTTCATAAGAAATTCTAAACCAAGTGGAAATAAAAACTTCATGACAACTGGTTCAGGTGGATGGAATACTTGTATCAAAGGGTATCCAAATGACCCAAATGCAAATGTTTTAGCAAACTGCGTAGGATACGCAAGTGGACGCTTCAATGAAATTATTAATGAAGCAAGAGGTACAACAGGGTGTACTTATAAAACTTTAAACTGCAATGCTGAAAACTTTATTGAAAGAGCAAAAGCTGCAGGATTAAAAACTGGTTCTACTCCAAGAGTTGGAGCTATTGGTTGTGCTATGAAAGGTAGTACATTAAATGGTGGAGACGGAGCAGGACATGTATGGATAGTTGAAAAAGTTAATAGTGCTAGCTCAACTTATACATCAGAATCAGGATATGGTTCAACTGCATTCTGGAACCAAACAAGAAGTAATTCAAATGGAAGATGGGGATTAAGTAGCGGATACACATTCAGAGCTTATATCTATTTACCAGATGACGTTCAAAAAGTAGTTGATGGTAAGGTTAATCCACCAGCACCAGCACCTACACCAGGACCATCAAGTAAATTTAATATTGGTGACAAAGTAGTTATCAATGGACCTTTATACGTTAGCTCAAACGCTAGTTCACCAAGTGGGTCAGTATCTAATAAGACTACTACAATTACGAGAAAAGTGGTTGGAGCTGCTCATCCTTATAATACTGAAGGTGACCTAGGATGGATGGACGAAAGTTCAATTAAAGCTTATGTAGCACCTGCACCAGCACCAACTCCAGCGCCTACTCCAGCACCAGCACCTAGACCTTTATCAGTAGGAGATACTGTTAAAATTATAGGAACAGGTAATGGTAGTTCATATGGTAAATCTAATACAGCTTATGGTATTGGATGGACAAGACAAATCTTAAAGATTTGGGATGGAAGACCTTATCCATATCAAGTTGGTAATAGCACAGGAACTACAGGATTCTATAAAGCAGAAGCTTTACAAAGAAAATAGGAGGAATGGAACATGTTAGAAGCAATCTTAACAACTTTAGGTATCATGGGATGGTTAGGAATTATTCTAGGTTTAATCGTAATAGTTAATACTATTTGTGGTACCGTATTTAATATCGCATCTGGCAAAGAAGGTTTCTCATGGAAGAGACTATTTGCTGGAATTGGAAAATCAGGAGTATTCTATATTAGCGCAGCATTAATGAGTATTGCATTTACAATGTTACCTTTTATAAATGAAATGATTACAGCAGCATTTGGTGTAATATTATTACCAAATGAAATACTTAGCACTTTAAGCGGTGTTGGAGTATTAGGTGTAGTTATTTCTACAATCGTTATGTTAGGTAAGAAGGCAATTAAAAACATTTTACAACTTGCTGGGATGGCTACTGATACAACTGAAGAAATTACTTGGGAAATTATAGACCCAGAAGAAGAAGAGGAGTAATCCTCTTCTTTTTTTTATTGTTTTAAACTTGACAAAATAATAGTTTTGTGGTATAATATAAATAATTAGGAGGTCAATTATGAAAGACTATATATATTTTTATATACCAGGGATAGCCAGCATGTTTGAAATCAATTTTATATTAGCCAAACGCTTGACCGAGCAACCCGACCACTTTTACGACAATGTAAAAATTGGAGCCATCTTTGGTACTATTCCAGGAGCCATTTGGAATGGAGGAAGAGTAGAGTTAGGACATATGGATGACAAGGGCTTTAACATATTAAAAGAGTTTCATGACCATACTGGAATACCATTTCGATGGACATGGACTAATCCAACAATTACCGAAAGGGAACTAAAGGATTCTTATTGCAATAAGATAACCGCCATGTTTGAGGATGGTATTAACGAAGTATTGGTTAATAATGATTTGATGGAAAACTACATCCGCACTAATTATCCTAAATATCCAATAATATCATCTACCACAAAAAGAATAACAAACATTAAACAACTGAATAAAGAACTGAAAAAAGATTATAAACTAGTGGTAATTGATTATGATTTTAACAATCAGTGGGATATGTTAAAAAAAATTAAGCACCCGGAAAGATGTGAGGTTTTAATTAATCCTATCTGTAACCCTAAGTGTCCAATGAGAACCGCTCACTATCAATCTATTGGTTATATACAAAAAGGAGAAACAGATAAAGAAAATGCAGAAACAACAAACTGTACCGCGCAATATCGTCTAATGACTGATGTTTTACAACTACCAACATTTATTAGTAGAGAAGATTTGTGGAATAAGTATGTTCCTATGGGCTTTCGTCATTTTAAAATAGAGGGCAGGGCGGTCTGTCCATTGAAACCAATAGAGTGGTATTTATACTATTTGGTTAAACCAGAATATCAAGACGAAGAACGCGCCTGGTTCCATATGGCTTTTGAATCGATTCTGGTAGACCCTAATATCCCAATTACTTTTTAAACCTAACATCGGTTAGGTTTTTTTATTTGTATATCAAGAAACCTACTATATTATAGGACGTAAACAATATAAAGGAGGGAGAAAATGGCAGTTTTTAAACATTTAAAAAGTTGGACTGGAGAAGATAACGGCCTAATGGCTAGAGTTCGTCATGAGAGCGACAGCATGGATGGGGCAACCAGCTATGAAGAATTAAGCGATAAACCATCTATCAATGGTGTTATTTTACAAGGAAACACAGAATTAGACGCATTAGGAGTTCAACCAAAAGGAAATTATATTACAGTTGAAGAAACTGAAACTCGTATTACAGAAGCTATAAATGCTTTAGAAATACCACAAGAATATATTACAGAAACAGAATTAGAAGAAAAAGGTTATTTAACAGAGCATCAAGATTTAACAGGATATGCTAAAATGGCAGACGTTCCTACCAAAGTAAGTCAATTGACTAATGATAAAAATTATCTAACTACTATCCCTAGTGAATACATAACTGAAAATGAGTTAGATGCAAAAGGATATAGTAATTTTAGTGGCAATTATAATGATTTAACTAATAAACCAACTATACCATCGATAGATGGATTGGCTACAGAAGAATATGTAACTAAAGCAATTGCCGATTTGGTTGGTGCAGCACCTGAAACTTTAGATACATTGGCCGAGTTAGCAGAGGGGCTTACTGCAAATAGAGATGTAGTAGAGGTATTAAACGATGCTATTGAATTAAAAGCAGATATAACTTATGTTGATAATGCTATAGCAGCTTTACCGGGCCAAGAAGAGTTAGAAGAATTTGGTAGAAATCTATCAGAATCAGTAGAGAAAAAATTAAACAAAGATTTAAAATTAGATACAGTAACAATGAGCGGGTCTCATCAAGATTATGAATGGTATAGTGCTAATGCGATAGATGACATTTGCAATGACTTTGATTCGGACTTAAATGAAGTTAGACTTAGTGTACCAACTCATGTAAAAAACATTACTACAACAGATATTAACAACTGGAATGCTAAAAGTAATTTCAGTGGTAATTACAATGATTTAACAGGTAAGCCAACAACTTTAGGAGAGTTTACTAATGATGTAGGATACTTAACTAATATTCCTGTTGAATATGTTACTGAAACAGAATTGGCTAATGCAATTGCGGGTAAGGCAGATGCAGAGGATATACCTAGTATAGCAGGATTAGAAACTAAAACAGATGCGACTTTAAAATTAAACGAAGCAAAAACATATACTGATACTAAAGTGGCAGAACTAATTGACTCTGCACCAGAAACAATGAATACTTTAAATGAATTAGCAGTAGCAATTCAAGACAATGATAACGTAATTGATACACTAAACCAAGCCATTGGAACAAAAGCCAATAGTGCAGATTTAGCAAGCGTAGCAACTAGTGGGTCATATAATGATTTAAGTGATATTCCTACTATACCAACAGTGCCAACTAACATTAGTAGTTTTACTAATGATAGCGGTTATATTACTAATCAAATTAGCACTAATGTGATAACTACAAAGAATATTTATTTAGGTAATATTCAAACAAGTGTTAATAACAATGCCGGTTCTAGATTGGTATTCGGTACACCTGAACAAGCCTATTCATGGTTAGCGTCTAATAATTCAGGGGCTTTTGCGTTTAGTAGAGGAAGTGGAAATATTTCCATATATCCAAAAACAGGTCAATACAACTGTATTATGACAGACTGTGACAGCGACCTGGGAAGAGTAGACAAACCATGGAATAATATGTTCTTACGTGGAACCATGAGTGATGGAACCAATGCATGTACACTTGCAGAGTTAAAAACAGCTTTGGACACTATAGCCACATTACAATCTACTATTAGTGATTTGGAAGGTCGTATAGCAGTTCTAGAAGGAGGTGCTGAATAGTGTATAAAATATTAACACATTTACATACGCAATCTCCAGGTATTTATCGTTTTCATGTAGTTGATGGTGTAGAATTTGCTACTGAAAATTTAGATGAAGCCGCAGCTATGGCCAAAGAGGTTTTAACAAAGATTGGTTATGATGATATTAAGATTGTAGATGATAAAGATTTTTATATAGAAGTTAGTTCATATTCTTTAGAGGACATCTCTGAAAAAGAAATAAATTTAATGGAATCAGTTTTAGCAAAAATTGGTACAGATGATATATCTCTATCTGCTATTGGAGATTATAATATAGATTTAATATGGGGTAAAAGACCTGAGGAAGTTATCCCAACTTATATAGTAAAAGTAGAAGCTACTGCTCCTATGACCATAACTCCAAGCGAAACAGAGGTTGAAGAATATGGCAGCGTAGAGCTTATGATATCTTCTACCGAAAAGATAGGGCCTTATCATTTGATTATTAATGGGGAAGAATGCCTTAACGGAATCCCTGATTGGATAAGTTTTGAATTATTAAGCGATTACTCAGGTAAAGCTATCCTTAAAGACATAACACAAGATTATATAATCACTGTTGTACCGGATGTAGAATAATAAAAGAGAACTTCGGTTCTCTTTATTTTTTTATCTCTTTACATACTATATATTAGAGAACAAGAGTCCGGGAGGTAGTATGAGAGAGGTTACTAAACAATTGATAGACATTTACCAAGTCAAGGATATTGACTGGATGGGATATGCTGTTGACCGACCACAAGACATTACCTTTCATCACATTTGGAAAAAGAGTGATGGGGGTTTATACACCTTAGATAATGGCGCACCATTAAATGGAGACACAGCTCATCCATACTTACACATTATTGAAGCCAAAGACTTTGATATGTATTTATATATTAACAATCTATTGAAGAATGTTAATACCCAGGGTTTCAAACCCACTCGGAATCAGCTGCTTGCTGTGCGTGCGATATTGGAACAATTTGAGAGAGAGCATTGTTCTGACCGCACTAAAAAAGGCAAGCAACTCATAAAAACTAAATATATAGAGGGAAGAAGAAAAATAGATTAGGAGGAGAGACAATGGAAGTATATGTAAAGGAATCATTACACGTATTAGACTATAAAAATAAGATAGTGGATTCTATCTTTTTATCAGATGACCACATGACTCCAGGGTATGCTTATGATATTACAATTACAGAAGCTAATACTGGATATAGCGATTTAAAATTTAACATGCCTAATATGATTATTGATGATGAGGGTAACCAAGTACACAACCCTAAACTAAAATTATTAACACCATTGGTTAAATTAAGATACCATAGACAAGTGTATTATACAGGGGACCGACCTATAACTGTTAGGGAACCACAGGGTTATGGAGATACTGTAACCTATATTGATAAGACATATAGTAACAAATATCCTGAAAATATTATAGAAGATTATGTGATGGATTATATAGTACAACCGATAGACAAAAAGAGAGATGTGCTAAAATTAACAACATCTTTTACTGCAATGGACTATCCACGTTTTACACTAAGTAAGAAAAAGGTTGGATTAACTATAGCCCAAGGTACAAAAACTAAAAAGGACTGGTCTTTATACAAAGACAAACCAATGGACATAATAGGCACAATCAAATATGTAGAGTGGACTGATAAATTAAGTAATTCTATTGGATTAACCAACATTCCAACTGAATGGGACCCATTAAATGCTATAGATTATCCATTAACTAAAGACGATATTGTTGAACTCATGGATAATACAGCAGAATGGCCTTATGGATTGTTGGCTACAGCTTTCTATTGGCCAATTACATCCACAGCTCGTTTTGAGGGTAAAATGTATACTGAAGGAGGATTCCTTGTATTACATTTATACGATTTCTATAGTTTAACAAGCGCAGGAATAGACCCAGAGCGTCATGTAGGCCCTTATGCTTTTGAATGGACACAGTTAGAAAAAATGGACACTTTATTATGCCCAAACAAAGCGGACAATTATTTACATCATATTTTAGAAGGCACCAACTGGTCTGTTAAAAAGCTTTTAGATGAACAGGGAAATATTCAATATGATGCAGAAGGCAACATTATCTATGATGTTGATATTGTAACAGAGAGCATCCCTAAACCTAATATAGAAGATTTTGATGCGTTAAGCGACAAATACGAAGATGCCGCTATGACTTGTAATATTAGTATTAGCAATGGTAACTGTTATAATGCTATTACGACCTTGTGTAGAAGTTTACAATTATATCCAATTTTTGATTGCGAAAACAGAGAGGTGTCTTTAAAAACTTTTGCTGGTAAGAACTATGGATTAACATATAATCTTGGTTCTAATTTAAAGACAAGTACAACAAAAGGAGATGGAGAAAAGGTTATCACTAAACTATATGTTACTGGTGGTAAAGATTATACAGGTAGCGCTAATATTACAATAGGTACGGCGACCCGTTCTTATATTGAGCCTAGTGATAATCCAGATACTCGTAACCCTTGGGACCCTAACGCCCCAGAATATATTATTAAACGTAGTCCATACGGAGTAAATTACATCTTAAATTTTAAATGGATGTATGATAATGGATGGATGACGAAGGAACAAATTCTAGGTCTGTATAGTATAAATGAAGAAATTAACACACTTAATAAAGGTTTTATTACCAAATATACAGAGGACAGATTACAAACACTTCAAGAATATAGTGATGCTGTCAATAATTATGATTTAAAACAGGGAGAATATCAGGCTATTTTAAATAGTATGATGAATAAATATTATAAAGAATATGGTAAACAGAGCGAAGGAATGATATATGCTTTCCACAAAGCTCCTTTGGGTACACATAAAAATGGGGCTAAAAATTATTTATGGATAAAACATTGCTATAGATGTGGAAAAACAATTAGTGTAGAAGGAAGCGCGAAACCTGCAGCTACTTGTGAATGTGGTAGTACGGATGTACAGGTTGATGAATTATATATTCCTGTTTACAATGATTATAGAGATAGCATAGACCCGCCACCATTTCCAGACTATCCTTATGCAACAGAGGCAGGATTATATAGAGATGTGGCCTATGAACCATATGTTAAAGGAGATTATTTAAAATTATTAACTACCTTAGATAAATATGTGGACGGTGACCCCGATGATGCTGAAGTAGATGGCTATGATATAGGATATTATGAAGGACAAGTTTATTTAACTCGTTTAATTCCTTTGAGTGATAAAAATAATAGTATTGACGGGTACGATTACAAAATTAACAATATTTATACAAGGGCCTCAAGCGGACATATTGAAGAATGGAATGCAAACATTGATGGCACAAAAGTCACTTCTTTTGTATACAATTATGGAAAAATGTTAGATTATTTACGCATAGTGGAGGATTGCTTAGATAAAATTGAAAAATTAGAAGAAAGATACAATGCGTGGGAGGCAGAATCAGACCGTCTACATAAATTAATTCAAGATGCGTATGGAGATTATATAGTAGAAGGTAATTATACAAATAGTGAACAGCCATATGTAGGATTGTTGTTTAGAGAGGGGATGGAGGCATCTGACAAATTTGCAGTGCCAGAAATTACATACACCCTTGATGTAATAGACTCAAGTGGTTTAATAGAGTATCGTCAACCACAAGCAACTATATATAGTTGTGGAGATTGTAATTATAGTTCATACACTCCAATAAATGAATGCCCTCGTTGTGGTGGCACTACTTTAATTGCAACATATGATACTTATAATGATTTGATACATTTGTTACATAGTGTAGGCCAAATAGTACCTAAGGCAGGAGACTATGTTAGAATTTATGATGAACCTATGGGTATGTATGGAGTCCCTGGTTTAATCACTGAAATTAGTAGGCGCCTAGACAATCCTATAGACAATAAAATTAAACTAGATACTTCCTATACGGATGATGAAGAATTGGTAGGTAATATTATTACAGCTACAAATACTGTTTTAAACAATTCGGACATCTATGCACGTACCGCCGTTTTAAAAGCGGATGGCACAATAGATTCGTCTTCTATTACAAAAACATTAAATAGCCCTAACGCAAGCTTGAGTATAGTTGGGACAAATGGAAATATGTTATTAACCGGGTCGGCTTTACAATTTACAGACCCTAATGACAGCACCAGAGCCATTAAATATTCTGGAACCGGAGTTTTTACAACGACTACATTAAGTGAAAATGAAGAGGGAACCGAATGGCAAAAATTAATTACTCCAACGGGAATTAATGCAGCTTACATAAATGCAGGACAGATTGATACTAAAAATATTAGTATTATGTCTGGTACAACTAGTAAAATTTTAATCGACCAATATGGATTGGTAATTAAAAATAGGGGTAATAAATCTGCTCATGTTACATCATTTGATACCGACAAGGCTAAAAAAGATGCCGAGTATGCTAGAAAATGGGGAGAAGATAATAATATTGCTGGATTTATGGGGGTTGACCTTAATAACAATGCTATAGTATACACCAAAGGTTTTTTAGTTGCTAATGAAGGAAGTAATATAGCAAACTGGATTACTAGTAATGAAGGTTTCTATCATTTAAACAGCAGTAATCAAAAAGACTTATGGCTAAGTCCAGGAGGTATTAACGGGACTGTTGGAAATAGCGGTAACCAAAAATTTGCTATATATGCAAATAAAAAATTTGGAGTTACAACTGATGGGGTTCTTTATGCTCAGGGAGCCAATATTCAAGGTACTATTACTTCAAATAATGTTACTATTACTGGCGGTAGTCTTAAAATAGGTAGTAATTTTGAAGTATCCAACACTGGTGTGCTAAAAGCTACTGGAGCAGACATTGGAGGAACAATTACCACAGATAATCTAACAGCTACTGGAGGTAGTATCAGTAATTTAACCGCAAGCAATATTAATGCAACCAACCTAAACGCTACTGGTGGAACATTTACTAACATATCGGTTACAGGAACTAGTACTTTTAGTGGAAGTATTGATGCTAGTAGTATTACATCTGGAACCTTTGCTTCTGCACGTATTCCTAATTTAAGTGCGAGTAAAATTACTTCTGGAACCATGTCTGCCAATAGAATTAGTGGTGGTACACTGAATATTACAACATCAGGAGGTTATTTAAAAGCTGGTCTTGATACCACCCATCCAGAAGTTAGTGGTTTGAATATTACAGGAGATGCTGGTGTTGCCTTTAATGGTAATAGCATATCTGGTTTAGGTACTATCAATATGAGTGGTGGAGGAACTGGACAAACCGCAACCGTGGCAATTGCTTATAACTTTACATGGACTACAAGAGCCAGTGTGTTAACAGGTGTTTCTTACAAAACAGCTGAATTATCATTTAAAAATGGTATATTTATAGGTATAGGTAATATTCAAGACAAAGAAGTTGCCATTGGTTAATATACTTTATATAAAAAAAGAGAAGGATTATTTCCTTCTCTTATTTTTTTTATATTCACCAAGACTGTTAGCACGGCTGCGTCTTGGTTTCTCATGATTGCTATTTTTCTTTATCCATCTTTCAATATCCTCTAGGGTCATTGGTTCGTTTGGTTTTCTCTCAAACTTTTTGTTATATGGTTTTTTCTTATTAAACTTTTTATCTCCATTGGGTCTCAATGTCGTACACTCCTCCTAAAATCATTTTTTCAATATTGTGCGCCAATCGCAGCTCTCGTTCATTTTCTCCTATGTCTCCAAGTAGCATGTCATTTATACATCTACTATGTCCTTCACTTTGTACTACTAGTCTATAACCTTGCAAACATAAACCATTGTCTAGTGCTGTAGTTAAAGGTGTCACTATATAAGGACATTTATTTTTTAGTTTTTGTTTAAATTCTTTTAAAGATATTGCATTGTATTCTACTTCTCCATCTAAATTAACTAGAATAGTTCCGTTTGGGGAATTTTGCAATATATCTCTAGTGCTTTTATCCGTTATCATATGCCCTCCTAATAATGGTAATCTACTATAGCTACGAACCAAGATTGTTTATTTGGTTGTTGTAACACTTCATGGAGATTGGCTAATTGACCCTCTCCCATTTCATCTATGTCCAACCATTCAAACCAATCGTCTTCATGGCATATAATCATGGTATATGGTAAGAAAATGTCTAATCCTCCGCCATGTGCCATCCTAACTACTTCATCATGCACTATATTTCTCATGCGTGCGATGTTGGTATATTGTAAGGCAGGATTTGGTTCCATGCGGTCAGGATATGGAAATTGGCCATGAGGTATATCAGGCCATCCTATACCAGCGTAATATGTTTTACACTTTTTACTAACTGGAATTAAATTAGAATATCGTCCACCAATAGACGCATAATCCCATGTTCTTTCTTGGCTATAATAATTCATACATCTTTCAATGGTGCTCAGGTTACGAGCGACTATAGTACACATTGCATGCATAGGTATCTATCTCCTTTTATTATTCAATATTATATTTTCATATTTATTATATCAAAAAAAAGAGCAGATGTCAAGTTTTTTTGACACCTGCTCCTTATTTTTATGCCTAAAATAGCCTAAATCGTCGTAGGCGCGTTTAAACGGCCACTGAAGCGATTTTACCCTCTAGACGACAAGTTATATTCCCTTTATATTAAAAGGGGCTTAGAATCGATTTATGAAGGTCGAATTTTTCCAAAATCGCAAAATTTGCTAGTATTTTTCAAATTTTATCTTTTTATAATATATTTATATTAAAAAATATTTTTAAACGAAATGCGCTAACGAATTTTGCTTTTAAATTTGGTTTTATGGTTTTAATTTTTTTTAAAAAATTTCAATCGGTTTAACCAAACTGTTTCTTCACACCATGGACAGTCAACATATATAATATGTTCAAATCCATAGACACCTGCTCGGCGGATATCTTCTTTCTCATATGTAAACTTACATCTACACTTTTTACATTTGGCAACATATAATGGGCCTTTGACGCAGCACCCGTTTTTAATAATAGTTTTCATTATTTAGTTTTCTTTAAAACTCTACCACGGTACTCATTATATTTATCATAACGAGCATGCATGTCCATTTGTTCTTCAGGCGTTAGTGTTTTTGAGAATGCTTCATAAAAACCACATGGTTGATACTCTGGGCATCCCCCGTCTCTAACACACTCTGGCACATTAGCCCAATAGATGTCTTCATCATACTCTTTGATGGCTTCTAAAACTGCTTGCCAATATTTACGAGTTGTGGGGTCTGCACAAGTACACAATCTTTTACGAGATATGTTAATAAGTGATTGGATGTTTGCATCCATTTCCATCATAACAGGGTTCATTTGGGAACGTTCTTCTCTTGGCACTCCCGTTCTATCTTCTCTTTCGGTTGCTACAAATTTTTCACAACCAATATGATGTCTTGCAAAATGTGTAGAAATAGCATAAGGTATCTCTGGCCATTTCCAACTGATTGTACCACGTCTTAGAGGACTGTGTTCACACATCAGTAATTTTCTTTTCCATTTAGAAGATGGTTCATTTTCCCCAGCTTCTTTTGAAATTGTTGTCATACACGCCGATTTAATTTTTTTCCAATTCACATCAAAGTCTGTGATTTGCACTTCAGTATTATAATTTTTACTCATTGTTAGTTCTGTCTCCTTTTAGCTCAATTACGGCAAGAATTGCATAATTAGCCATATCCATTAATGTATCTTCTATCTTCTCATCTTGGACAACCGCGGCTTGTTTAGATAAGGTTCTAGCTCTATTTAGTTTGTCTTCTAATCTTACTAAAAAAGAGACTAGGCCATACTTTTCATATGTATCATGAACTGAGTCGCCATAGTCTCTATTTTTTGTAATATATAGATTATGAAGACCGTCAAGAAGCTCCTTATGAGCTTCTATCTTTTCTTCAATGCTCATTAAGCACCTGTAGAACCAAATCCGCCAGCACCGCGTTCTGTGGCGTCAAGTTCGTCAACTTCAACGAATGTTACATTAACATATGGTATGAATACCACTTGTCCTATTCTTTCCCCTTTTTCAATTATCCTTTCTTCATTTGAGTCGTTATGTAGTGCTACAATATATTCTCCTGTGTAATCGTAATCACATACACCAACACAGTTCGCTGGTCTTAAACCTTGTTTAGCAGCTAGCCCACTACGAGCAAATACTGCACCAAAAGTGTCTTTAGGTGGTTGAATTGCTACCCCCGTACCAATTTTTGCTGTTTCATGTGGTTTAATTGTTGCACCTTCGTGGGCGTATAAATCATACCCGGCAGCGTATTCGCTTCCTCTTGTTGGAATTACACTGTCTTCATATAGTTTTTTAATTTTGATTTCCATAAGTCCTCCTATTTTACTACATGAGTAATGAAGGGATGTTCTCCTGTAAGCTTCAATACTCTAGCTTTTTGTTGTTCTAATATTTCCGCATTATCTTTGTTTGTTAATGTAGTGTAGATAATGTCGGCTGTTTCTCTAAAATCTGTTTCATCAAATCCTCTAGTCGTCATTGCTGGTGACCCAATGCGGACGCCACTAGCCTTCATTGGACTTAATTGTTCATTAGGAATGGTATTTTTATTAACAGTGATATGGACTCCATCAAGTACCTGTTCTGCTTCTTTGCCAGTTATACCTAATGAATTATATACATCTAATAGCAATAAGTGATTATCAGTACCTCCACTAATTACTTTCATGCCTTTAGATTGTAGTTCTTCTGCCATGGCTTTAATATTTTTTAATACTTGAATTTGGTATTCTCTAAATTCGGGTTGTAGCGCTTCATAAAAACATTGAGCCTTTGCTCCTATAACATGTTCTAATGGCCCGCCCTGAATACCAGGGAATACAACTCTATCTATTTTTTTAGCTAATTCTTCATTGTTGGTTAAGATTGCGCCACCACGAGGCCCTCTTAGCGTTTTATGAGTTGTTGTAGTAACAATATCTGCGTATGGTACTGGATTTTGATGTAGTTTTGCCGCCACTAGTCCCGCTATATGAGCCATATCTACCATTAAGTAGGCACCGCACTCATCGGCAATCGCCCTAAATTTAGCAAAATCTATAGCCCTTGGATAGGCGCTAGCTCCTGCAATAATCATTTTAGGTTTTTCTCTTAACGCTATTTCCCTAACATTCTCATAATCAATATACCCTTCGTTATTTACTTTGTAGTCTACTATTTCATAATCAGACCCACTGAAGCTTAATGGGTGTCCATGGGTTAAATGTCCCCCATCAGAAAGGTTCATACCCATTACTTTGTCACCCGGATTAAGTAATGCTCTATATGCTGCCATGTTGGCAGAACTGCCACAGTGTGGTTGAACATTTGCATATTTAGCATCAAATAGCATACATAAGTAATCTTTCGCTTTCGTTTCAAATATGTCAATATTTTCGCATCCTCCATAATACCTTTTACCAGGATACCCTTCGGCATATTTATTAGTCAATATACTTCCTTGTAAAGCCAACACATCATCAGATACATAGTTTTCACTTGCTATTAATTCTATGTTGTCATGTTGTCTTTGTGTTTCTTGTTCTAACGCTTGTTTTAATATCGCGTCCATTGAGCCTCCTATTCGCCCATGTAGAAATCTATTACACCGGCTTTTACTATTCTTATTCGGTCATTCATGCAATGCACACCATTTTCATCATATGCTTTGCAATAATAGTCTAATTTGTTATCTAAGCTTTTGTTTTTGTTTACTATGTACTCTACATCATCTTGACCGGGGATGGTTACAGCTACATAGACATCTGTTTTTTCTTCTTTCGCTCTAAGAAATACTTGTTTTAGTTCTTCTCTATTCATTGACTGCCTTAGTCTCCTTCATTTCTTCTGTGACCTCTTCGTCTGGAATTACTACCAATTCTGGTTGAGGTGGTTGTAAATCATATTTTTTCACTAGATTGTTAAAAGGTTCTTCAACCCATGGTCCAGGGTTTCGAGTTGCCAAAGCAGCATCAGCAAATGTAAAATTTCCTATAAAAATTCTATCACCTTTGTCATATAAATACGCGTTGGCAGAATCTTCTAACATTGTGTAGTCTATATATACTTCTTTTAAATTATAGAAGTTACAAAAGGACATACACTCAGCTTTTAAACCATTCATAGCATATTCTATAAATATGTTTTTACATTCTTGTACCGTCATTATTGTCCTCCTCCAAGCTTATCTGTACGTCTATTTTGACAGCATTACTTGTATTGAATACATAATCAAAGCGAGAACCTTGATTAAGTCGTTTCATTAGTTCTGACCTGTTTAATTCAATATATCTACGAGTTATATCTCCACAAAAGTTTTTATATTCTTCGCAACATATATATTTAGGTTCTTGAATTTTATTCTTTTTCTTTTTCATATATATTCTCCTTTTATATATATAAATTATATCATAAAAAATAAGAGATTGTCAAGTTTTTCTTAACAATCTCCGCAATTTTTTTATTGATTTCTAAACAGTAGGGCGGTATACAATAAAGCCGCTCCTATCCATTGTAATGACACGGGCCAATTTTCTAAATTGGTCACCATGTTTAATATAAAACTACCTGCAGCACCTATAACCATTAGTGCTGGGAAAACAACTTTTAAAATATCTACTGCATTATTCATATATAACTACTTCCCCGTTCTTTAGGCTTGCTTGTACATCCACCAAACGTTGATTAGACGAACCTCTAAACGGTAATGTAATATCTCGTAGCTCCTTTATAAAAGGTCCATCTACTAATACATCGCAACATTCTAACAATTCTTTAGTATCTTCATTTTTTAATAATTGTTCAAATGTTTTACCACAATAGGCCCATACATCTAATCCAAGATTGTGTGCTAATATCGCAAGTCTTGTATTTTGTTTTGGTTGTAGAAAAGGGTCTCCACCACTTAGTGTAATTCCCTGATGTCTAAGAGAATGTTTTGTTATTTCTTTTTCAATGTCCTCTAGGTCCACTTCCTTTCCACCACACAAACTGTGGGTTTCAGGATTATGGCATCCAGGGCAAGCCATACGACAGCCCTGATTCCATACAACCATGCGAATGCCTTTCCCATCTACAATACTTTCAGTTTGTAAAGGGGCGGCTAATCTAATCTTCATTAGACCAACCCTTTAATTGTTTGCTATGTTTATAACGCATATCTGCTTCTTGTTGTTTCCCTTTATTAAATGCTGTTTTATAATCTCCTGTTAGATACCCTGTAACTCTACGTAATTGTTGTATATTATCGCTACCACAGATAGGACAAGCATCATTAAACTCATCCGTATATCCACATTCTAAGCAAGTGTCGCTTGGAACATTAATAGCGAAGTATGGTATATCTTTATCCATTGCATAATTAACTAATTGTTCTAGAGCTTCTAGGTTATTTTGAGCTCCACTATCTAATTCTACATATGTGATACATCCTGCGTTAGAATACCCAGTTAATTCTGCTTCTATGTCTATCTTTTCAAATGGTGACATTTTCTTCCAAACTGGTACATGAATACTGTTGGTAAAGAATTCTTTATCACTTACGTTTTTTATGTTCCCATATTTACTTCTAAATTTCTTCATGGCCGTATGACATAGGTTTTCCGCTGGTGTATAATACACACCAAAATTTAGTTTAAAGTCTTGCTTAAATTGTTTACATCTTTGATTAAACAAAGTTTCTATTCTTTTAGCCATGTCCATGCCTTCTGGTGTAGTATGGTCTTTTCCAATTAAGATTTGTAATGTTTCTGCCAAACCTAATTGTCCAATAACTAGAGTACCATGTTTCATAGCACTTTCTACGGTTTTACCATCATATCCTGCCATTAATCCATTTTCATACATAAACTTAGCTGATGACGGATTTTGTTGGCATATCCAACGATAGCGTTCAATTAACATATCTCTTGCTTCAGTAATCTTTTGGTCTAATAGAGCCATAAAGATATGATATGCATCTACGCCTTCATTTAATACGCCTTTTTCTTTACGATAGTTATATTCTTCCACCGCTTCCATCGCTAGAGTTGGCATAATAATAGTTACTGGTGCAATATTTCCTCTACCATCTTTTAAGAAACCAAGACCATTGATATCAAAACCATTGTATGTTCTACATCCCATTGTTGAAACATAAGTCTTAGGGTCATTCTTGTCATATCCTTCATTAACACTCCAATCAACATTGGCATAATTAGGATATAATCTTTTAGCTGTAGATTTTAATGCTAATTTATATAAGTCGTAATTAGGGTCTCCTTCCTCGCGATTTACTCCTTTCATACATTGGAATATACCACATGGGAAAATAGGAGTTTTATGTAATTTACCAACACCTTTTAGTGAGCCGTTTAATAAAACTTCTGTAATCATCCTACCCTCTGGTAAAGTACAGGTACCATAATTAATACTCGTAAAAGGTAATTGGTTTCCACTACGGCTTTGTAATGTATTTAAGTTATGATACATACCTTCGGCCGCTTGTGATGCTTCTTTGTAAGTTTTGTCCATAGCATACTTGTATGCTTTAGGGTGTGAAGTATAGCTTTCATCAGTAATGCTTACATCTTCAGCTGGATGTTGAGTAGGAAGCTCTACTTCTTCTATGTATTTTAATCCATCGTTAAAATGTTTTCTAAATGATTTACGCACATAAGGAACCATTGTCCAGTCAATATGACTAGCACTAACTCCTCCAAATTGTTGAAGTGATTGTAGTTGGAATAATACTGCGATTAATTGGAACGCTGTATTAACTGAATTTGCAGGTCTAACATCTGTTTGGCGAGTATTAAAACCTTTCGCTAATAAATCGTCAAATGGAATTGTTAAACAATTGTGCATACCAACTGCATAACTATCTAAGTCATGCACATACACTTCGTTGTTTAAGTGATTATTTTTAGCCATATCACTTAATAAATAGTTGATTGCGTAATCTTTCATCAGTTCGCTACGGGCTTCTCCCATACGCCCACCAAAAGAATGTTCGTCCAGGTTGGCGTTTTGGTTTTGTACATTCGTAGCCATAAGCTTTTCTTCTATAGTTTTCATGAGGTTTGTGTTTCTAGAGCGTACTTTACTTCTTTCATTTCTATATACTATATAAGCTCTAGCTACATCCTTTCTATCTGTATCCATTAATAGTTCTTCAACTATGTCTTGAATATCCTCAACTGATAGAGGGAATGTAGATTTGGTAACTATTTTTGCTACTTCGTTACCAATACGTCTGATTTTTTTGACTCCAGCCTTTGTTAGAGTTCCATCAACTGCTAAAAAGGCTTTCTTAACCGCATTCATTACTTTTTGTTTATTAAAAACCTCTCTGCGGCCATCTCTCTTAATAATGTAAGATGCCATGTTAATCCTCCTCACAACAATTTGAGTTATAGCGATATATACCGTAATAACCTAAGAAGATGGACTCACTTTCGTCTTCGGGGATGTCGTCCTTGAAAATAGCTTTGGCCCTTGCAATAGCCGCTCTTTTTTGCTCAGGACGCTTAGTCCCAGAGATATGGTTATAAGCGCGCCATTCATCTGCCATGGCGGTAACCAAATCTATCCCCAGCTCTTCAATTATTGCATATCGCAATACTCCTTGTAACATTGCCAATTTCTTAAATAATACAGGATTTTGTTGATATTGTATATCTTCTAATATAACACATTTGATATTGTTTTCCTGTACTATCTTTACTACTTCTCGCCTTAATTCACTAACCCTGGTGAAGAAATCTTTTTTCTTATCTATATTAAATGTTTTATGCCCTAGTAGTTGACCATCCCTATTAAACAAAGACATGCCACTAACATATGAGGCTGCATCTAGAGATAAGAAAAAGGGTGTAGTATCTTTAACATCAACGGCGTTTAAGTGCATACATTCTATACACTCAAAGTTGGTTTTCAGTAAGAAGTCGACAGTGCCTTCTATTTGATGTCCGTGACTTGAGCACGCACACCTAAGAACACTATCTTTGTTTTGATAGTCGTTAATATTAAGAATTACTACACCCAGTTTTTCTGCGAGAGTATTTAGATTACTCTGCTTTTGATTCATTTGTTTCTTCTATTTTAGTTTCTTCTGATTTGCTAGCTTCTTTTTCTTTAAAGGCAATGTATCTTTCTAGCTCATCAGCATATTCTGTTAATCTTTTATTATGAACCGCATTCTTGGCTAGAGTTATAAGCACTTGTTCTAAACGCAATTTTGCTTCCTCTAGGGTCATAATATCTTTTTCGTTGTTCTCCATAGTTTGAACTACCTCCTATAAAAACATGTTCCTCAAATTGAGGATGGTGTCTTATCCAATCTTCTAGTAATGTTAATAATGGTGACATACCGTACTGCTGGAATATGAACTCATAACGGTCCTCTCCAGTATGTATCAGTTCCTTCTGCACCCCTTTGCGTAGATATGAGATATTAAAGACATACTCGTAATATGACATATAGTAGGGTTTTTCAGCTAAGTATCTATAAGCGAGAAGAGCAAGGTCATAGTTTTCCAAATACCCTTTCTCCCACATGGGCCTAAGATTTATCCTAAAATCGGTTTTGTGATTATAGTAATTCATCAACAACATGGTCTCTAAACATATCTCAGGGCCTTCGGATACTGGTAGCTTAACCAAGATTGTACTAATCTTGTTTAATTCTTTGCTTAATACTTTATCTACAAGCCATTCTATATTGCCATTAATCTCGGAAGCAACCAGCCTTTGTCTAAAGGGTGAGTATTTTCGTTCACTCATTACCTGCTCTAATATTATAGTATCATTGAGCAGACTAATATCGACACTCTGTGCGAACAAAAAGTGATGTCCTTTATCCACCAAAGCGCTGTAATACTCCCATTTTTCTTTATTATTCAATATTTCAACAGGGTCATCATACAACATACAAAATCTTGAAGTTGGATAATCTTTTTTTAAATCTTCCCCTTGAAAAGGTTCATATAACCTTATGGGTTGATATTTGCCACCCTTTGCCTTCCTGTCAATTTTCCAAGCAATTTTGTGTCTTGGTTTATTCATTGAAAACAGCAACATGTTATTATAACATTTAAAATTAGGTTGCATATATCTAGTTTCCGTCAAGAAGGGGCGTAATGGTTTATCCATAAAACCTGGCCCATATTCTTCTATCGGTAATTTATAATAATCTTGTATATATCCTGACGGATGTGGGATATATTTAGATTGTTTGAAAACATATATTTTATCATACTGAGCCAAGTTAGAAGGAAGTGGTGAAGATATCAACCTTACATTTAAGTTACGGTCCTCCTTCAAATAGGCATATACCAGTCCTAAGTCATAATTAGGTGCTACATAATATTTTGTTCTCAAAACATCATAGTCCATTAGTCCTATTTGTTGAACCATACTTCCTCCTAGTCATCAGCTCTGTATCGGGTTATGTTTAACAAACCACAATCATCTGAGTCGATAATTTTGTAGAATGGGAATTTATTTTCGCTCTGTCTTCCTCTCGCCATAAACTGGTCGGCATTTCTCCAACCGTTTACAATTAAATTTGTACCGCGCTTAAACCAAGAACGCTCTATGACTTCTTTTTTACCTGTCTCCTTGTTTGGCTGAGATAACTGTTTGTCATATTTACTATATTGCTCTGCTACACATTTAACATTAACGACCCCTGTTGGAGTTAATAATACTACCGTGTGTTTATAACTATTCTTGTCTAACACTGTTCCACAAATTGTTTGCAATTCAAAGACTGGTACCTTTCTTCCTTTATATTCTTTATACTCTGATGGAGTTGGTATCTCATTCATTTCATAAAAGTCACCGAACTTAAATTCTGGATGATATGTATTCATTAAGTCGTGTTCATGGTAATAGAACCCTAGAGTATCCATTTCCCAGGTTGATAGACTTCCTCCACAATATTGGTCCCAGACTTCTCCTATCTCAGCTGTATGTAATTTATCAATGAGCTTGTCTTGATTTTTTGTGAGATATTCTTTTAATTCCATCATTCTATCTTTGTATAAAGTATCCCATACTTTTATTTCTATATAGGTTTTTTTCTTGTCTGTTCCTAAATATGCTATATCAAAGTTTTTACTAAAATATTCATAGGCTCTATCATCAATATAATATCTATCGTCCTTTTTGCTCAACTTTAGATATTTGTTAAAATTAAATAGATAGATAAACTTTGATTTATTCTTAGGTAAAACATTATAGTTAATCAATCCATTAACATTGGCTAAGGTTAATTTATTTTTGCGTGGGATTAATACGCTTAAATATTCATATAACAATTCTTTACGACTTTGGCCAGCTTCTAGTTTATCAAAACATCCAGCTTTTATTAAGGCTATTGTTTGTACCTTACCAGGATTTACTTTTTCCAAGAAATCTTGGAAATTACTATAAGGTCTGTTGGAAATAATTTTAGTAGTAATATCATCACCTACTTCACTAATTCCTTTCATTCCATAAATTATAGTATTATTTTCTTGGTCTGGTGTAAATCCAAATTTAGCCTTGTTAATATCTGGTAGCTCAACTCCAATACCTTGTCGTTTAATACGCCCTATGGCAGAACTTAATTTACCATAGTTCGTTGTTCCACCAGATTCTTCATCAGCTCCTCCCGAGTTTACAGTTAAACAAGCTGTTGCCCAATAAATCGATGGGAACTTGTAATTCAAATTCATTTCTTGCAATGCTATCAATGAATAAGCAACCGTATGGGGGATACTAAATGAATAACCCAGCTGTCTTTTAATTTGGACATCCCAAATATATTTTAAGATATCCTCTGACACACCATTGTCTAAACCTGTTTGGAAATATTCTGTTCGTGCAGATGCTATTTCCTTCATTTTCTTCTTTGCTATAATTTTTCTAATCTTATTGGCGTGTGGAACATCATAGTTCGTGAATGGTAACATAACCGCCAACATGGCTGACTCTTGACTTTCCAGAACTCCTGTATATTGTTTCATAAAGTCATACAAGATTTCTTTTTCTTTATCGGTTGCCACTAGGTCATCAATTTCTTTCTTGATTAACTCTGGATGTTGTTTATATATAACATATTCTTCTGTTGGCGTCTTTTGTCCTTTCTCTGGCACTAGTCTCATCAGCGAGTTAACCGCTGCCATTTGTGGAATACTTTCTGGTTTAACCAATGATAAACTTTGTTTTCCAACGGTTGAGTCCATTTGGAATATGTCTATAATTTCGTTACGCCATATTTTATGCCACATTTCAGGAGCATCTCTATCCAAAACGTCTGGATGTAGATATTTATCGTATGTGCTTTTCAATGTTCCCTGCCATTCAATTAAATTATCTGCCAATAATAAGTCTAAAGTTGTGTGTATTTTATCTAACGCCTCAACCGATAGACAGTCCATTTTTAGACCGCCCATATATTCGGTATCTCCTAAATCAAATTGAGTTACCTCTGTTCCATTTGGAGCTTTCATCATTGCGTTATAAGTATATACTGGCACATTAAATACTACCAGACCACATGCGTGAATACCCATTTGACATACAAGTCCTTCTATGGCTTTCGCCATTTCCAGGAACCCAGGATATTTTTTAAACTCCTCTGTCAATTGTTTAATTGGTTTTCTGTCTTTCTCTGGGTTACCTTGAATGCAATCTTTTAGTGGCCATAAGAAACCTCTTTCTTGAGGTATCATGGTTGCTAGATATTGAGCTACGTCAACATCAATACCAAGACCACGAGCTGCTGTTAGAATAGCTGAACGAGTACCCAATGTACCAAAAGTACATACGCAAGTACTATCTCCACCATCTGCTTGAGCTGCTTCTTTAATTTTTTGTAAAACCACGGGTCTTCTACGCCCTTCTGAGTCTACATCAATGTCGGGCAATTCTATCTTGTTTCTTTCCAAGAAACGCCAATGTGGAAGATATATACCTTGTTCCAATGGGTTCATTTGGGTAACGCCAATCAAATAGTTAATTAACATAACACCTGCTGAACCACGAGATATACCAACCAATGATTCTGCTTTGTCCCACATAATTTGAATAATATTACGAACCATCAATAAATAAGAACTGATAGATTGACCAAGACGCTCTGATACCAACCAACATTCGGTCAGTTCTTGCTCTAGTCTTTCTAAATACTGGTCTTTCTTTTCTTGAGGGAGGTTCATTTCATGCAGCTTTATCAGTCCAAGATATAACATATACCTGTCGTCTTCTGATGGAGAGTTATAATATTTGTTTAAATATTCAAACTTATCCCTAATCTTAAATGTTGAAAACCAAATCTTCCATTCAGGGTGTTTAACCCTATCATCACTTAAATGTGGAACGATTTGAGGTTGAGCTAAATCATATACAGCTATTTTATCGTTAATCTCATTTGTGTTTTCCAACATTTCTTTCAATACATCTTCTTCTATATAATCATTCATTAGAGAAACAATCTCTTCTGGTGTCATCATATAAGTATATTGATAGAACTCTGCTGTTTCACGGTCCCCATCTTTACTATTTAAGAATGAAGCGTGGACTTCCCTGTCTTCTTTTTTAAGATAATGACTATCTGTTGTAATGATACACTTGGTATCTGTTTCTTTCCCAAGCCATATTAACCATTTGTTGTATTCAATTTGTTCCTGATACCTTGCTGGTTGAAGCTCAAGATAAAAATCATCACCAAATAACTCCTTACACCATTTGATAAATGCTATTGCATTGTGTTCAGCCCCATTCATTTTACATATTCCTAACCAACCTCCAACACATGCGCTTGATGCTATAATGTGCCCTGGGTTCTTTTTAATGACTTCTTCCACATCTTGATAATAAGTAGGAGTCCTTGTTAAGAACATTGTAAACGAATGTTTCCAGGCTCTGGTAGACAATTCTCTTAACTGCCCATGCCCTATTTCATCCTTGGCTAATAATATAAAGTGGGGGAACTTTTCCCCTTTTTCATAAGTCTCTGCTGATAACCCATCTCTACATAAATATATTTCATTTCCTAAGATGAGTTTAAAATCATTCCAACTCTCATCATCTTTCTTTTTTTGTTTATAATATCGTAATGCCTTGATATGAGCAGATAGGGCTTCATGGTCTGTTATGGCCATGCCCTTAAGCCCTATATCGTGAGCATACTGAATTATGTCTTCAACTTTATTAATACAGTCCAGCAATCTTAAGTTGCTATATTCTGTATGATTGTGCAAACTTGTATAGCTCATATCTCCTCCTTAATAATACTCTAACATATTATTTGTCTTCTGTCAACTATCCTGTTCGAGCAAAAACCTCTTTGTGAACCATGGCACTAAAGTTTTTGAATTTGGTAATTGTGATAGAAAATTCCCCACAATCCCATTCGCCATAATATTCATATCCAGTGTCAGTTAGGTCCGAATGAGTTATTTTACCCATAGGATTACCCTCGTCGTCTTTAAGACATTGGTCGATATATTCTTTTACTGCTTGACGAGATTCGCATACCATTGCAGCCGCTCCGGCGTGTCCGTCCATCTCCCAAGCCCATGCTACTAAATATTTCATTTGGTTAATCCTTTCTTTAAAAATTAAAAAATTATTTTAGTTTAAAAGGCTCATTTTGCTATTTAAAAAGCTCATTCCGCTTTAAAAATATTTTATTAAATATTTTATATTATAAAAACCTTTTAATCGTTATACAGTACCGAATTATGCTTCAGAGCTTTCTTCGGCTGAATCTGGTTGACCAACAAAATCTGCGGTAACTTCTTCAATTTTTTCAATTCCTATTCTTAAGTCATTGCAGTAATCTCTTAAATCTTTAACTAATTTCTCTACATCTACACCTTTACTATAAGGGTGTTTAGCTATACTTTCAATATTCATTAAGAAATTATCTAAATTAGTTACTAGGTCTAATGCTTGTTGTTTCATTATTATCCTCCTCGGCAAACATATCTTTAATTTCCTTTTTAAATTTTGCGTTGTCTGCCTCTTCTTCAAAATTAAAATCTATAAGAATTGCCACTTTACCTTTCGGGAAGTCCTGAATACTCAGTTCCTTTGTGTTAAAGTTTAATTCATTGATTACTATATTAGTCACTCCACCATTGTTAATCATAAATCTTTGGTCGTTAATGGTTAAGCGTAATACACCTAATCCAGTGTTTACTTCACAGTGTTGTTTACCCAACATATTCTTAGCCGTAGCTGCTGCTATAAACTCTTCGATGCGAGGGTGATTGCGGTATAGATATACTTGTAATTTTTTACCACCATCTAACATATGTGTTTCAACTTTAAAGTCCAGCTTCCCTCTAACCAGTTTAGAGTATAAAACTTCTTGTTCCAAAAAGTTTTCTATGCTAACTTTTTCTAATACTACCATATATCTTCATCTCCATTAAGTTCGTCACCATTTAATAAACTATCTACAATACTCTCTAACCCACCAGAGTAATTATATCTAGCGTTAATGGCATCTTCTACCATGTTTCGTATTTCTTTTTCACTCAAACCATAACTGCGTTCATCTGTTATTATTAAATGGTATACAAATAGTTCAGTTATTGACGCCCCTTCGTCCAAGATATTATTATATTGCTCACTAAGGTCTCTCAATTTCCGATTGGGTAATAGATATCTCCGCTAGGATGTCTCTATCTACTACTTGCTCCTTTAGTGTAATCTCAATTGGGCTTTGCGCCAAATAGTTAATTAGTAATTTAGTTTTTGCAATATCTTCCATAGTTAAGCCGTCTCCAAAATGGTTGCTTACTATATCCTTCATTCCGGGTATCTGTGTAAGGTATTCGTATTGATGTATAATAAAGTTCATCTTTGACATATATTCATGGAAAGATGCTATTGGGTCTTGAACATCAAACACTATACCATTGATATAAGGTTGAGTTTTTAAAGAAATCTTTGTACCCTTCTCACTTAAGGTTCCAGGTTTATAAAACTTCTTTGTCTGTTTTGACATATATAGTCCTCCTTATAATTTTTACAATATAATTATATCATAAAATAAAACCTTTTGTCAATAAAAAAATTCAGAAAGACCCTAGTTTCTTTCTATGGTCATTCTGAATTCGTTGTATGCTAATTCAGCTAGCTCATCTTTAGACATAGATGTCTTAAATTTTACTTCGCCTTTAGCTAATTCTTCTTGTAATTCTTTAACAGTGCATTTATTGAAATAATCTTTTAATAGACCATTGTACTCTGTTACTAGAGTCGCAATAGTTGCTTTACTTTTTACCTTGTCTCCAGCTAGTTTTACATAGTCTGTTTGCCAAGATTCTGGCACTGCTACTAATTTATCTTTTCTTAATAAAACTGTGATAAGCCAATTTTTAAATCTTTGCATATTTCCTCCTAAAAAGCATAGTCCCAAATTGTTGGGGCAGTATACTCTGTTAATTCATAATCTTTTACCATAAACTGAAGTCTACCAATATTATAGGCTTTATCTATATCAAATTCTCCTACAACATTAATGTTGTGTTTTTCTCCACGCTCTAGTCTTTCAGTTAATTCCGGTGCGTTGAATATAACTATGTCATATTGTCCACAATCTACTTTAACATGTTGCCCTTCAGCTCCCATAATTTCATATTTGTCTAATGGAATATTATTAACAATTCCTAATGGTTTTTCAACTCCATGAGACCATACATCATCGGCCGCCATAATTTGGGCTATCTCTTTATTTACATTTTTGCAGTCGGCCACTAAATCAACCATATATAAATTAACATTAAAGTCTATTAAATCTAATGTTTGGTCTAGATGCATTTTAAACGATGGTAGAGAATCTCTGTCAATTCCTATACCAAAAGCAAATGCATGCCCTTCTGCCATTTCTACTCCAGTTATTCCTTTAATAGTTTCTTTCAAATTGGTTAAACCCTCAGCTGGTTTACCTCTTACACTACCTCGATATTGACAATTACCTTTGTTGTCAGTATACTCTCTCAATAAGATTACTGGTTTGTTGGTTTGACTTAATAATTTGTTAGCTATCAATCCGGATAGTTCAAATGATAAGTCTTGGTCTTCGTCTACATATACAATAGAATTGTGCATATCACGAGGCATATCGCCTTCTATAATTTTTATACTCTTATTAATTGCTGTCGTTTGTCTTTTCTTTGCATTATCGCATAATCTAACAGCTTCTTCAAATAGTGGAACTTCCTCATCTTCACTGCCACGCTTACTACTAAATGTCAATGACATAGGAGTAACCAAGGCATTGAATATGGCATGCTTTTGCGGCATTGTCCCTAGTCTAATAATTGAGTTTATATTTGGACCAATAACCCAGCCTATATCTTTAATTGAAGGTTTAGGATTTTCTTGGTTAAAATGTGCTTTACTAATAAGAGCCATTAAAAATGGGTGCTCTTCTATGTATTTAATTCCTTCTGTAATTATTTGTTTGTTTTCCAAACTTGAGATATCCATAACATCTGCAACAATTCCGCAAGCGGCTAATGCATAAACCTTTTTGGGAATTTGTATTCCATAAGTTTGACAATAAGCTTGCACAAATTTCAATGCTACTCCAGCTCCACTTAAAGCTGGATTTGGATAATCTAGTTGACTATTGACTATTGCAATATCATCTATATATTCTCCATAATCAAAATCATTGTCCACTTCGTGGTGGTCTAATACAATAACTTTAGTGCCTTTTGATAAAAGTTTTAGATGTTCTTGTTTTTGGGAACTCCCGGCATCTGGGACAATAATCAGGTCAACATCTTCTGGGATGTCTCTTAGTTCAATACCATGTTCCTTTCCAGGGTGTAATACATAATCTATGTCTTGCCCTTTCCCTATTTGATTAAGTAGAGATAAAATAATGGCTCCACTTGTATATCCATCTAAATCGCTATCAACAACTACTAATATATTATTCTCTGCATCCATAATCGTATCATGCATTATGTCTACAGCTTTCTTCATGTCTGATAATCTAAAAGGTGAATGTTCATATTCTTCTTTTGGGTATAGCCATGCTACCGGGTCTTCTATGCCTCGGTCATATAATAAATCGTTTAAGGCTAGTTCAGGAGTTTCGTTATTATAATTCTTCGTTCGTAACTGGTATTTCACCGGTGTCCTCCTTTTCTGTTATCTCTCTAGGAAATTCAGAGATGTTCTTTCTATCTCTATATAATTTTGAATAAATTTGTCTGCCCCTATCAATCGGAGCATCCTTATTTCCTAGTAAGTCTCCATCCCAATCGTATATTATATCTACATCAAATCCCATGTCTAGGATTTTGTACCCTTCATTTAACATTTTGTTGAGCCCATACATGCGGTCTCCATCTTCGTCCCAGTCATTGTCTAATGCTAAGACTATTTTTTCTACCCCTGCATTCTTCAATATGATAGCGTGATATTCACTAAATGAACTTCCTCCTATCGCTATTGATTTGTTTTGGGTAAAGTATGAACCGTGTTTTAGCACAGATTTCTCTGCTTCATAAACTATAACTTCTTTTGCTTTCTTTATTACTTTTTGATTTTGATAATAACCATAGGCTACCATCATCTTAGGATAGTTATATAATTCTTTATTATGCCACAATGGCATATATTTACGATGTTCTTCAATATCCTTTTGGTTAAAGTTTCTAACTTTGATGCCAACAAGTCTCCCCAGATGGTCATATACTGGAAACACTATACGATTACGCACCATATCAAACTTAACTCCAAAGTCACATAACACATCATAATCTATCCCTTCTTCTAGCCAAGGTGCTAGATATTTGGGTTGTTGAGTAAAACACTCCAAAACATGCGGATTATATACTGTTAATTGTTCAGCCCAATTCTCAGTTATCTTTTTGGTTCTAAGAACTGCTGGGGCTTCTATTACAGCAAATCCATGTTTCATTCTATCCTCAATCATGGAGTCTAATAATACATATGCCTGAGAATAAGAAATCTTCGTCCCACGAGCTTTATATGTATTCATTATGACATCATAGATGCTCATTGCTTTACAGTTTGTATAACAATAAAACCTTTTGCTTGACTCATAATAATACAGTTTATGGGATGGATTGCTTACCAACTCATTATGGCAAAGAGTTGGAAAGATTAAACAATCATTTCCATATCTTACCATTGTTTCAGGTACTCCTAAATGTTCCATTAAACGAAGAACATCTGATGTGTTTAACTTGGCAACTAAAATATCTCCAGCTGCCATGTTAAACTACCTGTACTTCTTTATTTTCAGTAACGACGAACCCCCCTATTTTTCCAGCTTGCTTTACTTGTACTCGTGTGCTATTAAAATCTATTGGTTCATTCTTTCTATCCGTTACGAAACAATCTGTGGTACGACAAGTACCCAAGTCTATATATCTCCATATACGGATAGCCGTCCATTTACCACGACGGTTTTTATAAACATCTGTAATAAAGTTTGGTTCATAGGTTCCCAGTTTTAGCGCCAACGCTTTGCCAAGTTCTTGTTCTGCTGCATTCATTGGTAAAGTAATTGTACCAATGTCAGCTTTATCCGCTATCGCCTTAGAACCTCTGATTAAGTTTTGGTTCTTAACTTCTTTTTCTTCATAATCTCCATTCAATTGGGTTGCTGATGAGATATGTATATTTAATTCATTTGCTAAATTCTTTAAGCAATCTGATACCAACATTAGGATTACATCATCTCTAGTGTTTTTATCTCTATTATTAGTTAATCCTGATGTTATGTGGATATAATCATAAAATACATATTCCACATCTTCTTGAAGTACATGTTTTTTAATGGTTGTTTGTATTGTGGGTATGCTTGGGTTTGGTAGAAATTCTATAATAATATTATTATATTGTTGGATATACTGTATCGCTAATTCTACCCTTTCTCTTTCATTGTCGCTATACTTATTGTTTAGTATCTTATCCTCATTAACTCCCGACACATACGCCAATATTAAGGTTTGCATTTCTGCATGCTCCAACTCTGTTGTAATATATAGCACTTTATTTTCAATACCTGTGTTTTCCCATGTTTCTGTTTCTAAATTATAATACATTGGAATAGCCAGTTTAGCTGCATTTGCTGCCATACTACGAGATTTACCAGCTCCTGATGGTCTGGAATCTATGAAAAACTTTTTAAGTCTTGCCCCACGAGTTACTGTATTGTACATTTCTCCTTCCATTGGTAATCCAACTTCTGGAATTGTTTGTAATTCGTGATATAGTTCTTCAATACTATCCCCAACATGGATACAACTTTTTTCCATAAGGTTTTGATATTTACTCTGTAAACCACTAATCTTTGCTTCATAATGTTTGAATATATCATCTATTTCTAGTGCATTGAATTTAGCCATTTGTTTTTCAAATAACTCTGGTGCTAATGTTTTATCCCATAGGTCTGTAACATCTACACCTATTTTTGCAAAGTCTCTCAACAGACTTTGTTTTTTCATGAGAGAATAATTGTAGTCAAAGTTTAAAGGACTATCATCGGCACATACTTGGTACAAAACATCCATACCACCATCGCTTATAAACTTCTCGTACATACCTTGTTGCTCTCTAAAGTAAGCCACTATGTCATTTATATCTATATGACTATTACCTAAGGCATATAAGTTATATAGTGCCGTGTAGATGGCTTGATATTTCTTCTCCACGAAATCTTCTAATCTCAGTGGATACTCGTTTGATATTATCAAATCATTATCTAAATATAATCCTGTCAAAACTTTTTCTATTGCATGAGAATTATACATAGTAATCCTCCTTTCCTATTCTTCATAAGTAAAATCTAATAATTTCTTTGTAGGCTTTTTATGAATTATAGTAATGATGTTCTCTGTCTGTTCAACATCTATTTTATCTCTCTGTGTCACCTCGGCGGTCTTAGTATATGTATTGTCTATATTTTGATAATAAGCTTTCGCCTTGTGATACATATAGGGGATTATACCCACACCTTTGCTATCACGAATGTTATTTTCCTTGATAACGAAAAAATATGTGAGAGTATAATACATTCCCATATATGTTTTCCCCTCGTCTCGATAACGCTTTAGTTGAGAACCTATTAAGTTCCAATTTGGTTCTTGAGGATAATATAGACTTTGTATTAAATCAGTCAGTTTGCGCAACTCGGCAGCTTCTTGTTGTGCTTTCTCATAACACTCTGTGTGAGCATATCGAGTAGACACTTTTACACACTCGACATACTCTCTATCGAATTCCTGCCCACAGTATTTACATTTGACCTTTTTCGCCATATTATAATTCTTTTAGTTCTGCTAATGCTGCTTCAACTAAATCTTGTTGTGCTGGTGTAGCTTCTGTAATTTTCTTTCCTACTCCTAAATATTGGTCAATAATACCAGTCATAGTTTCAGCCAAATCGCTTTCTCCAGCTACTATTCTTTCTTTTAATTTATTGATGGTTGTGGTAACTTCTTTATAAACCTCAGAGAAAGATTTTTTCTTTGTAGTTGCCTCTACTTCTTTTGCTTCTTCTAGGATAGTTTTGTTTTCAGTTGAGATTTTAACTCCAGCAGATAACATTGCTTCATCAGCACTTTGTACTGCTTTAACTAATTCATCATAGTTAAAGTTAATTTTAACTGGTAAACCATCTCCATAACGAGAACCTGCTTCGATTTCTACATCTCCATAAGTTCCACCACGGAAGAATGCTACTGGGTGATTTCCACCATTACCATCAGACTCTTGGCAAACGAACATAAATACGTCAACCAATCCTGAGATAATTTCTCTTGGTCTTTTATCCATTGCTGGTGTAATACCACTGTGACTTACTCCTAAAGCATCCACATAATCTTTCTTTTCTGCGTGTGAGATAAATACTAATGTATAACCCATTTGTCCTAATGAGTTGATAACATCTTGGAACTCATCTCTTACTGCTCTATATCCTTTACCGAATCCTAGGTCGGTTAAGTCTTCAATGTCTTTTTGAGTTTTAACAAACTTCTCTGCTAATCCCCACATTAAAGGTGCTGTATCTATAATTAAAGTGTCATACATTTCACGCACTTCTGGTTTTTTTAATTGCTTTGCGTAATTTTTCATGTCTACCCATGAAGTTACTGATACAGCTTTAATTCCGTCAATTAAATTATATCCAGGCTCAAATGCTAGTAATAATGGTTTACTGAACTGGCAAGCCGTTGTTGTCTTACCAGTTTTTGGTCCGCCATAGATTAAAAACATTTTACCTTGAACACCCGCTTTAACTTGGTGTTCTTTTACTGTTAATAAATCTAATGCCACTATTGGTCCCTCCTATTAAAATAATAAGTTAGCTCCAGCCGCTTTATTTGTTGCTGCTGTCATTTGAGCTCTTGCATTGTATCTTTCTACAATGTCATTATTTTGTGCTACAACGATAGCTTGTAAATCTTTTAAGTTATAACCACTTTCATCAGCTTCTGTAGCTGGTGTACCAGCAGTAATTCTTAATAATCTTACTGTATTTGTATAAGTTTGTTTGATTGGTTCTCCAAATCCTAATTCTTTTTCAACAACTCTTTCGTGTTGTTCGTAAACAATTTGTCCACATAATGTTACTAGGTCACCAACATTATAGTTACTATTGATATAACTAACTGCTGCTGGGTCATCAAATCTTAATGTTAATTCATTAACCCTATTACCAAATGCAACATTTAATAATTTTAAGTCAAAACTATCTGTGCTATTTCCTTCTCTATCTACAACTTCTTTGATAGATGCAATAACACCTTGAACTTCAAAACTATTTTGGTTTACAGCGTCACTAGCTGCAGCTCTTACGAATGAACCACCGATTCTCCAGTTAGTTACAACTCTATTATCTCTTTCAGAGTAGAAACTATTATCTTCGATACGAGCATTGCTTACAGCTATCTTAGGTGCTTTTTGGATTCCTACCGTTCTAGCTGAAGGGTAATCTATCATTTTTACTAATCTTTCATAAATACCATTCTTTTCTCCTGAGTTCTTTAATTCATAAGCAAACACAGATACTGGAATAATATAGTCGTTATCTGTCATAACTTCTAATTCACCAGATAAGTATTTACGTCCGTTCTTATCCACTTTGTTTTCAAGTGAATTGTCCATTAGAGTCCCTTGAATGGTAACTCTGTTAAGCATTTGTTTTAAATCTTCTTTTGCCATATTATATTTTCCTCCTACAAAATTAGTATGTCCTAATTATATCACTATTCTTTATTTTTGTCAACATCTTTTGCGATTTCTGTTAAAGTTTTTTCTTCATCACCTTCGTTGATTCTAGCTTTAGTAGATTCCGCAAAGGCATCTAAGTCCATGAAACCTATACGTCCATGTTGATAAAATAAACCGAAGTTTTTATCCTTTAGATTAGGATGTTCATCTATGATAGTACTTAGCTTAGATACTACATTTTGTATGTCGGATACTAACTCTGAGTAGTCCACAGATTGAGTTTTATTTTCTGGTTCCATAAAATGTCCTCCTTGTTTTTTCTACACATAGTATATCACTATTTGAACCGAATGACAAGTCCTTTGTGAAAAAACTTTTTTAATTTTTTAAAAAACTTTTATTTCTTGGATTTTAATAAATTTTGCTGGCGTGTTTTACTTTTTTTATTTTAATAATATAATTATATTATAAAAGTATTTAATCGTTATACGCCACCGCATTTCGCTAAAATGGTGAATAAACTCAATCCACAAAAAAAGAGATGTCAATTACTGACATCTCATATACTATATTAAAAGAATGGAGCGACGGGCTAAATGCCCATCAAACTATCCTCCTCAACCTGTATTCTCTCTTATATTCCTTTTGAAGTCAGTATATATAATTGGGTATTCTATTATTATTGATGTCGCTCCAAAAGTATATATAGTATCTTGTATAAAAAGAATAGGGGAGAGAAGACTTCCCTCCCCTTCTATTTATAAAGAGTCGGTATTAAAGGATTAGTTACCTTTAATCATTTTTGCTACAGTGATGTTTTCACCAGCTCTAGGAACATAAGAAGCTTCTCTTGCTTGTCCTCCAACTGTGATTTGGTATCCATTGATGCTTTCTCCATTGAATGCAGCTGCGAATAATTCAGCTACTGTTTCAGTTCCATGACTGATAACTGGGTTAGCTCCTCCTGGTACTTTTGTGATAATTACTGAATAAATGTTTTCCATATGAAAATTTCCTCTCTTTCTTTCTTTAATAATTTATCAATATTTTTTTATTGACAATATAATTATATCAAATTATATTACCATTTGTGAAGATTTTTTTGAAAGTTTTTACTCAAAATTTTTAGAATAAATCATCTTGAGTAACTGGAACTTCTTCTACTAAATCTTCAACTACTTCAAAACTTTCCTCATACTTATTGTAGTAATGGTCAAATATAGTTTTGAAATAATAAGTTCCAACTCTGTCCATAACTAAGTCAATGAATTGAACTATCATTAGGGATGCAGTTTGTAATACTACTGGCAATACTGTGATTGATGTTCCACATGCTGACACTTCAGCGTTGTCATCATCATAAAAGTCTGCTTCGTATTTACTAAAATCTTTTACACTCATATCTAGTGAATAAACTCTAGCTTGGTCTGAACCTAAACGGCTTTCCCAGCAGTGTAAAATATTTTTGTTTTCCTTTGCTGCTAGCCATAATTCCTTACGGATTTTCATGCTATCAACTAATAAGAACACATATCCTGCCATTTCGTCAATACCTTTGTGCTCATCATCATGAACTGGTAATACAGCACCGATATTAACATTTACAACTATATTAGGATTAATTGCTTTTAACTTTTCAGCTAAAGCTTCAGCCTTAAGTTTCCCTAAGTCTTCTGTGTCATAATATTGATTTGGAATATTGTGGATTTCCACATCATCAAAATCATATATGTTCAACACTGGACAACCCATTCTAGCCATCATCATAGCTACGAAAGAACCTGTTGCTCCTACGCCTATGATATGAATAGGATGTTTAACATTGTCGGGTGAGAACACACTTATGTGTCTTGATAAGTCCATAGAATTATACTCTCCTTTCCACTGAACATAATTCAATTTTATAATATAATTTGTGTTTTTCAAATTATATATATATTATATCATATTTTTGACCTTTTGAAAAGTATTTTTTAAAAATATTTTTTCAAAGGTATCATATGATGGTGAGTAATAATTTTTTTCATTTCTTAATTATTACAAATATATTATATAATATTTTCAGTCCTTTTGTCTACATTTTTAATTCAACAAAGGGACTGAAATTTATATCATTCTAGTTCCCAAGCACATCTTGCCAATAGTTAGGGTCATTAAGTATCTCATCAAATGAACCAACATACTTAACGTCGATGTCTTCTAGCATAGGCTTTGTGCTTTCGGCCCCCTTTTTTTTACCCCCACCTCTATAATAAGAGCTGCCATTAGACCACGCAGTACTAGATTTACCAGTTCCAGTAGTCTTAGTTGGGGTTGTATAGGTTTTCTTACTAACCTTCGCCTTAATTTCTTCTTCAATAGATTTACGCATTTCAGATTCAGCTGGATTAAATGTTTTAAGGTCAGCTTGGTCCATATGTATTTTAATACCATTAGCGTAATCAAATATGTCTATATTATACTCCCTTTTCTTATTAGTTATTAAACGAATAAACCATGGGTTACCATCTTTAAAATATTCCATTTGAGAATCATCTTGACCTGATGGAGTTGGACTCATATTAACATGAGAGTGCCCCCAACATTTAATTTTACATTGTTTCTCAATAGGTGTTTCATTCCAGAACTCGATTAAAGCCATTGGGTCTATTTCAGTTGTAGTCCCATTAACTTCTTGTTTTAATAAAACGCAATCAGTTATTAAAAAACCTTGGTTATCAAACTTTTCTACGAATGCTAACCATCCGATTTCACCATCAGATAGGTCACAATATAGTTCCATTTTATTCCTTGCTTCTGGTAAGATGTATAATTCATATCTATTATCTAAAAAAGTTACCGTCTTAGCCATAATTATTTAGCTCCTTTCATTAATTCTTCATATAGTTCAGGGTCTTGTGTTTTACAAACTTCTAGGAAGCAATCATCTTTTCCACTGTAAGACCCTACGCTATCAGAGCCCCATTGAGTATTGAAACCACCAAAACCGACTCCGCGTCTAGTTCTCCAGTCTTGGAATTCTTCCCAAGTCATATTTTGTACCTTTTCTTTTTCAGCAGAAGGTATGCCAGAGTTTAATACATAATCTCTTAAAATATCTAGTCCAGCACAATATACTATTTTACCTTCCTTATCATATATTGGATACCACCAAACTTTACGACCAGCATAGTCTCTCATATTGGCAGTAGTTATATATTGTTTTAAACATATGAAGTAGTATTCTAAACCATGTTCACTTGTATGAGCCATGACATCATTGAATTCTCCTCCACATAAATGTCCTTTACCAAAATGTAAATATCCTACATTAGACCAGTTATTTCTTGCAAACATATCATCAAACTGATGGTCTAGAGTTTCTATAAATTCAGGTCTAAAGTCTGGTCTTACTGCAATACGAGTTCCAACCATCCCAAAATTATATCCTCTATATAAATAACTAGCTGCTCTAAATAAATATTTATTATTCTCAAAGCTACGCTTATCAAAACATTTCCCTAAAGGTTCTGAAGGAAAAATAGATAAAGGTTTAATAGTAAGGATTAAGTTTTCTCCTTCAAGATGAGCTTCATCTATTAGTTGTAGATATTCTAAATCCTCTAGCGTAATTATTCTATCACATACCTTTTTTTCCTTAGACATTTGCTTAATGTTTTCATTTATAACTTTAAGTTCACCTGGTATTGATTTATATCTACTAGAAAAATGTTTATATTCATCTAGTTTATCCAAATGATGTAATAAACTTTTTACATCAAGAGCCAAGGTATCGTATATTTGAGCACCTATTTTAAATTCTCTACTTTGTATCATATTATTTACTTTAACAATACGAACTGGAACTTGATGCCCAATTTCATTTAATCTATACATAAAGTGTTTTAATGCTTGTTTAAAAGACATAACTTTATATATATCTCCTTGACCCTCTAGGTTTAATAATATATACAATTCACTAGGATTGCTTTCTTTTATAGCCTTGATATAGTCTTGGTATTCCGTATCACGATGACTACCTAGGTCTAAACCTAACAAAGTTTTATTATGAAGTTTAAAACAACTCATAGTATAAATAATGAAGTTTCTCATTTGTCTATCTTGGTGTGTTGTTATTAAAAAATTATCTCCTATTTTTAACTTTATCACGGATTACCTCTCCTTTCAATTTGCTATAGTTTAAATCCAATACATTTGTTTTTGCATTGTAATATCTCATTAATGGAAAATCAGATGACACGCATAACGCCTTTGCTTGTACCATAAACTTGATAGTAGGTTGCATTTCAGATATAGGATTTATTTTTTTATTATTTATTGATTTTATTATAACATTTTTTGGTTCTATGTGTAAACTTTTATAACAATTTTCTTTTAATTTTTTATCTACTTCCACCCTAGGAACAGCCATACATCTTGAGAAATCATAACAATTTAGGTAAGCCCCTATTTCTTTATACTCTTTCTCTAATGTAGCTTTCATTTTAACATAAGCTCTAACAATACCATCATCAGTATTTCTACTACTTCTTGTGCAGTATGAGAACCATCTAGCCAAAGTATCTTCTTCCTTGTCTGCCATATCATACAAACTATCTTTATATTTTGTAAACATAGCAGTCATATCTGTGTGATAATTTGGGTCCGCTTTACCTCTAATTAAAGCATCTACGGCCTCTAAAGCTTTGGTTTGATTGTCCTTAGCATCTACTGGTATAACTAATTCAGCAAAGAATGTTGTGTTAAAGCCTTTCAATGTAAAATTGATAGATGTTTTTTTTCTTCCTTTGGCAGGTAAATAATATAGATTGCCACCTATTCCTCCACTACGGAAACTAATATTACTTCTACTCATATACAATCTATCCTTAGCCAAGAAATGTAATACTATTTTATTGATGCGAGTGAACTCACTGTTCATTTCTTCTTGAAAGAAGAAGTCTCGATTAGGACAAAATTGTAAAACATCTAATTGTTTAATTCCTAATCTAGCCCATTCGTCTAAATAAGGTCTCATACATTCCATAGATTTTTGTCCATCATAAAATACTAACATTCCATTATGTTCATATACTGATACTTTACCTTTATATCTTTGAATAAAAGTATGTCCACCATTACGGTTTTCTCCTAATTGACCAAATGTAAAATATCCATAATGACCATTGTACTGACTAATACTAATAGTGTCAGGAGTTCTATGAACAAAAGCTTCCTCAATAGTGTTATCAATAAGATATTTAACACGAACTATTGAGTTCCTGTTATATGTTTTATTGGTGTTCATCTCTATTGAAATAACTATATCATTTTTAGGTATCATAACTTCTTTTTCAACAAAAGCAGTGAACTCATTTATAGGTCCACTTATTAATGGAGTAAATTTAGTTCCTAATTTTACATTTACAATAGAACATATAAAGTCAGCCATTGGGCATCTAGGTTGTGCTCTAAAACCGTAGTATCCTCCATATATATTACCTTGAATATTTTGTGCTAGGTTTGGTAATAAAGCATAACTTGATGAATGATATCCTTGTGGTATTTGTAAGTCTAACACTAATTGCCAGTATTGTATGTCAGCTCCATCATAATTGTGTTTAGTTTCTTTTGCATATATAATTGGCATATTCATCATAGTTTCCAAATCTTTCATATAATATTGAAACTTGGTGTCTGAGAAATTGCCTTGCATATGACTGGCTTCTATCTCTCCTTTGATATGATTAATCACAGCTTCTTTAGCCACTTCTTTAGTCATTGGAATCTTGGTTGCCATTTTTAATAAGATTAACCCATCAAAACTATTGTATGAACCGTAGTTACTTAATGTCGTTTTTCTTTCTATAATCATATTTTTCACTCTCCTATATTAGTTCTTCCTATATATCTAACTAGATTGTAGTCGGATATACTCATTTTTTCTTTTGATAAATAAGTTTTACGCTTCATCTTTGGATGGATGAATTCTTTATTGTTTTTCTTTTTCTTTGTTGTTAGTTTTTGAACAATTACTCTATCATCACCATCAAACCCAACTATAATACCGGGTCTTACTTTTTCCATATTCCCTGGAGTTAGATAAGGATAGTGGACTAACCAGATATCCCCTATCCCTGGTAGTTTAGTAGTTCTCGTGCTCATATACATATACCTCCTCATTTTCTACAACTATAATGCCACAGTTAGGACAAACTGCCGTTTGTTCTAAAGCTTCAATTACATTATCAGTGTTTTCCATATCTAATATTTGGACTCCTATTACATCTAGGAATTTTTCTATATCATCTATGAGAAAGAATTTACATAAGGGATTACCATCTGATACGACTAGTCTAAATCTATCTTCTTCCATTTTTTGTAAGAAGAACATTGTTGATTTAAACCAGCCTATATCACATGAACCAAACACCTTAGTTTTATTATCTATATTCCAGTTCACGGTTAGCAATGAAGACCTGTCTTCTTTTGCTGGTGATGATTTTAAAAGTTTTCTGGTTAATGATTTATTAAATCTTAGATTGGGTGTCATTAATGAATACCTATGACCCAGCTCAATTCTTTTGCCAGTGCGGCAAAGATTTGTTCTTCATCATCAACTAACACTTTATCCAAAGAAAATATTTTATTTAATACCTCCATACTCTTTAGAGATTCTCCATAGTATGTTGTGGTTTGTGCTTCTTTCTTTTCATTGATTTCTTCAATGCAAAGAGATTTCGCATCTTTTAGTTCTAATACTAAACTCTTTTCAAATGGTGTCATCATGTGTTGCAATAACACATATGCTGCATTCTTATCTTCATTAGCATTACACATTCTTTTCAATACATTATTATAACTTTTTGTGTTCTTGAAGAATATATAACTACTGAACTCTTCCCTCAATGCCATTATAGGTAAATCATAAATAACTTGTTTCTTGATTCCCGCTTCACTATGGTCTTCTAATTGAAGAATATAATAATGAATGGCTACCTTCTTAACAAACTTGATTTGTAAATCTGGTAATTTAGAGGTTAGTTTTGTTAAAAAATCTTTATAAGAACCAGCATGCACCAATACTGTATGGCTTATAAGAGCCGGTAACTGATTTCTTACCATTCTATCACTCTCTTTCTTTTTTTCTTTATATATATATTATAATATATTTACCCACTGAATTTCAAGATTTTTAGCGTAAAATCGCTATATTAAAATCAAAAATTTCGATACCGTCGGTAATGTCTACAGAAGTTACCAATCCTGTGGTTGTATCTTCTAATGTAACCTCCGGTTCATCACTGAATAAATATACACACTCTCTGCCAAAAACCAAAGAATACATATTACCATTTTCAGTATGTAGTAAACGGGTATCTCCATAAGGACTGATATAATTGTATTTGTATTCTACAATAGCATCATAGCGTTCCCCTATTGTTAACATATCATATAAATAGTAAATTTTTTGTTCTTTGGTGTACATGGCACTCAATGCCTTCTTAAAATTATCTTTATCTGGTACTAATATCCAACTACTGCCCCCTTGGCGCAAAGCTATGAAATCAAAATATGTGTATACAAAATGACATAACTCTTTGCCATCTCGTTGATAATCCATTACATCCAACTGGACATACCAGTATTTATATTTTTCATTCACCATGGCATATTCTCTAACCATATCGGTGAAATCTTTAAATCTCTCTAATGTATCCTTCATTAGGTCGTGCTGAGCATCAGACACAAGTAATACAAAAGAGCTATACCCAAAATGACCGTCCATAGCCTTTCATCCTTTCTAATATCGTCTATAATATCTGTCATCATAGTCGTAATCATCGTAATAATCGTTCCAGGGATAGTACTTGGGAGCGGGTAATTGTTTTACTTCGTAATCGTCATCCTCGTCTTCGTCATCTAACAACTCATCATCTAAGATTACTAAAAATAGTCCAACATCTTCTATGATTGAAGCCCACCAAATAGTTATCTCGGTGTCTTTACAGATAACCTTGTATATATCATCGGTGAATAACTTTTCAACATTGTCAGTTATTGGGATTTTTGGTCCGTCTTTGGCTACAACAATATCTATATCTCCTACTTGAATTAGTTCCTTTCGCTCTGTATACAAGGCTTGCATTAAGAAACCTAGTTTTTCTACATCTGTCAACATGTCTCCCAAGAAACATCCTCCAGACCCAGACCAGGCATAAACATTTTCACTTAAATCGTCTACCCCTTCTGGTGTTGTTAATATACCATTGGTGAATTCTTCATGAACAGCCAAAGCGTCTGTGATTTCTAATACATCTTCAGCAGTGTATTGACAATCTGTAGTTAAGGGCTCTATCAAAAGGATAAAATATTCATCACTAAAACAATTAGTTGTTTTTGCAACCAATTTAAAATCAGTATCCTCCCAGGCATCTGCTTCTTTTTTCTTTAATAGAATAGTCCAACGAAGCCTGTCAAATAAAGTGTATTGCTCGTTCATAAGTTATTCTCCTTTCTTTATTTCTTATATAAATATTATAATATATTTTAGCAGTTTGTGAAAAGTTTTTTAAACAAAAAAATAGAGCTCTAGGCTCTATTTCACTTTCACATCATATGCATTAACTACAGAACTAGGGCCACTAACAAATATGTCTATTATTTTTTTCTTCATCGCAGCTCCACAACTGTCGAGTACGATGCATTCATATGACTTCCCATTGATAGTTAATGTCAATGTGTCATAATATTTGTGGTATTCTATTCCCTGCCTTTCTGCATATCCATACTTTAATAAATAAGTAGTAGCGGTTGCAACTACAACTTTTCCTTTGTAAGTATACCATCCGTTTTCATTCACTTGAAAATCATCAGTGCACAATCCTGACCCGGTACATTTACCAGACCCGCATCCATCGCCTGTATAATAACTAGTTACTCTATAGTTACCTGTTACAGCAGCGGTGGTGGTTTTCTTACTTGCTACTTTTTTTTTAGTTCGGCTACCTCTGTCATTAGTCTGTCTAATTCAACATCCTTCTCTTGAAGTATAGCTTGAAACTCTGCGTTTTGTTGTTCTAGCTCTTTTTTCTCTTGTTCTATTATTTCTATTGTGTTATCAAGTCTAACATTTTCTATGTGAGTAACTGTTCCAAAGAATAATGAACATAGTGTTACTAGCAATGCTGCTACCCACCAAAACTTTTTAATTATCTTTTTCATTTTTAACTATCTCCTTGATATTATCCATTAATTCCTCAAACTCTTGGCGTCTATCGTCGCTAATGTCTTGTGGTAAATATCTTGATAGTTTACGGAACTTCCCTGCCATCATTAGGTCTGCTATTTTTTCTAACTTACCTAAGCTTGGTTTCTTTTTAGGATAGTATCCATACTCCAATAGTTTTGTTACATACTTTGATATGGCTAATAATAAGTCCATACAACACCTCTTTCAATTTTTATAAAAAGTTTTTATTTTAAATACCTCTCTCGGCTTCAAAAACACCTCTATTTGCTTTTTAAATATTAAATCAATATAATTTATCATTTAAAACCTAAAAAGCGAAATACGCCTATTTAAAACAGAAAAAAGGGAGATACCGTTTGGCATCTCCTTTAATCCCAGGTCCCTGTAAAACGAGAAAACCGAACAGACTTAACCGTCTTCCATTTCGCCGTTACTGATGAATCGCTCAACCATAGAATGGTCATCACTCCACTCGTATGAGAACTAGGCTCCATGCAAGCTGATAGGCTAAGTGGTAATTATAAAAACACAAGGAAACAATAAAGAAACATAACTAGTATATTATATGTAATGAATGAAAGGATAAATATTGTTCCTTGAGATGAAGACACCTAAGGAAAGGTTAGGTAAGATGCCCTCATCTCAGGGAATAATATTCCCTAGAGACTAGTTTGCACTAGTTGTGTTAGTTTCTTTTTTGTTTGCTTTAGCTTTTTTTGGAGCAAATGGGTTTGTTCCATTATTAAACATAGACATTAAAGCGATTGTTGATAAACTATCGTTTGATTTGTCCCCATTTAACATCATAGCTAATGCCATTGGATTAGAACCTAAGTCACCGTTGCTCATTGAGCTAAATAACATCATTTGAGTTAAGTCGCTATTTTTACCTTCCATTAATGCCATTAACATCATTGGATTGCTGAATAAGTCTCCAGCAGCTGCGAAGTTGTCTCCAAACATAGAGAAAACTTTTTGGAAGTATTTGATACCAAACATTGTTGATTTTGGTATTAACACAGTTTGAGTACATGTTTCGTAGTCAACAGCTTTGATTTCATTAGTAGTATCTACTACGAAATAAGCCTTACCTTCGTGTAATACTGTGTCTCCTGCGTTTACTTCTACAGCAGGTAATAAGAATAGAGCGTCTTTGATGTCAAATAACATACTTGAAACATCAACGAATTCGTTGCTTTCTTTGTTGAATACAACATATTTACCATTAGCTTGAGCTACGGCAATACCATTCATTGATAATTTGAAACGGTCTCCCTTAATTTTTCCAAATCCTAAGTTTCCAAATAAATTATCCATAGTACTATTTTCCTCTCTTTCTTCTGGACAAACAGATGTGCATATGTCTTCGCATAATTGTTCGGTTAATTCTGCTAGGTACTTAAGACCTTTTTCAGTTACAACATATCTCTCTTCATCCTCTTCTTCTTGGTTTCTTAATAATGCTTCATAGTGGTCGTAAACATCAACAGTTGCCCATTGGTCGTCTAATGCAATTACACCACAGTAAACTACGGCTAAACCATTAGTTGTCACTATACATACACCTTGAGTTATACCAAGTCTTTCAACATCTCTAGCATTAACAAAAGCAGCTTTGTCAGAGTTAACTGGACAAACGCCATCTTTTCTTAATGTGTATAAAATGTCGTCGACAGACAATACATCTTCAACAAAGCAGTCTATTTCTCCGATGTAGATTTCTTGTCCTTCAGCATCTTTGATAAATGCGTCGTCATTTTTTAAGAAGATTGCTTCATTAGCATATGGAGTTATGTCACCAAACAAATCGATTAACACATAGGTGTCACGATATTTGATTTCATTTTGTGCCATATTGTTTCTCCTTCCTTTTATATCACAATATAAAAAAGATTATATTTTTGTTCTTTTTCATATTACATTTATATCATAACATAAAAAAGAACCTTCTGAAAACATTTTTAATGTTCTCTGAAAACAAAATAATTCCGGGAGGATTATTGCATACCTCCAAGTCTTTTCCAAGTTAACCGTGCATTCAGTCACCACAAGCCTAAATTAAGGTCATGCCATAATATAGACAAGTGTTAATGATAGAGGTCAATACTCTATAAGCCAGACATGAACTGGAGTTTGTACCAAACAGTAACCTTTTTACTGTTAATAATATGTTCTGCTACTAACGGATTTCTTACACGCCCATGAGCCACACCGTTATACACGCTTTAACACGCTTCAACCGTTATCTTCCACTTGCTTTCGTGTCCCCGGCACGGTAACACTAAGCCATAGACCGGTCGCCCATTGACTTTCTTCTTACTCATTATGCCTTCGCCTGCCCACTTCGGCTAATCAGCCTCATGACCTTTTTTCATAGGTTATGGCCACAGCATCCTACTGCGTTCACAGTTATTAGATTACAACTTAAGTTGGATATACATCTTCCAGCGTATATCAATAACATAATGAAAGAATGTAAAGCTACTACACGTCTCCACTCTGGCCGGAGTTTCAACATAGTGTGTAGGGAGGATTGATTACCTCCAACGCGTAAGGTTCTACCTACATTTATCCTTCGATGGATTTATGCCCGCTACTTACTGCCCCCTTATTTCAACCACCAAGGGGAAGCCTCGACTTGTTTGCGACGCCAACTCGCACATCATCAGCCCCACGAGACCAGTAATACTTTACACTTGTTAACTCGACAACTACTCTCCCTCATTCTTCCGAACTGTTGACGAACCTTTGGAGTTCGTGTTAGAGCATACTCTTAGGTCGAAACCTAACCTTGTTCGAGTAACGGAATTATTCTGTTTTCAAAGAACATTGTATAATTTGTCTTTTCAAATTATATATATATTTTATCATATATTTTTCCAAATTTCAAGTCTTTTGTAAAATATTTTTGAAAAAAATTATATGGAGCGCTCAGTAGGATTTGAACCTACGCATCATGGAGTTGCAGTCCATTGCCTTTCCAACTTGGCTATGAGCGCATGGGGTGTTCTACCCGATTAAAGTATCAAGTAGAACGGGGGTGTAGTTAATTAGTTCTACACATACACATTTGTGCATGTCGTCATCAGATGGCTTATCATGCACATGACCATATAGATTAAGATAATGTGTCTCCTCTTCTGGTTTTCTGTGATGTGAGAAATGAATAGTTGTATCTAAATGGTCGAACTTAACAATAAGCTCTTCCTTCACAACTGTTTCAAATCCTGCTTCACGATACACTTTGTTAGAGCAGTGGTCATGATTCCCTTTAATAAGGATTTTGTGCCCATTAAGTTGAGAACAAAGTTCTTTAACTATTTCTACTCCTCCAAGACAGAAATCTCCAAGCATATATACATAGTCATCAGGCCCAACGGTGTTGTTCCAGTTGTCTATAATCGCTTTATTCATTTCTTCAACTGAACTAAATGGTCTATTACAATATTTAATTATATTAGGATGGTTCAGATGAGTATCTGAGATTGCAAAGATTTTCATAATATCACTTCCCTTTTCAAATTATATATTTATTATATCATATATATTACCAGCTGTCAACTTTATTTTTCAATTTTTAAGATTTTCATTGCTTCATAATATTCTTGATATCCTAGGCCATGGTCCACTCTACATAATACTAGGTGGTCCATACATCCATCCATATCACTATCATCATCAAGTATAACATAGTCTGGTTTTTCATCAGGGTAATGTTTATCTAACCAGGCAAGTATTTCTACTCCCCTGCGCTCTTGCAGTCTTGGTGTAGCTCCTATTATCTCTATCTCTGGAAATAAACCAGAATTTCGTAAACTTTCTTCTACAACTTCCATATGAGCACGCCAAGTAGAACTGATTACTATTTGGGCTCCACTGTCCAAACACAGCTTATTTAGCCACATTACGGCCTGTTTATTTGATACTCTCATATCACTTGGGGAACACAAATCAAAATAAAATCTTTCCCTCTGAACCTGTCTCTCTCTTTCTTCAAAAGGTTTATCACTAATTTCAAGTGTGTTTACTACTCCATCAATATCTAAAAATATTAACTTCTTCACTTGGTAGTTCCTCCTTTACTGTACAGGTACTTGCCATATAGAACCATGGTTCTGGCCAAGCAATGGGGTTGATATGAACATATGCATCTCCCATAATTTCAGCCCATCTACGCATAGATAGTATTAAATATCCATCATTAAACACTGGTACGCATGGATGACATGGGCTTTGATGAGTATCACCACATATAATGTATTTATTATTTACTAATTCTTTTATTAAAGCGTCTTGATGCCATTCGTCGAAGTCGCACTCTTTTAAGCCCCTAAGACTTTCCTCATCAGCGCTTATCCAATATTTTACTTCTATTAGTTTTTTCATTTGCTCCACTCCAATCTAATGGCCTCCGTTGAGAGATTCGAACTCCCGACCTACTGGTTCGTAGCCAGTTACTCTATCCAGCTGAGCTAAACGGAGATAATCTTGGGTAGAATTAATCTACCCCTTTTAGTGAGAAAATGAAGAATTATAGGATGGGGGTCTCAGGCCGCCCGTTCTGAGATACAACACATCGGCTAAATAATAGGAGGAATTTATCCGACCTACTAATGGCGTAAATCATGCCAGCCTACCCTTAAGTACTAACTTCGTACCGGTATTGGAAGCGGACTTTCCAATTTACCCCCGATGTATTATTTATTTTTGTGTAATAATTCTTGGTAACGAGTTTCTACTAATTCCTTATAGTCTTCTCTATCTTGTTTATCAAAACAATCTGAGATAGCTCTCAACTTTAATTGCCAATCAGCTAATTTTTCAGGTCCTTCGGTTTTTGTAGTATATACTACTCTATCCCCAACCTCTTTTTTGTTTCTATCGTCTTGTTTTCTTTTATCAAATCTTGGTTTTTTATTATATCTAGGTTTTTTATTGTAATCTTTTCTTTCCATATAAATCTCCTTTTCTATATAATAACACATTTTTTATGCGTTTGTCAACATTAAATGGCACCCCGGCAAGGACTCGAACCCTGATTAACGGTTTTGGAGACCGCTGTGCTACCTTTACACCACCGAGATATGAAGAAGGACTATAGGTCCTTCATAATATTATCTAATTCTTCTTTGATTACTCTAGCTTTAGCATCTGCTGTATGTTGAACTTGAGCTAAACGCACGATTTCCTTTTGCCAATAGTCTAAGATATCATAGGCATAAGTTAATTCTTTTGTAGTTTCTTTGCCCAATTTATCATAGTATTGTAACCAAGCTTTTGTATTTGCTAGGTTGATACCTAATTCTTTATCATAAGTATCTTCTTCGTGACAGCGAGCGATACCTTTAGCGATTATTCCTAATGAGTCATTCCTTAGAATAACTACATTGATTTTTGAGTCGTCATTGCTAATTATTTGTTTGTGCATAATTTACTCCTTTCTTACCCTCTCCAAGTTGTAGTGGTAATATTATCGTAATATAATGGTTCATCAATGTTTACCCATTGAGTATATCCAGCAACTCCTTCCATACGCACTTCTCCAAAGTGTGGATATGAAGCACTTATGGTAATACCATCACTTGGTGCTTTTAAATCTGGTTCTGGTTGAGGTTCCGGTTGTGGGTCATCTTTTGGGTAGTCTTCCACAACAATAATATTAACTTTGCCAGTTAAATTAGTCATACCATCAATCGCTATCTTATTACCATTTATATATGGGCGATTTTCGTCAGTATTACCATAACTAAGAATCCTATGGCTTCTTGACTGGTCACTATTACAAGTATATGTTGCATCTTTAATATTATAATCTCCTGCTCCATCGGCTATACCATTTTGTCTAACTTTGGCTGCATGATGATGTCCAATAACACATATTTTATTCATTGTTGGAATATGTCTATGGCTGTCTTGAATATCCCAAGTCATATAATGCTCGTCTGTTTCTCTCCAATCTCTGATATAAGGATTCATACCAGCGTGAACGAATACGAATGTATCTGTTTCAAAATATAAAGGCATAGCCTTCATCCATTTTAAAACATCTGATGGTATATTTTTTCTAGCTTGGTCAATATTATTAACATTAAACACTTCGTCATTAAGTCCTGTGAAGGATTTAATCGTAGCTCCTAAGCCATTATGTAATATATTAAATAGGACAAACTCTCCGTCCATTCCTTTTTCTAAATATTCAATAAAAAAGTTATCGTGATTTCCTCTAACACAGATGGCATTGTTGTCCCTTAAGAAACGATAAATTTTAGCACTATCTGGTCCTCTGTCAAAGTTATCTCCACAAGAAACTAACTTGTGTTTAGGATTATGTCTATCATATCCAGATTCTGCCAGAGCATCTTGTAGTGCTTTATATTCTCCATGCACATCACTAAATACAAAGTATTTGTATAATTCTCTCATAATAATCACTTCCTTAATTTTTTAACGCTAAAATAAGTTAAAGGAAAACTCTCCCAGCTTTGTTTTATCTTTGCCCTAGCCTGATAAATTCAGACAAAAAGCTTGCGATTTAAGTGAGGCAGCGTTATTTACTCACACTGCGAGAGCTTTACTTTTAAGTGCTATCCGGAAGACTCGAACTTCAACCCCTCACTTAACCGGTGAGTGCTCTGCCAATTGAGCTACGGACAGCATATGGTGGAGATGAGGAGAGTCGAACTCCTGTCCAAAAACAACTCCATATTACTACTTTCTTACAAGTTTATTTATTTCCCTTCTATCCTCACCTATCCATTGAAATAACAACATAGGATAGGGGGCTCAGTATCCCGTTAGAATCCAGAGTCAGTCCTACTGAGAAGACATCGTCTTTTCCTCCCTTGCATCGTTAATACATTCTGTGGTTTTTCTGGAGGGCTGATACTAGCACAGAACGGTTGCTTAGGCGTATACTACGCTATTAAATGAGAATAAAGATTTAACTTTATTAGCAACTTTTGAAAAAATGTTTCCATTTATTTGATTGCTGGGTTTAACGCACACCTGCGACTTGTTTCATAATACTCAATTATTCCTGTCGAAACCATATACATCCCCATAATGGTAGCGAGAGTAGGACTTGAACCTACGGTCTATCGGGTATGAACCGATTGCTTTAGCCAACTAAGCTATCTCGCCATAAATAAAAAGAGGGGAGTATTTACTCCCCGTGAAAAGTAGATATCTGGGACGGGGGGGATTTGAACCCGCCATATTGATGTTTTTCCTACTTAAACTACCAGCTACATAGAAATCATTGGCATATCAATTTGATACACTTTACCCCAGCAAACTCAGGCAATGATACTCATACATAACAATACGCTTTCCTATATCGTCAGGCCGGTACAGGCATACATATTTCCCAAATATTTGATATTTTTCTAGGCAGTTTCTTTCAGCCGTTGAGTTATTTCACATCTAAAGCGTTATATTTTATCAGAGATGTGCCCTACTAACTTCGCAGGGTTCATACCATAAACATACACTTGGCATATCTATCATACTCGCTTCGTTTATACTTTAAACGATTTGGTCAACTCGCTTAACTTACAGAGCTGATTAGACTCCTTCTGTTTTTTCTTATAACCTAACCGTGTTTTCAATTACATATTTTATTAAGACCAAAGACCGTATTCGCCTCAGCCAACATTGTTCTTTTTTCTTTTTTATTGTTATATAATCCTTTGTCACAGGTACAACGAAATCAAGGCATTTCCTCGATGAAATCGTCAATTTCAAATTACAAATATATTATATCATTTTCAATGAGCATTTGACAACTATTTTTTCAATTTTTATTTTAAAAAATATTGTCTTAAACTTCTACGAACTCCATCAATCTTAATTGATGTAGGTTCTGTTTTCTCTATTATTCCTTTACGGCATAGAGAAGCTATCAAAGTGTTTATACTCTTGATATTCATATCCATTATGATATCTACGAAGTCTTGTTCGTTCACTTCTTTTAATAAGTCGTGGTCTTGCAAGTCTTCTGTTTCACTAATAAAATCTAAAATAGCATATGAAGTTGTTTTATTTTCACTTCCCTTAGCCCCCATCATATCAAAGGCAGCATATACTACTTTAGCTTTGTCGCTTAATGTTTCCATTTACATACTCCCCTTTCTTATATGGTTCTTGAAGAAACTTCAAATTCTCCAACTTCCTTACCACTTTTATCAAAAAACTTTTTAGTTTTTTTATTACAAGTTAATTGTCTAGCCTTAGCAAATTCCTCTACCATCTCTACAATTTCTTGCTTTTTGGCAGTGTAGTCTCCTACAATGCCATATTTCATTGTGTCAAAGTATAAGTTTATATCAGCATAATACTTTTTCATAGAAACCCTACCTTTCCTTTAATTATTTTTTTTCTTTTTCTAAAATAATTATATATTAAAATGCTTCCTGAAATCAAGTATTTAATCTAAATTTGACTTTAAAATTTCTTCATAAAGATTTACTGTTTGGTCATAAACTATTTTTGCTTGCGACTTCGCAGCGTCTTTGATTATTTTGTTGATGTTTTTCTTAACTTTCCTAATACTTCTTCTAGTTTTAAATGTATTAGGTGCTGACATCAATGATTTTAAGTTTCCAACTTCGCTTAAAAATGTTTGATAGTTCATTCAGCATCCTCCTCTTTCAAAAATTGTTGACGGGGTAGATTTTCGACTTTAACAAAGATTCTACCCCAGGCATCCGTCGGTCATGATTCCAACCGCAGCCCTTCGAGTCTCCCACCTGCTCACCCAACCCATCCCGGGTCTCCGAGTGCGTCTTAATTTAGGTTAATTGAAGATTTTATCTATAAGTCTTATAAGTCCATACAGACTACCCATCACTTAAGTTTATGTCTATCTAGTACCCTATACTTTCGCTAAGTTTCAAAGTCCATACAAGTTAAAAACCTGCGTCTTATCAGTCCCGAGTTTCCATATAACATATATCAACACATAAGTTTTCATATATAGGGTATGCTCTCCAACTCCTAAGCGCCAGCGCATCTCCCAACTTGGTGATGACTATCTTGTAGTCGCCAAGTTCTCTCATTTGAAAATTTCTTTTCAAATTGATAAATCTATTATACTATAATTTTTTCCAAAATTCAAGTATTTTTTGAAAAATTATCTATTTTTGTAGTGGCAAACATCTAATGTGCATTTACCTTTATGGGTATTGTAGTTACATCTTTTGTTTGGACACTTTCTTTTTTTTCTAAATAGTTTCTTTATTTTGTCTAGCATTCGCTATCATTCCCTTCACTTATTTTTTTGGTAATATTCGTAATTACAATTCAATTATATATTCAATTGGTATCATTTGTCAACTCTTTTACAAAAATTACAGAAGTAAAATTTTTCTAATGGTAGATAATTGTAGCTGTTTTCTTCATTTATAATATAAAAATATAAAAACGAAAATTTTCCAGCTCCTTATATATTAGAAAAAATTTTCTACAAAAGACTTGACAACAATAGATTATAGTAGTATAGTATTATATATATTAGATAAAAAATATTAAATAATACTTGACAAAAGGAAGAAACTTATATTATTATTTATTTAATCCTTATATATATAATATTATTTTTATACCAAAAGATTTTTTAACTACATTTTTTCTATAAACAGTTGTCATTTGGAAAATGATTTGATATAATATATATAGAAAAGGAAAAGAAAGAATGTGAGAAAGGAGAGATAATTATGATGGACTTTATAATGGGTTGGTTATTAGGAAGAAATATAAATAAAGATATTGCACCTATTGAAGATAACGTAACAAACAGTCTTCCAATAGAAATAGAACCTCAAAAAGAAATACCTAAAGTAATTAAATATGTTCATATACCAGAGATAACAGATTGTGAAGCTACATTAGAAGGATGCTACAACGATTATGAAAAAACTAATTTAGTTACTATAGTAGAAGGTGAACATATAGAATACTACCTAGAAGTAGAAGTTCCTGAAACTGAAACTAAATGGGGAGACCAAGATTTAAAAGATTTTATCTAAAAATACTTGTCATTTGGAAAAATATATAGTATAATATTATTGTAATTTGAAATAAAGAGGTGTGTTTATGGATAAAGAATTGTTTATCTCAACAATGGCTAAAATAGAGGAACTTAATCACGAACAAGAAATGTTCAATGATGTCCTAAAGAAACTAGACCCTGAATTTGGGGGAGGATATATAAACTCCAAAGCCATTGACACCTTAGTCAATTTACTTAAAGTTCTAGTTAATGATGAATATGATAATATCGGCTATTATATATGGGAACTAGACTTTGGAAAGAAATATGAAGATGGGATGATAACTTCAGCCGACGGCGAGATATTAAGAATGTCTAATGCTGGGGAGTTATTTGACTTCATACAAGATAATCGTACCAGTGAGTAGTCGCTGGGGCTAATTTCCAGAACAGGCTATGGTGTAGTCGGACCCGTATCCTACTAAACAAAATACGGGGGTGTTAAATACTTTACTCAAAAGAACGGCCCAGGCATAGGTGGGATAAGCGCTATGCTGACATTGTTTATCAAAGAGTGAGATAATCCGTCGGTCCTAGGCGTGATAGATAGGGCAGCCGGTCATATAGGCTTTGTTGATATGACTAGAAAGGTTTTTACTTTTCTATAAGGTAATAGATAATATGGTGTAGTCCTCGCATTGTGACCAGGTAAAACCATTTCAGGCGTCTATTACTTTATAGAAGGGTAAAAATTAAAAAAAATACTTGATATTTGCTCTTTAATTTGATAAAATATAAATGTAAATAAAAAAAGAAAGGAAAGACAAAGAAGTCTTAGGGTGAAAAAATATGAAATTAACTGAAAAACAAGAAAGCGTTTTAGCAATCTTAAAAGAAAACTTCGCAGAAGGAGCATTCGCTGAAGAAGTTGTAGAAAAAGTAGAAGGAGCTTCTGTTCAATCAGTTAGAGCAACATTAAGTTCTTTAGCTACTAAAGGTCTTTGCACTAAAACTAAAGCTGTTTATGAAGGCAAAGAAAAAACTAAATTCACTGCTGTTGAAACAGTAGAAGAATAATATTTGGCATTAGTATTACAGGCTAAGTAAGGCCAGAAGTAGGTTTAGTTGAGTTCCGACAGCAAAAAACAGTCATCGTAAGCATGTGTGGCAATCGTAATTCCACCCCATTTTTTATCAAGTTTGTTGGGTGAGGACAAACTGTGTCTACGGTGGACATAGCCGAGGTTGTAGGTAAAGCAGAGAATGTGATTGTATGCTAATGAGGGCATATGATATTAAGACATACGAAGTTCCAGAAACCTTCTGTTAGTATCACAAGAGTATGCAGCAATCTATCCGTATTAGATTGCCATTGACCTCCTGACTTCAGGAAGCCAATGGGAGTTTAATACTCTATGCGGGGGGTCGTCCTAAATTCTGTGTAGAATAATATTACCTGCATGCCAATCCCATTGTTCCTGTTTAAAAACGGGACACAAAGCAGGAAATCCTTACTCTAATCAACAATCACAGGATAAAGATTAGAGTATGGGGATTGGAAAAATACTATTTTATTAAGCACAAAGAGGTGAAAATATGATAAAACTTAATCGTTATTTGCGTGAATTGGGTATAGACGAAAATTATTGGCTATTCTCAAATCAAGAAGATGGACGCTATCAAGAAGATGAAGAGGGGTTTAAGCCTGCCGAATTCTTTGGACTAGATACATCATTTAGTTTATACATTTATTCACACTTATGCTATTTTAGGGATAATTGTTTATATGGTCATCCAGGGTGTATGACATTTGAAGAATGGCAAAAGACTCTTGACCTAATGATTGAAGGCTTCAAACTTTTAATTCAGGAAGACGACAACTACCCTTGGGATAGAACAAATAGTAAACGCAGACAAAGAAAGATTAACAGAGGTCTTAGATTGTTTGCAAAATATTACCAACATCTTTGGTATTAATGGTGGCTTACCCAAGTTGGTGAAGGGGAAAGTTTGCTAAACTTTTAGGTCTCGTAAGGGGCGCAGAGGTTCGAGTCCTCTAGCCACCGCCATGGGTTGTTAGCTCAGCAGGTAGAGCACAGCACTTTTAATGCTGGGGTCCAGAGTTCGAGCCTCTGACAACCCACCATTTTAATTAAGGAAAGGTGAATTAGTATGAAAACGGTTTATCTTTATACAGATGGAGCTTGCGCAGGGAACCCAGGTACTGGGGGATGGGGTGCAATCCTAATACACGAAGAACATAAAAAAGAATTATCAGGTGGAGAATATAATACCACTAATAATCGTATGGAAATTCAAGCAGTAATAGAAGGGCTTAAAGCATTAAAGATGCCTTGCATTGTAGAGCTATACTCAGATAGCAAATATGTTATTGATGCATTGCGTTTGGGTTGGGCTACTAAATGGCGTTCTAATGGATGGATGCGTTCTGGTAATCAACCAGCTCGTAATATAGACCTATGGAAAGAATTGCTAGCTCTTACAGAAGTTCATACAGTTAATTGTCATTGGGTAAAGGGACACGCTGATAATGTATTTAACAATCGCTGTGATGAGATGGCTGTTGCATATCGCAAACAATTAGATGGAGAGTTGTGATAATTGGTAGTCGGGCGGTCTTGAAAACCGTTGGTCCGCAAGGGCTTGGGGGTTCGAGTCCCTCACTCTCCGCCATATGGTAGGATTAGTATAGAGGTTTGTACGTGAGTTTGTGGCACTCAAGGGAGGGGTTCAATTCCCTTATCTTACCCCATATATTCCTCAGTAGCTCAGTAGGTAGAGCGTCTGACTGTTAATCAGAGGGTCACAGGTTCAAGTCCTGTCTGAGGAGCCATTATTTATACGCCTTTAGCTCAGATGGTTAGAGCGCTGTGCTGATAACGCAGAGGTCGTTAGTTCGATTCTAACAAGGCGTACCAGAAACACAAACAGTTTGCAGGTGTAGCTCAGTTGGTTAGAGCACCCGTCTGATACGCGGGTGGTCGAAAGTTCGAGTCTTTCCACCTGCACCATTTTTTGTCCCCTTAGCTCATTTGGATAGAGCAACGCCCTTCTAAGGCGTCGGTGCTAGGTTCGAATCCTAGAGGGGACGCCATTATGCCGATATAGTATAATGGTATTACGAGGCCATGGTAAGGCTTTAATCCGAGTTCAATTCTCGGTGTCGGCTCCATATATGCCCCTGTGGTGGAATTGGTAGACACGCTAGTCTTAGGAACTAGTCTCGCAAGGGGTGCAGGTTCGAGTCCTGCCAGGGGCACCAATAAGAAAGTAAGGTGAACGATATGTATTTTGTAGTTACGATTAGAACACTAGATAGAATAGTTGATGACCAAAGATGTGTGGGCTATTATAAAAGATATAGTCCAGCTCATGACAAGGTTATGAATAATAGTTGTGATATATTTGAAGATGGATATTATCGTTATGCCGTTATTATAAAGATTGACCAAGGCCTATACCCAGATAGAACTGAGGTTCAATGGTTTGAACGCTATGTAGATGGTAGTATTGCAACCATTGAAAGACCTGAGAGATTAGATGGATGGTATCCATATGTAGTAGGCTAAAATTATTTAAAAATACTTGAAATGTCCTAGCATTTTATATTATAATATTATTGTAATAAAGAAATGAAAGGTCGTGGAATTATGAAAAAGTATGAACCAATTAAATTAAGTTATAAACAAGATTTAGTATTAAGAGTTCTGGCAGATGAATTCGCAGGTACAGCTTTTGGTCCACAGCTTTTAGAAGATTGCGAGAATGAGGATTTGAAGAAATTGTCTATCAATGAAATCACTTGGGCTATGTTAAGACTAAGAGATAGTGAATTGGTTGAGAGTGAAAAGGTTCCTTACAAGGGGCGTATCTTAAATAGATATAAACTTACTCCTTATGCAATTTATGGCATTTTAGAAAAATAAAAACTTGATTTTTGGTAAAAAATTATGATATAATTGATTTATCAAATGAAAAGAATACTAATATAGTTAGAGGCCTCGGAAGTCTTCGGACTGCCCGTGAAAGCTCGAGTACCCCGCGGGGACTATGAGAAAGCCATTGAATATTGAATTAGCGTGACCTGAGAAGCAACAGGTAGTTTAGGAGGTGTCGTTCAAACCTCTGGATATTATCTCCTTTCACATAAAAGAAAGAAGCCTTGCTTAACAAACAGCCTAACAATAGACCCCGTTAATAGTAAGGGATGGCCTGCCAGCATGTACTGGACTCACAGGAGACGTGGCCCTTGCCGATAGCTGTTTGATAGAACGCCCGAGATTAAATGGGGTAGATAATAGTGGAGATGAATCGAAGCTGTATTATTACCGGTTAGGTCTGCTCGCTCGGGAGCCATGCTGGGATAGCTCAATCGGTAGAGCAACGGTCTTGTAAACCGTAGGTTGTCAGTTCAATTCTGACTCTCAGCTCCATATGGGGGATTAGCTCAGTTGGCTAGAGCGCCTGCCTTGCAAGCAGGAGGTCAAGGGTTCAAATCCCTTATCCTCCACCATGTGGCTCGTTAGTCTAGTGGCTACGACGCTTGCCTGTCACGCAAGAGGCACGAGTTCAATTCTCGTACGAGCCGCCATTTATATATGCTGTTAGGATATGAGTGTGATTACTCATCAAGCCTTTCCAGTGAGAAGCTGGTATACGGCCCCTTATGCGGGTATCGTTCAGTGGTAGGACCTCTGCCTTCCAAGCAGACGACGCCGGTTCGAATCCGGCTACCCGCTCCATATTTGTTTTGTTTATCAATTTCTCCTTGTAGGAAGCCCCTACATAGGATTGCAAAATTATTTTTGATAAAGTTGGTACTTATGTAGTATTCTTTTATGACTATTGCTAAGTTCCTCCGTATGGCCCCGTCGTCAAGTGGTTAAGACACTGCCCTTTCACGGCAGGTTCGCGGGTTCGAATCCCGCCGGGGTCACCATTTATTATTTAGAGATATGGCAATGAGTGCTTTATAAATGATATACCAATCTATACAATTAGCAATCGAGGTGACGGTTGGTAAAAGGTAAAAGCTAATCAGTGGCTTTCCTCGATGGAACTCTGATGCCCGAGCATTTGTAAAACATTCATTGGCATATCCCTACCTGAAAACACACGGTGAGCGAAGCGTCCATAATATAAAAAAGCTATGATACCGTGACGGGAGTAATATGTTTCGGGCGAATGGAGTTTGGTAGATTAAAAAACTCAGGGATGAGAGACGTGCCCAAGAATCTACCCTATTATCACGGGATTAGTTTAAATTAAAACGCCACTGCCGACTTCGGTTGGGGAAGGTGGAGATGTGGGGTGATAACCCACGCCTGTGTCCCTTATAGAGGCTTAGCTCAGCTGGTTAGAGCATCTCCCTTACAAGGAGGGGGTCGTAGGTTCGAATCCTATAGCCTCTACCATTTTATCGGGGCGTAGTTCAGTTTGGTAGAACGCGTGGTTTGGGACCATGAGGTCGCATGTTCAAGTCGTGTCGCCCCGACCATTTTGAATTTTAGTTGAATTGATATATATGAGGATGGCGCGTCATTCCGGTGGACTTCTGTCTGGTTTAGCTAACTACTGAAATAGTCCGGAGCGTAGCTCTTGTAGGATTAAAGTACTCACTAAGTGGTAATCAAGCCATATGTTGTGTAAACACATATCGTGAATTTTGAAGCGAAAGCGCAGCTCTGGTAACGGACTGTAATGAACGGAGAAACTCTGCTTGACCTAAGGGGTAACATTAACTATCAAGATGCCATCATTTATTGCCAGGTAGTCAAGCGGTAAGACAACGGACTTTGACTCCGTGACGCGCTGGTTCGAATCCAGCCCTGGCAGCCATTTATGGTTCGATAGCTCAGTAGGTAGAGCACAAGACTGAAAATCTTGGTGTCGGTGGTTCAATTCCACCTCGAACCACCATATTTTTATTTTAAAGACTTGAAATTATGAAGCAATTTATAATATAATATATATAGAAATTGAAAAGATATTTTAATTTCTCACTAGTGATGCTCGACTCCTATGAGATTGAGAGAAGGGGGTTCCCAGTCGTGATGGCTCAGTTCTGGGGGATACAAACAATACCAGAAGTTATATGCTCGAGTGGCGGAATTGGTAGACGCAAGGGACTTAAAATCCCTCGTTCGTTAAAGGGCGTGTGAGTTCAAGTCTCACCTTGAGCACCATTTAATTGTTAAGAAAGTTGGTGAATAAACTATGGGCAATAGGAAATATTATGTATTAGCTTGGCACCGTGATTATGACGGGCATGAGCATATAATAGAATATGTTGGCACTAACTATGCTGCCTTAAAGGCAAGATATAGATGGTTATTTGACTTCCTTAAACAAAGAGAATTTCTTGACGAAGGTATAGCGGAGGAAAGAATTGAAGCTCGCTTCAATGATTTACCAGCGACTATGGAACCAGGTCAATCATACTATGCATATATGAACGACAATGATTGTTTCTACATTGATATTGAAGTAAAATGTATGTATACTAATTCTTTTGGTAACAGACAAATGGAAGACAGATATAAATTAGATTTTCCTAATAGTAAATATTAGGATGGTGTGTAGGTAGGCAGGAAACTGCCTTTATATATGGGGAGGCGGCACAGACGGCGAGGTGCGGCGGACTGTAAATCCGTTCTCTTACGGGTGAGGTGGTTCGAATCCACTCCTCCCCACCATTTGTTATTGCCTACACAATAACAAAGTACCGAGGCTTAGCCTCAAATATCCTATATATTTATTCCTTTAAATTATCTTTTTATTTTGGAGGATAGAGTATATGAAAAAGAACAGTGCCCCCTCCCATCAGGGAGTAAAGGGAGAAAGAAGTGGCAAGTGTACTGCATGGTTGTGCGTCGTTGTGTTAACACTTGCATCAGTATTATTTCCGTTTGATGTGCATGCAGCTCGTATAACGAACTTCGGTGCATTGAACAACACAACATTCTTTCAAGCACCCTCTATAATTGAGGAGTATATTGAAGGACTACAAAAGGATGGCTATATGGTGGACAGCTATAAAATAGACTTTGATGGTTTATCCGAACAGCGTCCAGCTCTATTGATAACCAATAGAGATGCACATAGCAAGGCACTTATAGACAATTTAGATGTTATTGTATCAGGAGTGCAGGTCACATTTGATAAGACCGGGGAGGTATATACCTTCAAGAATAATCAAGCGTGCGAAGATTGGCTAGCAGAATTATATGCAATTAAAGACCAAGGCACATACACCATAACTGATATCAAACAAGATTATTCCACAATTACATCTACTGAAACTTTGGCTAAAAAGATAGCTGATGTGAAGACAGAGAAAGAGAAAGAAGAACAGGAGAGGAAAGCAGCTGAGGAAGCAGCAAAAAGGAAGAAACATCAGGTTACTTCTAGGGGTTCTTCATTACCAAGAGTAAGTTCCTATGCATTCCCATTGAAATCATATTCTTATGTAAGTAGTGAGTATGGTCCAAGATGGGGTACAACACATACAGGAATAGACTTAGCAGCTCCGGCTGGAACTCACATTTATTCTTGGAGAAGTGGTACGGTTACTTTCGCTGGTTGGTCCGGCGGTTATGGTAACTTCATTATCGTAGACCACGGTGATGGATTTGTAACTCGCTATGCACATTGTAGTAAGATAGCAGTGACAAAGGGACAAACTGTATCACAAGGTCAAGTTATAGGATATGTAGGTACGACAGGTAATTCAACAGGTAATCATTTACATTTTGAAGTAAAGGTAAATGGTAACTTTGTAAATCCACGAAACTACTTGTCAATTTAAAGGAATAAGATATTTTTATAATATCTACAAGGTCTGGTAGAGCCGCTCATTCTTTTGAGAAAATCTACCCTACATGAATTTTACATAAAGACTTGAAATCAGGTCATTATTATGATATAATATATATATACAAAAGAAAAGAAAGGTGATGAAATATGGCAAAAAGAAAAGGAAGCAGCGGAAGCGGGGAAGGACAATACACAATAACTCAAATTAACTTAGACAGAAAGGGAAAGACTAACAAAAAGTTAAAAAGAAACCCACAAGCTTCTAAGTATTTAACACCAAAAGGAAAAGAGTTAAAAGAAAAAGCAGAAGCTTACGCTAAGGAACACTTTAAGAAAGGCAGAAGATACAGAAAAGATACAGCTCCTGAAAGTTAATAGGAGGTGATGTCTTATGGCTCTTCATAAGGCGATTAAAAGTGGCAAAGAAAAAAGAGTGGAGTATGGTACTAAAGGACAGCCATATTGTAAGTCAGTAGACCCCACTTGCCGAAACCACGGGGGATGTCCTTGGTGTACGGGGAACCGCACCTATAAAAACTTGGCTAAGAAAAAAATAGCTGAGCAAGAAATAAAAAATTATAGAAAGGATACTGATAATTATGGTTAATAGTAAAAATGAAAAATTAAACCAATTACTAGCTTTAACAATAGGAGAGTTGAGAGAAAAACTAGCATATCAAGATGCTGAGGATACAGTAGAGGACTGGTTAGATTATGTAGCAGAGTTTGATAACGATGCTTGGGAAGACGAGGAAGAAGACTGCGACTACTGCGAAGAAGAATGTGAAGAAGACAGCTGGGATGACGAAGATGAATATGAGGAAGAAGATGACTACGAAGAAGAGGAAGAAGATGATGAAGAAATCAGCTTACCCTACGACGAAGAGGTCTTGGCTCAAGACATCGCTGGCGACATTGCTGCTGGTAAATACACTATTGAAGCAGTACAAGGACTTTATGCTCCTGTATTTATTGATAGAGTTAGACAATTAGTAGACTAGAAGGAAAATTTAAGTGGAGAAATTGAGTTGAAAGACTTGATTTCTCCTCTTTTTTTTGTTATAATATATATATAAAATGAAAAAAGGAGTGATAGTATGATAAAGAAGGAGATATACCCTAAAACTCAAAGAGTTAAGTGTGCAGGCGATAAGATTTATTTAACTGAAAAGTTAGACGGCAGCAACTTAGTATTCTTCAAGAAGAATGATGAGTTATATTTTGCTCAAAGAAACAACATCTTTGCATTAGAGGAATTAAATACCGATGCACAAATCAGTAATAAATTATACAAAGGTTTGTTCCAATGGTTAAAAGATAATGGGGAAACTTTAAAAGCTAACCTACATGAAGGCAGTGCTATCTGTGGAGAATGGCTAGGAATGGGCAAGTTAAAATATACTGTCGATGAGTTTGATAAAAGATGGTATATGTTTGCCAAGGCTAATATAGATGATGACTTCAATTTATATAACTTAATCTATGACCACAGCTTATTCATCTATCCATTTATAGATACTACTATCCCAACATTTGTTGGTATAGTTCCAGAAGTATGTGAGTTAAGTGTATTACCTAATAAGGAACACTTAGATAGCATTTATGCTAAATATACTGAAAAAGTTGGCAGAGATGTAGAAGGTTTCGTAGCTAATTATAAAAACAACATAACTAAATATGTTCGTATGAAGAACGGAAAATTAGCTGAACATTTTGATAGAGAAAATTAAAATAAATACTTGATTTTCTCTACCAAAAAATGATATAATATTTATATAAAGAAAAAGGAGTGATTTAATTATGCGTGACCCAAAGAGAATTGATAAGTTCTGCAATCAATTAGCAGATATATGGAAGAAAGTTCCAGATTGGAGATTTGGACAGCTAATGGTTAATGTATTAAACTCATTACCAAGAGACCCATTCTTCTATGAAGAAGATGAGTTAATGGCAGAGTTTGAAAAGTTTTTCACTCCTAAGGAAGAAAATAAGGAGGGAAACTAATGTTAAACATTATATGGATGCTATTTGTAGCATGGTTTTTAAACCTATTTGGTTTTGGTAATACAGTCATTACAGGTCTAGCACAATGGGGTGGACCAGAATTAACTATGACAGGTTATTATTTTGCATTTGCAGCTGTTGGCTTACTTAAAAATGTTATAGAAAAGTTCCACTTTTCTGATAGTATCAAGTTAGCCATTAAACAAATTGAGGACAAATTTTAATTAAAGACTTGTAAATCGCTCTGAATTATGATATAATATATATGTAAATGAGAAAAGGAGTGATGAGAGTGAAAACACTAGAAGCAAAGAAAGTTAATCGTTGTGTAAGAAAACTTAATAGACAACTACGCAATGATGTGTTCGGGGATAGATTTGAAGTAAGACAAGTCCAAAAAGGATTTGGCGATGGTATAGAATATTTTATGTATATGCTTGTTGACAATGAGCAACCAGAAAGAAACCAAATCGTTCCTTGGGAAACAGCATTTGCTATCTGTAATTTCTCTCATATCCATATAGCTATGAATAAGTTTATAGTGGAATCGGACTTCTGGGAGAAATACAGAACTCGTTAGGGTGCTGCGAGGGTAAATAAAGAACAGCTTGTTTAGTAGCATAAACTAGACGGAAGGTAATGTGTTGGTGTGATTGCTAACATATTGCTATCAATAAATTATATAGTTAGCCGGGGACCAGAGCTGTAAGACGAGTGGATTGATTATCCGGGGGTCGGGACTGCGGAGCGTTGAAGCGTTGGAGGATAAGACCGCCTCCACCTATATAACTTATTGATAGGAGTATGTTAAAATTATTCCAAAAAATTATTTTAAAAACTTGAATAATAGTAGCAAATAATGATATAATAATATTGTAAATGAAAAAGAAATAAAAACTAATTAGGTTTGACCGAAAGATTGAAATGTTCTATTTCCGAGCAGTGCACAGCTCTCATTAACAAATGGCTATGAGTGAACGGTTCTCCAATGCGACGGCTAGAATGAACCGCCAACCTCACCTGATGTGTTAGACATTAACCAGTGCAAGTCTGGTAGGGTGGCTATGTATTTTTCCATTAAGTTTGTCAGTTTACCTTTAAAACTGACACATACATCGCGGGGTAGAGCAGCTCGGTAGCTCGTTAGGCTCATAACCTAAAGGTCACGGGTTCAAATCCCGTCCCCGCAACCAAATGTTGTAATAGCTCAGTCTGGTAGAGCGTTGCATGAACAGGAACGACAGGTAACAGAGACTACTAAGTACCGTTGATTACGGGGCAGTCAGGTAACAGGGTTTCGTTCAGTAGTGTAAAGGGCGTTGGTTCAAATCCAACTTACAGCTACAACCTTTCTATGGCGATTAGTAATCGCTAAGAGAGCAAGATATACTGCTACCCGTATAAGTGTCGGTGATGTATACGGCTCCGACCAGTGTCAGGCGCTTGCTTTCTTAGGGGTTACTAACCCTAATAATAAATCCATTTTTTTCTTAAAGCAGCCTTGTGCTGCGATACACGGTCTAGGAACTACGATACCGTAAGCCGGAAATTGCCGTTTGAGGAGTGATTACCAACAGTAACCGCTAGCCCGTAAGTCGGTTGAACGCTTAGACCCTGTATCGGAGCACAAGCTCTAGAGGATATACTTTGCTATAAATATTTTAGTTGTCGGTATTAGTGGCTATTCTGTTTGGGCGGAGCGATTGTGCAGACCGAAGACAGATAGGTTACACCTGCTAATGCGAAGGATAGTGTAGCTCTGGACCCGTCAAGGGCGGCACATTAAAATATTGATAGGAGAGTATATCTCCAACAACCTTTCATAATTATAAACTTGGCTAAGCATGCTAAACGCCAACCTAACAAAAGTATGCGTAGCACAGCTCCGGCAAGAGGACTGAGGTGGTTAGGGCCGTCAGTATGAACTGGGGCGTGCGTCTTAGTAAGGGAATATGGCGAGGAAATGCTTGATTTGCTTATCCAAAGACCCCTCTATCCCTTCCAACTAAGATTTTGCATAAAAATTATGAAAAAGACTTCACAAAAGGTTGAATAAAATGATATAATATAAATGTAAAAAGAAAAGAAATAATAAAATAAATATGGCAAACCTAGGGATTGGCTCTCAACTATGTAATATGTATTCATATTTGCCGAAAGACCTGTCGGGGGTTCAATAAAACCCGACCCAGCTATATATTGTTGCGAGTGCTCAGCGTTACAGTGAGACCTCGGCGTCACGTTTGTTATAGATGTGATACACCTCCCAAAGGCAACGGAACAAGGCTGTAAGAAAGCGTGGGTTGTTCCCATGAGAGTGTGGATAGTTTTGCCAACTTAATTTAAAAAATATTTTCACAAAAAACTTGAAATCAGGTTTTAAATGTGATATAATATATATAGAAAAACAAAGAAAGAATAAAAAAAAATTGGAAAGCGAGCCATTGAGTACAGGTATTATACCTGCCCACCTAAAAGAATGCACGGTAGGTTTATGAGATGTTTGATACAATACCGTTTACAAAAACCTCTCTTACTCACCGAACGAAATTTAAGTAGTCAAATTTAGTTGAAAAACTTGATTTGAGGTAGAGTGATATGATATAATATTTATAGAAAAAGGAAGAAAAATAGTTATACGACTTACCAACCGAGTTTGGTGACGAGGCTACCATTCCTTTTCCAGCACACTAGCGTAAGCGATTTGTAATGGCGAAATGCTTGGCTTGGTTTAGGTAAAGCGAAAAGTCGTGCTACTCGCGTAGCTTTGAAATAGGGAAGACGCACGGGGGCCCGAACCCTCCAGTGAACTATTCAGTTAGGGACTGTGCCAGAGAATGTGGTTATGAAATTGGGAGTAGCAAAATTTTGGTAAAAAATCATTAAAAATACTTGAATAAAGGTAGAGAATAATGATATAATATATATAGGAATGAGAAAGAAAGTGAGAGAGATTACGAAGCACAAAACAAAGGGCAATGTGTGTACTTAACCAAGTAGACGAAAGGAGCGTGGTCCGAGGTAAGAAATTACCGAACCTTGTGCGAAGTGTAACAGTGCTGTAAATCTAATTTCTCAACAATGCAATCCACTGCTAGCGAAAGTGTGGATATCCGTTGGCTACGGCGAAAGGTGCGTTCGTTTAAATCAACCACTAACTAGAAATAGCCCTTAACCTTCCCTCCGCTGCACTTAGTAGATAGTAATAACTGAGTCGCTCGGTGCAGCGTTTAATATAGTTTTTTATTAGGGGGTTTTAGGTTATTACTTAAAACCTTGTAATAAGCAACTATGTTGTTTAAAAGGAGTTAACATGCTGGATATAGGGACCCCAGCTTCAGGTCTATGCGAGGGCGGCTACAAATTCATACGCTTGGGTGTGATTACCTGAGGGGCGATGGTAGATGAAACTAACGAAAGTTAACTCCAAAAATTTGGTAAAAACACTTGAAAAATGCTTAGAAAAGTGTTATAATATATATATAAATTAAAGAAAGGAAGAACGAATTGTTCTAAGGGTGAAAAATTATGGACAAAGAAGTAAAAGTAACAGGCAAAATGGAACTAGCTATCAAAACTGTTAAAGAAATGGGAGGTAAAGCTTTCGCAAGAGAAGTTCTAGAATACCTAGATGAAAACTATGCAGACAGAGCCGAACTAAAAACTTTCAATGCAGTTAATGCAACACTAGCTGCTTGTGCTGGAAAAGGTCTAGCAACTAAAGCAAAAGGTGTGTTCCGTGAAAAAATGCTTACTCAATATACTGTTCCAGTAGACGCTGAGTAGCATAAAAGGACCTATCCTTTAAATAGGTGGTGTGGGCAACGGCGAGTAACTTGGTTATTCGCCATTTTTTATGCAATTTAAAAAATATTTTTATAAATAAAGTCAAATTACCCTCTCAGAAACGAAATAAGGGGGCGTAGAGAGCTTTTTATATAAAAGTAATATAATTTATCGTCTAAAACATAAAATCGCTCTACGGTACCTTAAAACGCTTTAAAAAAGATTTGGCACATTTTTATTAAAAATACTTGAAGAGAGGTACCAGTTAATGATATAATATATTTGTAAATGAAAAAGAATAAATATGAAAGTAGGTGTGCTATGAAAGTTGAAAGAAAAAGATATGTTTATGTAGTAGTCGGCTTAAATGATAATAGTGCTAATTTTGAAGGTTGTTTCTTAATTGTTAGCGAACCACACGCAGGATACAGCACAAAAGAAAAGGCACAGCAAGAATTAGGGGCTATATATAGAGAAGCTGTGGAAGAATTAGCCAATGAGGGTGAAACTTTAACAGGCTGGGAAATGGATAGTGATAGTTTAAGTATGGATTTTCCGTCAGGAAGCCACGAATATTACCGAATATACAAAATCTTGGTAAATTAAACTTGAAATACGGCACCAATCAATGATATAATAAATATATAAAGAAAAGAAAGGAGTTGTTATTGTGAAAACAAAGTTAATCAAAAGATTACACCAAATTATTTTAGAAATTGCTAAGGCTGATGATAAGGGGTTAGATAAAATCGGCATAGAATTAGCAGAAATTGAAAAGAAATTATTGGGGTATACACCAGAGAAAAAATATACTGATGGGAACTAAGGAAAGGTGGAGATAAAATATGGTATCACATATGGAAGGTAAGATAATAAAAATATTAAACGAAGGTATGGCTAGTCCTAAACAATTAGCAGGAGCATTAGGAAAAGGCTATACAGAATTAAAGGCTCAATCAATGGTATTAACATTAGCACGCAAAGGTTTAATAAACAAAACTAAGGCAGCACTTATATTAAAGGATACACCTATGAGAAAATGGATAAACGAACCATTAGGCTCAGGATTAAAAGGTGGTATACCAGAAAGGAAAAGAATATAATATGTGGTTATATATTATATTTGGCTCAGTATTAGCCATAGGACTAATTGCCTTACTGTTTATATTCTATGAATGGTACCAAGCCTTAGGTGTAATAATATTATGTATAGTTAGTGCCATTATAGCAGAAATATGGCATATAGAATTCCAATGGTTTAGTTATATATTAGGCTACTTATTATGTTTAATTTCGCACACCAATATAAAAATATATAAAGATTAGTATAATTTTTGTAGTTTTAAAGTTAGTTGTATACTATCTAGTAAAAATGATATATATATAATATATTATATATAGTAATATATATAGTAGTATATATATAGTAGTAATAATTATATAGTATATAGTAGTATTAAGTATATAGTATTAAGTAGTATATAGTAGTAGTAATAATATAGTAGTAATATATAGATATATATAGTATATAGTAGTAGTTATATATATCTATTGGTAGTAATATAATAGGTATAGTAGTAATAGTATAGTATATATAATAATAGGTAGTTATATAGTAAGTATAATATACTCCAATATAACTATACCTATTTTTTTTATTTTAGCGTAGCAACCTCAATTGTAGGTGGGGTATGAGGTACCACAACAGAGGTCCTTTTGTCAAGTATTTCGGCGTTTCAGAGGTAGTTAATACCTCTTTTTTTTATGCAAAAATATGCTAGCACAAGACTTGACACGAGGTTCAAAAATGTGGTATAATTATTATAATGGGAGAGTATTATTATTAGGTAGGGTAGGGGAGGCCCTGCTCTTTTTTATTTTACCCAAAGCACAGCTCTCGCAGCTCCTTATCGAACAAATGTTCGGGGGAGGCCCCCCTAGTATAGAAATTGATTGGGGGGCAGCTCCTTTTGCAGCTCCTTTTAGGGGGCTCACAATAGGGGGCACAGCTCCCTATGCAATTGGTTAGGTGGCGGCCAAAAAATATGCCAGAAAAAATATGCGGGCGATAACCTGCATAAAATTTAAAAAAATACTTGACAAATACTTGTAATTCGTGGTATAATATATATATAATGGGAGAGTTTTTTTATAAAAAAAATAAGTATTAAAAAAAAGATGCTATTCAGCATCTTCTTCTGCACCTTCAGCAGTTTCTGCTTCAGGTTCTTTATCTAATTCTGCTCTACCTTCATCAGTTAAAGTGTATTGAGTTAACATTTTGTCGTTGTAAACACCTTTTGCTTTGCTTACATATCCTTTAGTAGCCATTGCTGCTAAAGTAGCGTTTACACTGTTGAAAGTTCTTTTGCTTCCAGCTTCAACCATTTTGTTTAAAACTTCTCTAGCAAATGCTTTTTCTCCTTCAAAAGTTCTTAATACTCCTGCAACTTCTTTGTAGTTTGCGTTCATTCCTACCATTTTAGCCATATTTTTCACCCTAATCAATACCTATGACTTAGTATTGACCCTTTCCTTTAAAATATTTTTCTTTTCTTTACATATATATTATATCATATATGTGAGTGAAAGTCAACTCTTTTTTAGAAATTTTTTGGAAAAGATTTTAAGTTTTCTTCTTTTCTCATCTTTTCTATATATATTATATCATATACAGAAGCAATTGTCAACTATTTTTTTGATTTTTTTAGAAAACTTTTTTAACTCTAATCCTTTTCTCATTTTCTATATATATTATACTACAATTTTTAGAAAAAGTCAACTATTTTTTTAAATATTTTTTTGAAAAATTTTGCAAAAAACACTTGACAAATCCCAGCTCCTTATGGTATAATATATATGGGGGGATTTAGGGGGGATAGGCATACGCCTACCCAACTACCATTTTTTCTTTTCCTTTCTCTTAATTTCTATAATAATTATACCATATCAGAAAGCAAAAGTCAATAGAAAAATGAAAAATTTTTTTAAAAAAGTTTTTGAAAAATACTTGACAAACGCCACCAAAACGTGATATAATAAAAGGGGGAATATAATAAAAAAAAAAAAAAAAAAAAAAAAAAAAAAAAAATATTTTTCTAAAAAGACTTGACAAGACGCAGCTCCTTGTGATATAATAGAAGGTTGGGGGGTTGGGGGGGGCGTACCCCCCGCCCAGCTCCCAGCTCCACAGCTCCTGGAACCGGGACCGGAGGTGGCACCTTTTAGGATACCTAACCGGACCACTTGGTTACCTACCTTGTCCTGTGGTTGAGGCGAACGTTTGTTCGGTGGCACACTATAAAAAAAATTGTGTATAGAAACACAACTTTGACACATACTAGAAATAGAAAGGAATTGATACAATGAAAAATGCTATTGAAAACAATGAATATATAAGGAATAAGAAAAGAGTTTTTGACATTTTAAAGAAAAAAGCATTTGATATTGAATTGTTAGGAATTGACAAAATGCACAATGAAGACAAGCAACCCATGTATCATTATAAATTAAGCATTGACAATTTAAGTTTTAACTATTTTGAAGGACTAGGACATGACACACTTGACAAAAACAATAAATATGATAAAATAATAAATGCCTTGCATTGTTTATTATTAGATGCAGACACAATGAACTTTTTTAAAAGTATTGATGACTTTGCCAATGAGTTCGGCTATACTAGTATTAGTCAAACAATAAAAGTTTTCAATGCTTGTAAAGAAATCAATGACAAACTAGGTCAATTATTCACAAAACAAGAATTGCATGAGTTAAGGGAAAACATACAACTATAAAAAAAGAAAGGGGCTAGATAACCCCTTTCAAATCTTTAAAGTCTTTCAACTCTTTAATATTAAATATTTTGTGAACCCCTTTTTTGTCATTTACATTGTTTATATACTTTATGGCTTGTCCCCCTTTGACTTTCCACTTTATTAAATTTGGTGTGTGGTCATCTATCAAAACGGCATTTGTTATATCTTGCATGAAATCGGCTTTGTCTTGTCCATTTCTACAAAAAATTATTTTGTCATTTGATAAGTTGGGAATGTATTTGTTAAGCCATGCCCTTTTGTCTTTGTCGGCTTTGTCATTTGGGCTTGAACTTAAAACATAAATATCAACCCCTATGTCAATATATCTTTGCACCCATTTATAATTGTTTGATATGGGCTTTAAGTTCTTAAAAAAACCCCTTTCGTTTTCAAATCTTGCCATGTAATCTTTTTCATTGAAGAAATCGGCAAGAACTCCGTCCATGTCTAAAACTATTTTTTTCATATATACACAACCTTTCTTTATTATATGTATATTATACCATAAAAAAAATAGTTTGTCAACTACTTTTACATATTTTTTTTAACATATATTTTAGTTTTAATCTATCAAAGAAAGTCAACCCTAAATTATCTTTGAACATTTGTTTGCCACCTTTCCTTTCGTGCATTGTATATTATAACACAAAAGAAAAGGCTTGTCAATACTTTTTGACAAGTCTTTTCACTCTCTATATATAAAGGTTGTGATATATAGGGGCTTGATTATTTTAAAACACAAGTTGCAACTTGGAAAGGTAATTCAATAAACAATATACCACAAAGAAAACAAGCCCATAATTTCTTTGTTATCTTAATTATATCATATTTTCGGTATTATGTCAATACTTTTTTGCAAACTTTTTAAAAAAGAAAAGGGCTTTATATTAGCCCTTTTTCTCTCAACTCGTCTTTGAAAGTTTCCACAGTTCGCCAACTACCATTTTTATTCAATGTCAAACTATTGTTTCTGTCTAGTGTGTTTTGAATAATACTAGCAATAAATATTGTATATTCAATTTGCAAGTCTTCAATTCCAAAGTGTGTTTCTTCATATTGTTCGTTTTCCACTAGGTATTGATATAAACTTTCGGCACTAGATTTGACTTTGTTTTTTGGTGTTAGTTTGTTATTTTTCAAAGCCCATTTGATATAGTCTTTTGTGCAATAGATTTTTTTGCCATATTCCCACAAACACAATTTTTGCAACCCTAAAAGTTTGTTGCTTTCTTTGTAGTCTTTTCTTTTATCAATACCATATCTATGATATGTTTTGTGTATTGCATTAAAGTCAAAGCCCACATTGTAAGCACTGAAAATGTTTACACCTTTGTCAACTATTGTTTTATTGATTATATTATACAATTTGTATATACTAACAATTTCGGCTGTTCCATTGTCAATCATTTCTTGCCAATGTGCCAATTTTTCAATAGCATATTTTCCGTTTCGGTATTCTTCATTTTCCCATACTTCTTTTATTATGTAGCATTTTTCTTTCTTTTTTCCCATCAATTTATTGACTACCAAAAAAGATAATTCCATAATAATTCGTTGGTCGTTGCAAGTTTCCACATCTACCAATAGATAAGTATTTGATTTTTTAAGACTTGTCTTGTCTTCTTTTTTAATGTTTTTTAATAATTCCATAATTTTCTTACCTTTCCTTTTTGTGTTTTTGTAGATTTTAAGAAAGCAACTTTTTTAGTTGCTTTCTTTTAATAAATCAATTAGACTTTGAGTTGCTTTGTAGTTTGTAACCATTTTGTCATTATAAGCAACTTTTGTTTTTGTAGCAAGTTCTTTACTTGCTAGACTTGCAAGTGTAGCATTTACACTATTTATTTTGTCAATGCTAATTCCTTGTTTTTTTAGGTCTTCGCCATAATCTTTGATTAGTTGGTAGCAAGTAGCACCATTTTCGTAGCGTATTAGCAACCCTCCAATAAAGATTTGTTTTTGTGTCATTTTGATTTTTTCCATAATCTCACAACCTTTCTTTTATTAAATTTTCAATGAACACTTGTAGTCAAGTTGTCTATCTCTTAACTACATATTTATTATAACATATCTAGTTTATAAAGTCAACCATTTTTTAGCAACTTTTTAAAAAACTTTTTTTGTTATAATTAGTATGTATTAAGTGCCTTACTCTTAACTACATATATATAATAACATATATTTTATAATAAGTCAACCATTTTTTAACAATTTATTAAAAAAGTTTTACTATACAAACAAATGTTCGCATATAAAAAAATGTTAAAAAAAGTTAATTTTTTTTAAAAAAAGTATTGACATATTAAAATAATAATGTTATAATAAGTATGTAAGATAAAGAGAAAGCATAAACTCTTTACTTAATAAATGAATAAAGAAAGGTTGTGAAAGTTATGCAAAATCAAACAAAAGAAAATAAAAAAAGAAAGGTTATCAAATGGAAATATGAAAACATTATTTGTTTATTCTATATAGTATTTGCTATATATCAAACATTTTACCATATACAATTAAATGGTATCTATCACGAATTAGTTATGGAAATACTTATCCATTTAATGTTTATTAGTGGTATGCACTACATTATAAAAGACATTAGAACAAACAAAGAAAACTGGAAAATCTAAACAATAAAAAAGAGTTGCAAAACTCTTTTTTCTTTTATCTCAAACACAAACAAATGTTCACGAGTGGGAAGGCACAAACGAATGTTCACACGAACAAATGTTCAAGGGTGGGGGTGGGTTTAGTAAAATACCGAACAAATGTTTTATATAAGGGCAGAGCCCCTACCCAAATTTACAAAATAAAAAATGGGTTAGTTGACACCCACTTTACAGATATTCGATACGCGCCCCGACTTGTCTAAGTGTTTTTAATACACCGGATAGTCTTTGGGCATTGTTCATATTGTCTCTAAACCACCCTGGGTCCAGTATGAATGTATATATCAACTCAAAATTGCCCAAGTCTTTTGCCACTCGATTATAATACTTTTCTATTTTATATATGCCCGCTTCTAATTTTATATCGGCCGACCCGGCAACCTTTTGAGTATGTATTTCATACACAAACAATCTACGATTTTGGTAGTCTATATACATTTCACTGGGTTGTTTTGGATAGCCCAAGTCTTCCCATGGAAATTCTATCCCTACGCGGTCATACACCATCTCCTTCCACTTTGAAGTATTGATGAATGCCGTACACCCTGGGTGGCGATTTTGCATTATGCCTTCTTTACACAAGCTCATATAGGCTCTCCTTTTTCTTGCGGTTCATTTCAAATGTTGTGCGATATGTGAACACATTGCGCAACTTGCCATCTAACACCACTTTATAAATCTTTTTGCGGTCCTTTTCTACGGCAGTTTCTAACATTTGAATATATGTTTTATCTGCGCTGCTTTCCGCTTCTAATTCAGCGTATTTTGCTTTGTATTCGGCTAATTCATTTCTTAGTGCCTCAATTTCTTGATTATTCACTATGTCCTCCTCTGGCGCAATAACTTTGTCCTCTTTGCGCTTCGCTGGGCGGGTATCACAATTGTTTATGAACTCTTGCAACATTTGCACCTTGTCTTGATACTTGGCTGCGTCTGCTGCACTGTACCATGCTGTTACACCATTGTGACGTGCGGCTACTTCGCCTCTGCGGAAATCTCCTAATACTGCGCGCTTAACCCCATGGGTAAATGCAACTACACAATATGTGTATCCATTGTCATAACCAATCATGTCCGCCAATATCATGTACTCTTTAGTCTTTTTATTATATGTTATACAACCAATTAAAGTATTGGCCTCTGTTCCTTCAATATATCTTAGCTCTTCGGCTGTTTTAAATAGATAATTCATTTTATGTCCTCCTAACTGTGCGTTTCTTTTTATTTTTTCATCTCTTTCATTTACAATTATATTATAACACAAATATTAACCGAAAAACAAGTTTTTTATTAAAAAAAATAGCACTTAATTACTATTTTTTTATTATTCATAAAGGTCTCCGTAGCAGCTGTCACATAGGCCACGGTAAACTTCGTCAGTAAATTCGCCACAACGTTCGCATTCCTCTAGTTCATAGCAATCATCCTCTGACGCATGGCAGTGGGGACATCCCAAATAATCTACAGCTGGATAATAGGTATGCGAGTCGAAATCACTATACACTCCATAGTCGGCTTCGTAACATCCGCCCGGTTTATGAATTTCCACTAAATCTTCAAATACTGCGTCGCATTCATTACATTTATACATTTTAATCATCTCCTTATTAATATTATATACAAAAAAAGTAGGAATATACACTCAAGGGTGAAAGGAGAGTGTATTTCCTACTTTATCTTGACCAAACATGCCCCACATCAAAGACATCTTCGGCCGGACCGTTCTCATAAAATAGACGAACTATGGGAACCTGGACGCCGTCCAAGTTTCCGTACCCCATAAGTTGCGCCGATGTGACTGACGCCGGGTCGATTAACAGTTCAGCTAATTGACCAGGGTGAAAGGGGTCATTAGCAACTATTAATCTGTATCCCGAAGCGTCAATATATTCCACCTCGTCTGAATTATTCTGCGATGGGAATTTGTTTTACTGTGTCAACAGCATATCCGCCGTCTCCACCTAAGCATTCACACATTGGGAATTCTTCGATGTCTGCGCTGTCTTTTTCAGCTATTAATCTTACATTAACATCGCAATGTTCTGCGTCATCTGTTAATACTTCTGCTACTTCACGATAAAATAATTTTCCGCATTCTTCGCATTCATAAACTACATATTTTGGTGTCATAATTTTAAATCCTCCTAAACTTAACATTTCCGCTCATATGAACGTCAAGGGTGAAAAGGTGACGCCCATATGACCAGATATTGTTGTAAAAAATATTTTTTTATTTAATTTTTTTTACAATTATATTATAAAATATTTTTGGACTTTCTGTAAAGTATTTCAGTAAAAGAACGCTACTATCTGCGGCGTTTTTTACGTTTGGCGGCTGCGGCTTTCTCATGGCGTCTTTCCACGATTGTGAAAATGAAATCATACACTGTGTAACAAATCAGTGCGCCAAACATGAAGCCAAATCCATTCACTAGGCCGCTCAACAAGTCTGCTAACATGCGTCGTCCTCCTCTGGTAAAAAGTTTAGATACAATCTCCAAAAGTTGAGTAAACTTTGCACCTCAGCTTTTCTCTGTAATGTCTCGCTGTCATTGTCGCCTAGGTCCAAGTAATCTATTGTATCTTCCAGTACTTCGATTGTTTGCTTAACAATAGATTTTTTTATCATAGACTGTCCTCCTGTGTAAAAATTATTTTTCGTTTTTTAATTTTTACAATTATATTATATCAAATTTTTTAGCGTCTGTCTAGTATTTCATCAAAATTTATGTTTAAAATTTTTAAAATTACATCTTCGGGATGCTTAAAGAATTCTTCATACGCGGCATTCCCCCATTTATCATGCGTAGCAGCGTAATCGGCTCTCAGCATATAGCTGAAGCCGTTACCGCTGTGCGGTGCCGTTAGGCAGAATATAAAATCTCCTTTGGCGAAATAAATGTGAGAATAATATGTTTGGTCATCAAACAAATAATCTGTTATGCGGAATCTTTCCGCCTCTATTAATTTTTTGATTTCGCACATTGCTTTACTTCTTTTATTCATATTATCCCTCATTTCTAAAATAATTATACTACTTTTTTGTAGTTTTTGTCAAGTCTTTAGATTTTTCAGCCCCAATCATATATTTAAACCAGTGATTCATTGCATAATTAGAGTCTAGGGTGTATACAATGATGAACGGATTATCAAAATGCCATATAGGATACCATTCATATCTTCCTGCAATATGATTATATATTAACACATTCACTTCATCATCCTTCGTTATCTCATATCTTGAGGCATGATATTTAATACCAGTCTTTTGGGATGTAACATGTACACTACACACTTCTCCTTTTTTTCTATTTAACATTTTGCCAGTAATTATTCCAACTAAATACATTGCAATGGCTATAGCAACTATTGCTGCAATTAAGATTTCTTCCATACTCTCTCCTCCTTGTTGAATATAGTATAACATTTCGAAAAAGCGTCTGTCAACTCTCAATCGAAAAATTTTCTTTCTTTTCTCCCTTGACTCTTTTCTTTCTTCGTTTCACTACGAAAGAAAATCGTCAGTCTTTTGGAAATTATTTATTATTATATATTTATATATAATATATTATATA